AGGTACATCAGGTACTTCAGGATCATCAGGTACTTCAGGTACAAGTGGTTCATCAGGTACATCAGGTACTTCAGGATCATCAGGTACTTCAGGTACAAGTGGTTCATCAGGTTCCAGTGGTACATCAGGTTCCTCAGGTACATCAGGTTCATCAGGTACATCAGGTTCATCAGGCTCCAGTGGTACATCAGGTTCCTCAGGTACTTCAGGTTCATCAGGCTCTAGTGGTACATCAGGTTCATCAGGTTCCAGTGGTACATCAGGTTCCTCAGGTACATCAGGCTCATCAGGTACTAGCGGCTCTTCAGGTACCTCAGGCTCTAGTGGTACATCAGGTTCCTCAGGTACTAGTGGTTCTTCAGGTACTAGCGGCTCTTCAGGTACCTCAGGTTCAAGCGGTACATCAGGTTCCTCAGGTACTTCAGGTTCCTCAGGTACATCAGGTTCATCAGGCTCTAGTGGTACATCAGGTTCATCAGGTACATCAGGTTCCTCAGGTACATCAGGTTCATCAGGTTCCAGTGGTACATCAGGTTCCTCAGGTACATCAGGTTCCTCAGGTACATCAGGTTCATCAGGTTCCAGTGGTACATCAGGTTCCTCAGGTACATCAGGTTCCTCAGGTACATCAGGTTCATCAGGCTCCAGTGGTACATCAGGTTCCTCAGGTACTTCAGGTTCATCAGGCTCTAGTGGTACATCAGGTTCCTCAGGTACTTCAGGTTCATCAGGCTCCAGTGGTACATCAGGTTCCTCAGGCTCTAGTGGTACATCAGGTTCATCAGGTACATCAGGCTCATCAGGCTCTAGTGGTACATCAGGTTCCTCAGGTACTTCAGGTTCATCAGGCTCCAGTGGTACATCAGGTTCCTCAGGTACTTCAGGTTCATCAGGTACTTCAGGTTCATCAGGTACCTCAGGTTCAAGCGGTACATCAGGTTCCTCAGGTACATCAGGCTCATCAGGTACTAGTGGTTCTTCAGGTACTTCAGGTTCAAGCGGTACCTCAGGCTCATCAGGTACATCAGGTTCCTCAGGTACATCAGGCTCATCAGGTACTAGTGGCACATCAGGCTCATCAGGTACATCAGGCTCATCAGGTACTAGTGGTTCTTCAGGTACATCAGGTTCCTCAGGTACCAGTGGTACCTCAGGATCAAGTGGTACCTCAGGTTCATCAGGTACCAGTGGTTCATCAGGTACATCAGGCTCATCAGGTACTTCAGGTTCAAGTGGTACATCAGGCTCCTCAGGTACTAGTGGTTCTTCAGGTACCTCAGGCTCTAGTGGTACTTCAGGCTCATCAGGTACTAGTGGTACCTCAGGTTCAAGCGGTACATCAGGTTCCTCAGGTACATCAGGTTCCTCAGGTACTAGTGGTTCTTCAGGTACCTCAGGTTCCTCAGGTACCTCAGGTTCAAGTGGTACTTCAGGCTCATCAGGTACCAGTGGTTCATCAGGTACATCAGGTTCCTCAGGTACTAGTGGTTCTTCAGGTACCTCAGGTTCAAGCGGTACATCAGGTTCCTCAGGTACATCAGGTTCCTCAGGTACATCAGGTTCCTCAGGTACTAGTGGTTCTTCAGGTACTTCAGGCTCTAGTGGCACATCAGGTTCCTCAGGTACATCAGGCTCATCAGGTACTAGCGGCTCTTCAGGTACCTCAGGCTCTAGTGGTACATCAGGTTCCTCAGGTACTAGTGGTTCTTCAGGTACCTCAGGTTCAAGCGGTACATCAGGTTCCTCAGGTACTTCAGGCTCATCAGGTACTAGTGGTTCTTCAGGTACCTCAGGCTCTAGTGGTACATCAGGTTCCTCAGGTACTAGTGGCTCATCAGGTACTTCAGGCTCAAGCGGTACTTCCGGTTCTTCAGGTACCTCAGGTACTAGTGGTACTTCTATATCAGAAGTTTGGTCTACTGAAACTACTTTATTTTCAGGCGGTAGTAGAGTAATATCTAGTATAGTTCCCACTGATACTCAAGATTCCATACATATAGAAGGAATTATAGTATTTAATGCTACAGGAGCAAGTTATCTTGCATTAACTATACAACTAGAGTGTGATGCCTTTACTAATATTAGTGGAACTAATGATGTTACCTATTATTTAGATATAACAGATTTTAATGGGATTAGAAGAGACTCTAATGTTGGATTCCTCCCAATAAAAATTAATGAAATATGTGTAGAATTAACAGATAACCCTGCTGATGACGATATTACTGTAAAACTTACAAATAATTTATCTTTTGATGTAGATTTTAAATGTTTATTCCAAGTAAGAAAATATGATGATCCCGCAATTGTAATTTCTCCATCGGTAACAATAACTTAAAATATTTATAAATAAAACTTACAACATTATGGCTTCTTTAAATCAAAATTTTACAAAGTATGCATATGATACTTTCACTATTCAATTTACTATTACTACTGATGTGGGGGACATATCCACTTATAAAGCTTATTGGTCAGCGGGCCCTGTACCTACCGGAATTGCAAATTCAAATACTACTAAAAGAATAGTAAAAACAACTGGAGCTAGTGATTTTAGTGGTGAAGGAGGAATTGCATACCAACCTGATAATAAATTTTTAGTTTCAATAACTAAAGATGATTTTGGATGGTTAACAGATAACTTGGATTCTGATGCAGACGAAATTAACGCTACATACGAACATGAATTAGTTTTAGCAGATAGTAATGGAGAAAATAGTGTAGTAGTATCTAGAGGTACCTTTACCCTAAATAAAGCTTTATTCCCCTCTGCATCAAGAGTCTAAAAATAAATGGGTAATTTATTAGGTAAAGATAAAATTCTTCTTCAAGGGGATATTAGGAATGTCCAACTTAGAGGTCAACATGGTCGAAATGTTTTCTTAAAAGCAAGACATGATATCCCTTATGACCCTGTTCCTTTAATTACAAATGGATTATACCTTTTTATAGTTTCTCAAGCAACAGGTAGTAATTTAAGCACGTATGATGGTCATGCTTCAAGTACTACCTTTATTGGATACTATAAGCGATATAAAGATCAATCTCCCGAAGAACATGATTATACTCTATTTTTTGAAAATATAAACAATCCTTCAGAAAATCCTACTATTAACGACTTTGGTATTACCGAAAATGGTAAGTATAGTGTAAGGTACTTTAAATTTGATAATAATAAATTTATGGATAACATAAATGTTAACAATACTTTAGATTTCGCAACCACAGATCCTGTAACCCATATAATGTGGATACGTAATGTTAATATAAACCCCGATGAGTATATATACCGTAATGCCTCCAGCAGCCCTAATCAAAGATACAGAATAAGCAGAGGGCCTAACCCTAACTCAGACCATTTACATGTCGATGTTCCAGTAGGTATGACTGGTACTATCCCTAGAGTTTACAATTATTTTACTGATTCTTTTCTTATCGACACTTCAGAATGGCATATGTTGGTCATAAGAATAACTGCAAAGTCTGGAGCGGGTGAAGACATTGATATAAAAGTTATAGGGAAAAACCAAGTAACTTGGAATTGGAGTGATGATCCTGAATATAGTGCTAATATTAAAACCCAAGCAACCTTCGACAAAACTTATGAATTTGCAACCGCTGGTTCTACCAATGCATGGGGTCTGGTTACTACTCATGATGATGCCTCTAGTTTTGAATCATCACTAATGTTAGTATATAACCGTTTCCTTTCAGACAGCGAAGTAAACCAAGTTTATCAACACTTTGCTCCTACTCATGGCTTAGTTGCAGGAATAACATGACTTTAAACTTAAATGCAACATACAAATCAGAGTCTGTAACAGGATTTATTACAATTGAACAACAAGGTTTTATTACAAATACTTTATTAAAGGGTCAAATTGGTAGTACTAATTTATTAAGTCAAAATTATGTGGCTTTAAATTCCTCATATGTTACTGAAAGTTTAGTAGGTAAAACTTATGTAGAATTATTAGGAACCCATTCTTTTATACCCTCTTCAAACACCCCTGATTATGTTACTACAGGCCTAATGCTCCACTTAGATGCTGAAGATTCAGGATCTCAACTTTGGGGGGATGTTAATCCTAATGTTAGTGGGAATCCCTCCCAAGCCAATAGACCCTTATGGCAATCTTTGGATAATTATGACCCTGGAACTACTTATACCGTATTACCCCTTGGTGGTACAGGTACCCCCCTTATAGCAGGAGGTACTGAAATAGAACTTACAGGAAGTTTAGCTGCAATATTTGCTAATGGTCCTTTATATGATACTACAGGAAGTGCTAAATATTTAGGGTTGGATGGAACAGATGATTTTATCCAAGCCACTGGTGGAGTTGTTAAATATCTTTCCCCTGACCCCGACTCAAGTGAAGCAACTGCGGCCATATATAGATTTCAAAATCTTAATACATCTAGTATAGAAATATGGTTAGCATCAGATCGTAACCGTGATAATAATGTTGAAGAAGAAATACTAATGACTTCATTCTCTAGACATGTAAGACTAACTAAAAAAGGTACTAGTGGTAGAGATCTTAGAGTTAATATCGAAGGTTCAACTACAAATTATAGTAATACCATCAATAATTTTTTCCCACCCCTAACTACAGGGAACCCTGGACCTTGGATGCACTTAGTAGTAACTATTGATGGTGCTAATAATACTGTTAAAGTGTACAAAAATGGATCCTTAACAAACACTTTTTCATCATTAAATATTGACACTACAGCAACTTTGCTCTATAACCCTCTTGTAAGAATAGGAACATATACATCTCAATATTTTAAAGGAAAAATTGCTATAGTAAGAATGTATGATTTTGCCCTTAGTGCAAATCAAGTTACACAAAATTATAATGCTGAACTTGATAGATTTGAATAAATCTATATAATTTTAATATTTATAATAAATGGCTCAAGGAACAACAAGACATAATGTTATAGTACCACTTGATGCATGCAGCCCCCCTCCTTCTTCTTATGTGGTATGGGATAACCAAAAAAAAGAATTTGACCTTAGAAATAATGAAGGATATATATGTGCGGGTCCTAATGATGGTCCCGGAGTTTACACTATTAATATTACTTTAGATCCTACTAATTATCCCCAAAATGTGTCGGGAGAATTTGGATATGCACGAATTGAATGTGATGCCGTAACTCAAGGATCTTATACCCAACACCAAGCTATGCGTACCACTTTAATATGGGACTCAAGTTCAGGAGATAGTTTAGTAAGCAGTACTGTAGAAGATGTTAGATATCCCGAAGATAAGGTTATTTATGACATAAAAAGGGTTACGGGTTCTTTTGATAGTAATGGGGGTTTAAATTTTGAAATTTATCAATATGATATTGATAATGTTTATTATTGTTTAAAATATATTTTGTTATGAGTAGTTCCCCTGTATTTGATAAACTAAATTTACACCCCAAAAAAAGTAAGTATATTTTTGCTAAAAGTGAGGGTGGTGGTAGTAATATACAGGCCTTAAATTACTCTAACTTAATACATGAACAATTCACCAATGATAACACCTCAGCATTTACAGACAGAAATGATGGAGTTTTTCCATTTTCCTCTCAAAAATATTGTTGCAATAGAATAATAACTTCGAATTCAACAACCCTATCCATTTTTGCAAAATTCCCCATAATTAAAGAAGGAACCACCTCTACCAAGCCCTATAGATCAGCTTTTAAAGGGTATATGTATTTTTATAACGATAGCAATTCTAATAATCAAGGAGGATTCTATGATAATGCAATTTTTGAAATAATAGGAAGACTCCCTTCTACACTAGAAGGAGACAATTCAGTAACAACCCCCACAGATCTTACGTTAACTAACCCTACAAATTTCCAACTAAATTTAATAACCTCCCCCATCAATACAGATTTTACTACATATTTTTTTTATAATAACATGTTTCAAGGCCCCCCTTATTTTTATGTAGGAAGAGATCCATCTTCATCAGGAATGGTAGATAATGAAGTAGACACATCTAGTAATGATTTTATATATATAGCGGGGATTATGACTGTTCCACCACCTGGGAGTACACGAAACATAAGAACTATAATTGAATATATATGATAAATTCCCCTTTATATCATGAAATTGCTATTGCTAGTTCTAGTATAAATGATAATGTAAATTATGTATATAATCCTTTGTATGGGTCTTTTTATAATACAGTTTATATCCCTGATAATGACCAAGATTACCCCCTTGGTAATGATTATACTGGATCTGTTATATTTGAAATTTCAAGATATAGATTTGCTAACACTTTTGCTGAAGACCAAGCTTTAGCTTTTGGAGATCCTGATAGAATTGGGGCTAATATATTAGAAATGTTTATTTCTGTTGAACCTATAGGTGTTAATTTCAACACAGGTCCTTTTACTTTTACAATGATATCATCTGCTGTTACCCACGCTAGTAATGGTGATGAATACACAGAAGGAGCTGTATCCTCTGAGGGTATAAATTACCCTTTTAGTTTTAAAGAAGACCATTTTAACGAGGAAGGGGATTGGAATCTATTTAATGCAGTAGATCCTGCTGGTTATTATGATAATGCAGGAAACCCCACCCAAACATTTAATATAGTTTATAATAACCTTAACCAAACATTTCAATTAAAATGGTGGATGAGTAAACAACTTGATCCTTTTATAGTTAGAGGAAACTATTTAATGTATTAAATTAAAAATTATGGGAAATTTAAAAACACTTAACCAATTAAATATAGCATATAATGATGTTAGTGGGGAGGGGTTATATGTATCCTCTTCATTTGAGCAACCCTATACTACCCAAAAAGCCTTTATAAACTATACCGTTGCCGGAGGATCAGCAGGTACTACTCCCATTGTGTATTTAGAAGTTATTCCTGATTCTTTAAACTTTGTCCCTATAGGCCTTCATGTAAAAGGGATAGTAATGCCCCGCCAACTACCTAATACACTTACTAATCTTGTTGGGGGGACCCAACCTATTAGGTTTGAACAAATTGCTATAATTAGACCTGACAATTCAACCCATTCAAGTTTTAAATATACGCCTTTAAATGTCGCTAGTCCTAATAATATTACTTATACTACTCCTCAACCCTATTCAATGTTGGGAAATGACACTGTAGATTATAATAATATTACTTATAATGATTCTACTAAAACTTTTTCATGTAGATTAGCTGTTAGAGGAGGAGCAAAAATGGTAAAGGGAACATATTTATTTATATAATATGATTTTTGGTTCTGCAATAGGAATAGCTCTAGGAAGCACAGGGTCGTACACATTACCCACAACATCTTCCATCCCAGGAATATTTTTTGTATATTCCCCTGCAACCAGTTCGAATGTTTTAACAACATCCTCAGTTGCCTCTATAGAAGCTATCATTACCAGTGCGGACCAAACCGGCTCCTCAGGTGAATTAATATTTAGAGTACCCTCCCCAGAAAATAATACTTCAAAAGGAGAACCAATATTTAAAATATCTGCAACTGGTAGTAATAATGAGCCACGCATAGGTATTGGGTTTAGTACAAGTGAAAAGCCTATTAAAGCATTTGATATAAAATCCAAAATAGAAAATAGTAGAGGAACAGAATTACTTATCCGCTCCAGCCGTGAATCTGTAGGAGCACAAGTAGGTGATGAAGCAGGAATAATTAATTTTGTAATTGACAGTGCTTCTTTTAATGATATCACAACTACAGGTTCTATTGCTCGTATTAAAACTAGAGTAAATGATGTCCCTAGTGCTACACAAGGAGTAAATGGTCAATTAACTTTTGCTATATCAAGGAATATTAATACCGAGGTTGATATGGTAGACATGGCGCATAATCATGGTGCCTATTCTGATTTTTACTCTACAGTTACTAGTCATTCTATTGAAATAAAAGATACTAACCCCCAAACCACTCCTACTGAAAACGCTAGTTTTGTACTTAGTAATGGAACCAATCCTTATGTAATTATTAGAACAGACAACCCTGGAACTACCAATCTAGGGGGTCTAATTCAAATAAATAATAAATTTGGAACTGGCACTATATTTTTACATGGACCCACAGGTGAAATAACAGGAAGCGATATCACTATAGATGATTGGGGTAGTGTATCTGCGTCTTTAGCAGCTATACATGTAAAAACAACATTCGCGAACTCAGGACAAACCTTGTTAAGTACTACAACTGATCAATATTACCATTATATGGGCAGTAGGCAGTATGGTTATAGTATTGGTATTTTTGATATGTACTCATTAGCTTCCCCTACTACTCTTACTACAGGTGCAGGAAGTTACATGAAAGCAGGATATGTTGTCCCCGAAGATGGAACTTATAATGTAAACCTTGCCGTTAGAGCTTATGTTTCTTCCCAACCCACCAGTGATGTTACTGCTGCAGAATATCAAGGTCAATCTCATGATTTCCTTGTTATTAGAAGCCAACCTTCTTCTGGAAACCCTAATATGAGTATAATTACTAGTGCTAGTGTAGAATTTAATTCTTCTGATAGTTCTTTTCCTGTAACGGGAAGTGTTAACTACCAACCCCAATCCCTATCTAAGGGGGACCTCCTTATTATAGGAGCAAAGAGCACCACAAATGCCTCTAGCACTAGGTATATGTTTCATTCTCACACACTTACTTTAAATAAACTTTAATTTGTTTTTTTAAATTAAAATTATTATATTAAATGTTATGCAAAAGTTACTTTACGTAACTCCTCACTTGTCAACAGGAGGGTTACCACAATATCTTTTAAAAAAAATAGAGTATTTTAAATCTCAATTTAACATTTATGTAATAGAATATCAAGATTTAAGTTGGGAATACGTTGTTCAAAAAAATAAGATAAAACAATTACTAGGGGAAAATAAATTAATTACCCTTTATGAAGATAAACAGGTTTTATTACAACACATAGAAAATATAAAACCTGATATTGTTCATTTTGAAGAAATTCCTGAGCATTTTATAGATACTATTATTTTAGATAAAATTTTTAATAAACCTAATCGTTCTTATTATATTTTATCTACTACACATTCTTCATACACTGACCCTAACCAATTATCTTCACTACCAGACAAATTTATTTTAGTATCTGAGTGGAGTAAAAATAGATTTGAATCGGTAGTAAAAATTCCTTGTGATATTTGGGAATATCCGATTGAGGATTTAATTCCTAATAAAGAAAAATACCAAAAAGAATTAGGATTTGATCCTAGTTATAAACATATAATTAATATAGGATTATTTACCCCTGGTAAAAACCAAAGTGAAATATTCGAAGTTGCAAAACACCTTACAGATAAAGATATAATATTCCACTTTATAGGAAACCAAGCAGGTAATTTTGAAGATTATTGGGGTCCCTTAATGAAAAATAAACCTAAAAACTGTAAAGTATGGGGGGAAAGAAATGATGTAGAAAAGTTTTTACAAGCTGCTGATTTATTTTATTTTAGTAGTATTTTAGAGTTAAACCCCTTAGTAGTTAAAGAATCACTTTCCTACAAACTCCCTATTCTGATGAGAAAACTCCCCACCTACTTAAACCAGTATGATAACAATAATTTAGTATCATATACAAATGGGGATGTTAATCAAACTAAAAATTTAATTTTAGAAAAATTATGATATACGATAATTTAAGTTATAATGCTTCTTATAATACTAATGAAAATAAAATAAATATTTCTTTCATTGAAGGAGCTAAAGTTGAAATTAATGGTTCTTTTGATAAGAAATATTTAGTTAAGTTCTTTAATTATAAAACTAATGAACTTATATGGGAGGATACTATTAGCAATAACATGTGGACTTCCCCTAACCCTCAATATTTTATAAAGTGGAGGGTAGAAGTTTGGAATAATGGAAACAAAATAAAAGAACATATTTTTGATTGTACTAATAAAAGAGTTTATATTCATTTAGATTCTAAATCCATTGGAGATACATTAGCATGGTTTCCTTATATAAAACAATTTCAAGAACAACATAATTGCAAAGTTGTGTGTTCTACATTTCATAATGATTGGTTTAAAAAAGAATATCCTAATGTTGAATTTGTAGAACCTAATACTATAGTGCATGATTTATATGCTATGTATAGAGTAGGATGGTTTTACGAAGAAGAAAATATCAATTTAAATAAAAATCCAAAAGAAGTAAAAACCCAACCCTTACAAAAAACTGCAAGTGACATATTGGGGTTACAATATCAAGAAATTAAACCTTCTATTTTTATTAAAAATAAAAAACGCAATATAAAAGAAAAATATGTTGTTATAGCCCCCCATGGAACCAAACATGCTTCTTATTGGAATAATAAGGGGGGGTGGCAACTTATAATTGATTGGTTAAATGAAACAGGATATAAAGTAGTTATGATTTCCTATGAAAAATTAGGAAATAGCTGGCATGATTCTAAACTAGGAGGAACCTTACAAAATGTAATAGATAAAACAGGTGACTATTCTTTCCAAGATAGATTCACAGACATTTTTAACGCTGAAGCTTTTGTAGGAACAGGTAGTGGTTTATCCTGGGTTAGCTGGGCCTTAAATACCCCTACAATTCTTATCTCAGGATTTAGTGATGAGTATACTGAATTCCAAAATTGTGAAAGAATAAGTGCCCCCTCTAATGTATGCCGTGGATGTTTTAATACTCATAAATTAGATGCAGGAGATTGGGAGTGGTGTCCCCACCATAAAGATACCCCCCGCCATTTTGAATGCTCAAAATCTATAACCCCAGATTTGGTTGCTAATGCTCTTGTTCGTATATTGGAGTGAATGTTTTGGCTCATAGAGAATAATGAACAATTAACCCAACTTAGGGCAAAGAATTTTAAGAATGTTTTTATTGAACCTATATGGTCTAATGAAAACGTTCACCCCTACCATAGGGGAATCCAAGGGTTTTATATTAGGGAAGTAAACTATAAAAAAGGATTTATAGTTGTACTACAACATAGCGAAACCACTAGTTGTGGTATGGATGAAATTTATGATCTAATATATAGTTTTGATGAAATATTTGTAAGGGATAGGAAAGCATTTTTAAATATAGCACCTAATAAAAAGCTTAGCGACATAGACTATATATATCCTACAGATATCCCAGACTCATTCCCATGCCATGAGTTTTTCTATAGGCAATATCCTAACATAGCCAATATAGGTAGCATCATCCCCATAGTAAAGCATTATGAACGTTGTGAAACGATATTTCACGCGGTTAAGCATGTGTTTTCTATGGAGAAACCACCACACTTTGAGTTTTATAATATCAAAGCTACAAATGTGTTTTATTGGATTGAACAAGAGGGAATTAAGGTAGATCCCGAGTTATTTGAAAAGTATTTTAAAGCTAATGTTACCCCTTGGGACCATGTTTATACGTGTTTTAATCTAAAAACAACTACTACGCGACCCTCAAACACTTATGGAGGTGTAAATTATATGGCGTTGGATAAAAAAAATGGTTGTCGAGAAGCGTTTATACCTAAAAACGACTTTTTATTAGAGATTGATATTAGTGCTTATCACCCTACATTAGCGGCACAATTGGTAGGATACAAATTTGAGCATGAAGACATACACCAAGCATTTGCTGACATGTATGGGGTAGATTATAAAAAGGCTAAGGAGTTAACTTTTAAACAGCTATACGGAGGGGTATTTAAGGAATATAAAGAGTTAGAATTCTTTAAACGTGTAGAAAAATATATAGAGGATATAAGTAGTAAGGAAGAATACAAGTGTAAATCTGGATATGTTTTTAAAACAGATATGAAGCCTCAAAAACTGTTTAATTACATACTTCAAAACACGGAAACGTATTATAATGTGCTTATTTTAGAAGAAATCATACATATACTTAAAAATAGTGAAACTAAGATTGTTCATTATACTTATGATTCATTCTTGTTAGATGTATCTAAGGATGAGAAATATGTAGTGTTGTCTATCCTCGCTGTATTTAAGAAATATGGATTTTCTACTAAAGTAGAGGCAGGTCCCAATTATAGTTCTTTAGAAAGGGTGTAATATTTATATGTAAAGCCCAAACATGAACAACAAGCTATTTTGTACCTTTACCTCTTTAGAGGATTTAGAGAGGACATTATTGGAGGTAAAATCTAGCTACGATATACTCTATAAAAAGATTTTTGTTTTATATATAAAAAGTAATGACGAATATGTTTGCACATATAACGTAGAGCCGAGCAGCGTAGAGAGAATTTTACCCGAAACCATATTAGTCCACAGAAAAAAAGAATCCAATACTTTATATACAATTAACGCCCTTAATGAACTAATTAAATCTTTAAACGGAGGGGTAGTTGATGTGAGATATAAGGTGAATTGGCAACATTACAGAAACACCATTTTGCTAACCCAGCACAATGAGTTAAGACAATTAAAGACAAGGATCCACAAGATCATTGAACTTTAATTTGGGACCTTAAATTTAGGTCCTTATATTTAATGAAAGTTACATTTTAAACAGTTATATTATGGATTTAAACGCAATTCGCAGTAAGCTGAATTCCCTACAGCAGCAAAATAAGGGAAATGGAGGCTCCGATCGGAGTCTATTTTGGAAACCAAGCATTGGTAAACAGGTAGTACGTATTGTACCTAATAAGTTTAACAAAGCAAATCCTTTTACGGAAGTATACTTCCATTATGGGATTGGTGAACGTGTTATGATTTCACCTATCAATTATGGTGAAAAAGATCCAATTGTTGAGTTTGCGAAGCAACTTCGTACAACTAGTGATAAGGAAAATTGGCGTTTGGCTAAGAAGCTTGACCCCAAAATGCGTATCTTCGTACCTGTAATTGTACGTGGTGAAGAAGATCAAGGTGTTAAACTTTGGCAGTTTGGTAAGAATACTTACCTCGAATTCCTTTCACTTGCTGATGATGACGACATTGGCGACTACACAGATATTCATCAGGGACGTGATATTACAGTTGATACTGTAGGTCCTGATGTAACAGGAACCGCTTATAATAAGTCTTCGGTTCGTGTTAAGACTAAGCAAACCCCACTTGGTGATGCTGACCAGATTCAAAGCTGGTTAGATGATCAATCAAATCCTCTTGACGTGTTTAAGCGTTATTCATTTGAGGATATGAAAAACAATCTCCAAACATTCTTGGCACCTGAAGATGAAGCCCAAGAAGGAGATATTATTGATGAAGGAAAAGGCGACGACCTCCCTTTTGATAATGGGGGGTCTCAAAACAATTATGCTCTAAAGACTCCCCCAACAAAAACGAGCAAGATAGACCAATTTGACGAATTATTTAGCTAATGCCTAGGAAAAAAGCATCACTTACAGAGGCAGTTTCAGCAGAGCTTAAAGCAAATTTCGACCTTAGCAAATTTAAGGAAAAGAAAATGCTTAATGCTAATGCTAAATTTAAGCCCCAACAATGGATCCCACTTTCCCAAGCATTCCAGGATGTAACTTCAATTCCAGGCATACCTGCAGGACATATTGTTCTACTAAGAGGCCATTCTGATACCGGTAAGACAACCGCCTTAATTGAGGCGGCTGTCTCCGGCCAGAAACGAGGAATACTCCCTGTGTTTATTATCACAGAGATGAAATGGAGTTGGGAACATGCTAAAATGATGGGTCTTGAAATCAACGAAGTAGTTGATGAAGAAACTGGTGAAATTACAGATTATAATGGTAACTTTATTTATGTAGATAGAGAAACTATTAATTCTATTGAAGACGTAGCAGCGTTTATTTTAGATTTGATTGACGAACAAAAGAAAGGTAACCTACCTTACGATCTATTGTTCTTGTGGGACTCAATTGGCTCAGTACCATGCGAAATGTCACTTAAATCAAATAAAAATAATAATGAGTGGAATGCTGGTGCTATGTCTACCCAATTCGGTAATAATGTAAACCAGCGTATTGTACTTTCACGTAAAGAAAGTAGTCCATATACTAATACATTAGTTTGTATTAATAAGGTGTGGACACTTAAACCTGAATCACCTATGGGTCAACCTAAGTTGATGAATAAAGGTGGATACGCTATGTGGTTTGATTCAACATTTGTAGTAACATTTGGCAATGTAATGTCTGCAGGTACATCTAAAATTAAAGCAATCAAAGATGGTAAGCAGGTAGAATTCGCTAAACGTACCAATGTTCAGATTGATAAAAATCACATTAATGGAGTTACTACCAGAGGTAAAATTGTTATGACACCTCATGGGTTTATCAATGATAATGATAAAGAAATTAAAACCTATAAGGACGCTCATGCAGAAGCCTGGAGAGCTATTTTAGGGGGTATTGATTTTGATATCATGGAAGAAGATCAGGAAGTACAAGATATTTCTCACTTCGAAAAAGAACCTGATTAATGAATAGGAAGGATTATTTGGAAATGCTCAATAACATTGAGCAAGGGGAACCGACTGCTAAACCTGGCCAACATGAGAGGGTGGTGTTTATTGATGGTTTAAACTTATTTTTGCGTAATTTTGCTATGCTTAAATTTGTTAACCATACAGGCACACATATAGGGGGGTTGTCTGGGTTTTTACGTTCGTTAGGTTCTCTTATAAACCAAATACAACCTACCTCTATATATATAGTATTCGATGGAGTGGGTGCCTCCACTAATAGGAGGTACCTACTCCCCGAATACAAAACAGGTAGAAACTTAACTCGTATTACTAATTGGGATATTTTTGATAGTATTGATGATGAAAATAATGCTAAAGTAGACCAAATCATCCGCTTAATCCAATACCTAAAATGCTTACCAGTTAAAGTGGTATCAATAGACAAAGTAGAAGCAGACGATATTATAGCTTATATGTCAAAAGATATGGCTAAACGCTTTAATACAAAATCATATATTGTTTCTAGTGACAGGGATTTCCTTCAGTTAATAGATGATAATGTAACAGTTTACCGCCCTATAGAACGAGAATTTTATGACCCACGTACTGTAAAGGAAAAGTTTGGTATTATACCTCAAAACTTTATTCATTATAAAGTGTTAGTAGGTGATGCCTCTGATAAAGTACCTGGTATTAAAGGCTTAGGTAAAAAAGGTGTGCTAAAGCGTTTCCCTGAGTTAGGGGAGGGTGAACTTGAATTTGATCAACTATTTAAAATTAGTGAACAAAAGCTAAAAAATAGTGTAGTATATGCTAGGGTAATTCAAGATTGGGACAAGCTTTTAAACACTAAAAAGATTATGGACTTAAGTGAACCCATGCTATCAGAAAAAGAAAAGCAAGATTTATCTCAACTAACCGAGGAACCATTAAATGAACTCCGTATACTTGAGTTCATGAGTTTATACAACGAAGATGGTATGACCCACATTATTAAAAATACAGAATTTTGGTTAAAAGATACATTTACAAGATTAGTTTATGACGCTTAATAGTCTCTCAACATATGGTACAGCCTTTCAAGTAAAGGTTCTATCCTCTTTGCTTACACACAAAGAATTCCTTCAAAATATATATGATATATTAACTGAAGAATACTTCGACAATTCAGCACACAAGTGGATTATTGGACAAATTTTAGATTATTACGAACAATACCATACAACACCCACAATGGAAGTGTTGAGGGTAGAAATGAAAAAAGTAGAAAATGATGTCCTCCAGCTATCTATTAAAGAACAACTTAGAGAAGCTTACCAAGCCTCAAATGAAGATTTAGAATATGTTGAAAAAGAATTTTCATCTTTCTGTAAGAACCAGCAACTCAAAAAAGCACTACTTAACTCAGTGGACTTACTTAACTCTGGTGATTTTGAGTCTATTAGGAATCTTATTGATAATGCATTAAAAGCAGGTGCAGAAAAAAACATAGGACATGAATATATTAAAGATACTGAAGCTCGTTATCGGGAAGAAGCAAGAGCAGTTGTACCAACTCCTTGGGATAAATTTAATGACCTTATGCAGGGGGGTCTGGGTAACGGAGATTTTGGTCTTATATTTGGTAATCCTGGAGGAGGTAAGTCGTGGACTTTGGTTGCGCTTGGTGGCTATGCCGTAAAATTAGGCTTTAATGTAGTTCACTATACGTTAGAACTTGGCGAGGATTATGTAGGTCGACGCTACGATGCATTTTTCACAGGTAAGTCAGTAGATACACTATTTAAAAATAGGGAACGAGTAGACGAAATAGTTAAAGAACTACCTGGCCAACTTATTATCAAAGAATATGCTCCTGGGCAGGCAACTATAAATACTCTTCGTTCACACCTCCAAAAGTGCGAGGATTTAGATTTTAAACCTGATTTAGTTATTATTGATTATGTAGATCTTCTTTCATCTAAAAAGCGAGTTCAAGACCGTAAAGGAGAAATAGATGATATTTATATTAGTACTAAAGGTCTCGCTAAAGAGTTACAATTGCCTGTTTGGTCTGTTTCCCAAGTAAACAGAGCAGGGGCAAAAGATGATGTAATTGAAGGTGATAAGGCAGCTGGCAGTTATGATAAAATTATGATTACTGACATTGCAATATCTCTTTCACGTAAAAAGGAAGATAAAGTAAATGGCACAGGTAGATTTCACATTATGAAAAATAGATACGGAATGGATGGTATGACATTTTCGGTCAACGCAGATACATCTACAGGTCATTTTGAAGTTATGGATCACCATTTTGACGATAGTGAAGGTCCCTCTCCTGTACAACAAATTGATGGGACAAGTATGAATACCCTAGATCGAGATCTTCTAGCACAACAATTTTTTCAACTTAATTCTTAAAAACACTTAAATGGCAAACAGCAAACTATTGCAGGAGAGAGTAGTCTATAAACCCTTCGAATATCCCGAAGCACATAATTATTGGCTAAAACAACAACAGGCACATTGGCTTCACACTGAAGTACCAATGATGAGTGATGTAAACGATTGGAAACAAAACTTAACAGAAACCGAAAAAAATATAGTAGGATCCATTTTAAAAGGTTTTGCCCAAACTGAAACTGTAGTAAACGATTACTGGAGTGGTTTGGTAACTAAATGGTTCCGTAAACCCGAAATAATTATGATGGCCACAACGTTTGGGGCCTTTGAAACAATACATGCGGAAGCATATTCACTATTAAATGAAGAACTTGGACTTGATGACTTTTCAGAATTTCTCGAAGACGAAACTACGATGGCTAAGATTGAAAACCTTATGTCAGTTAGGGATAGTTTTAATGGCGAAAAAGATTGGCACGAAATCGCTAAATCCCTCGCTATATTTTCTGCTTTCACAGAAGGGGTCAATTTATTCTCCTCTTTCGCCGTACTCCTATCTTTTAAAATGCGAAATAAGCTTAAGGGAGTGGGACAAATTGTTGAGTGGAGCATTAGAGACGAATCAATGCACTCAGAAGCAGGATGCTGGTTATTTAGAACACTTATCCAGGAAAACCCTGAGCTCAACACTCCGGAGCTCAAAACAGCAATAACAGAAGCTGCATTACTTTCACTTCACCTCGAACTTGAGTTTATTGAGAAAGTATATGAATTGGGTGATCTTGAAGGGTGTTCTAAAGAAGATTTAATCTCATTTATTAAACATAGAGTTAATACCAAAATGGGGGATTTAGGATATGAGGGTGTAGTTAATGGAATTGACCCTAATGCACTTAAAAGAATGAAATGGTTTGATAGTTTATCAGCAGGTAAACAGCACACTGATTTCTTCGCAAACAGAGTCACAAATTACAGCAAGGGCCATATGGAATGGGATGCTGAAGCAATATTTTAAGTTATGGACGGAAATTTAGTAGCAGATACAACAAATTGGGTTGCAGGAAAGGATTACCCTGAATGGATGGATGAAGTAGGCGTAGCAACTATATCTAAAGGGTATTTATTACCGGATGAAACACCAAAGAAAGCCTACAGAAGAGTTGCGAAAGCGATCGCAGAACGTATTAATAGACCAGATCTGGAAAATAAGTTCTACAGATATATTTGGAACGGTTGGATTGGCCTTGCTTCTCCCGTGTTATCTAACACTGGGACCGATAGGGGTCTTCCCATCAGCTGTTTTGGTATTGATACACCTGATAGCGTTAGGGGAATTGGATTAACAAATGCTGAACTTATGAAACTTACCGCTTTAGGTGGTGGTGTAGGTATTAGTGTTTCTAGAATTCGCCCTAGAGGAACTACAATTACAGGTAATGGTAAAAGTGAAGGTGTAGTACCATGGTGTAAAATCTACGACTCAGCTATCATAGCAACTAACCAAGGTTCAGTTCGTAGAGGTGCTGCTTCTGTAAACTTAGATATCAATCACCTTGATATTGATGAGTTTATGCAGATTCGTAGACCTAAAGGTGATCCTAATAGACAGTGTCTTAATCTACACCAATGTGTTGTAGTAGATGATACTTTTATGAGACGTCTACAAGATAGGGACAGCAATGCTATGAAACTTTGGCTTGAGATACTTAAAACACGTGTAGAAACAGGTGAACCATATATTATGTTTAAGGATAATGTTAATAAAAACAACCCTTTAGCATATGCTATGAATAACCTTGATGTCAGTATGACTAATATTTGTACTGAGATTACACTCCACACAGATGAAGAGCATAGTTTTATTTGCTGTTTAAGCTCTTTAAACCTCGCAAAATACGATGAGTGGAAAGATACTGATGTAGTAGAAACATCTATTCGCTTTTTAGATGGTGTAATGCAAGAGTTTATTGATAAAAGTGCAGGTAAAGAATCACTTATTCGTACTTGGAGACACGCTAAAAAAGGTAGAGCATTAGGATTAGGTGTAATGGGTTGGCACTCATTCCTTCAACAAAAAGGATTGCCATTTAATTCTATTGCTTCAACAGCCTGGACCCATACTATTTTTAGTGATATTAGAAGTAAAGCAGAAGCTACTTCAAGACAACTTGCTGAAGAATATGGTGAACCTACTTGGTGTAAGGGTACAGGTATGAGAAATACCCACTTACTTGCTATTGCACCTACAGTCTCAAATTCTCGCCTAAACAATTGTTCAGCAGGTATTGAGCCCATCCCAGCTAATATCTACACTTTTAATGGTGCTAAAGGAACATTTATTGTTAAAAATAAAGAATTGGAATGTTTATTAGAAGGTAAAGGACACAACACAGATAAAGTATGGGATCAAATCTTAGCAGACAATGGTTCTGTTCAAAATTTATCTGAAGATATATTATCACCTGACGAAAAGGAGGTATATTTAACATTTAGTGAGGTAAATCAACTTGAATTAGTTAGGCAAGCAGCTATTAGACAAAAATATATTGATCAAACACAATCTCTAAACCTTTCATTTGACCCTACTGATTCCCCTAAATGGATTAACCAGTGTCATATGGAGGCTTGGAAATTAGGAGTTAAAACTTTATATTATCTTCGCACAGATTCCGTGATAAAAGGAGATTTAGGATCCCGTACTGCAGAATGCGTTTCTTGTGATGGGTGATATATTTATACATGAATCTTAAAAACAAATTATTATGAAAGACAAAGTATTAGGAATTGTAAGACACGCTTTAACATTTGTTGGTGGTGTTTTAGTAACACAGGGTGTCCTTGATGACGCTACTTTTATGGAATTATTTGGTGCAGTAATGACACTCGTTGGTGGTGTTTGGTCTGTGATCGATAAGAACAAAGCAGAAGCTACCGAAACAGAAGCTTAATAAAACAAAAAAACTTAACTTGAGGGTCTAATCAGTTACATAAATACTGGTTAGACCCTCTTTTTCTATTAAATAAATGAAGTCACCTATAACATTTGAGCAGTTTACTAAAAACCCAGTTGCAGCAATAGCATTCGCGGCTATAGGAGTAATAGGGTATTTGTATGTAGACATGATGAAAATTCATGAGGCTCAACTCGAAAATTTAGAATCTTCTTGTGTGCAAAGGATTGAGGATCATAAAGAAAGGATTGAATCCTTAGAAGAAACTATCCTTAGGTACGAAGAAAAACTAGAAGTAATTAACGAAAAGTTATTAGAATGTTTAGACACACGAGATTAATACTAGCTGTACTATTAGTAGGCTGTGGGGTAGAAGCAGGAGAAGATATAAAAACCCCTGTAAAAGTAGATGTATCCCCATCAGTTGAACTTAATGAAGATTTATTAGCAACTGTAGATGCTACTTTAGAAGTAGCAGATATAGCTCTTGATGAAATCCTTGAAGACAAAATTAAAACAAGAAACCAGATTCTCCAATTACAGTATACAGTAAACCAAGAAGAAGCCCTATTAACAAATTTATCAGGAGAATTAGGAGCTAAAGATAGTTTACTTTTTGCCTACCAAGCAAATAATTTATTTCTTGAAGAAAAAATTCAAGAAATAGAAGACAATTTAAATCATGCTTTACATAAGTGTGGTAATGAATGTTACCCTACAATTATAAGATTAAATCAAGAAAACCAAGATTTATTAAATTATGTAGACTCTTTACAAAATTGGGTTTTTTATTTAGATTCATTGGTAGAAACTAACAAAAAGTTAAGTAAAAAAAATACTTTTCCTCACTAAGTTTTAAAAATGGTTTTATATTATTACAATGCTAAACTTGATAGAGTTGTTGATGGTGATACTATTGACGCCTTAGTAGATTTAGGTTTTGATACATGGAAACATGTCCGTATTAGGTTAAACGGAATAGATGCCTATGAATCTCGAACTAGGGATTTAGATGAAAAGAAAAAAGGATTAAAAGCCAAAGCAAGAGTAGAGGAACTCTTAGCTCTCACAGACGGCCAGTTTTTCCTTTACTCAAAAGGAGTAGATAAATATGGTAGATGTTTGGGTGATGTAAGAATAGAACCTAACGCTCATAATCACATTAATTTAAGTGAAAAATTATTAGCTGAAAATTTAGCAGTGCCTTATTACGGGGGTAAAAGATAAATTTGGATCTTTAAATTTTTATTCGTATATTCACCTCATGCACACAATTGAGGTTATCGAAGAGCAGTTGTCGCAACTCCAAAAATTGAATTACAATCAATTCTTTTGGTGGCGTAGATGGGGCCGTAAGGGTCAGTCTTTACACAATTATGCTCCATTGATTGACAAAATTCGTAATGGTGACTACGACCCAAGTCCTTATTTGTGGCAAATCCATTATTGTCAATGGGAAATTGATCAAAAATACAAAAAATATGAAGGTGATGGTCAAGCCCAAGCTGCTGAGACCCGTCTTGATAAAAACCGTCGCCGTCGTCTTGTTGATGATCATGAAAAGTATGAAAAGGAAAATCTGACCCAATTACGTAAAGATTTTACTACCACATTTCGTATGACCAAACAAGATTTTGATCATGATGTAGTTGAGGTTGGAGGTACACTGGAGGAATTTTATAATTACTGTGAAGACAAATACGGTAAATACAATCGTCCCACTACAGCACCCCGTAGAGGTCGACCACCAAAAAATAAAGAATTATATTTTTAAATGAGTATAGAAGCATCAGCAAAGGGAGCAATAGTATCACATGAGATACCTTTTACTTACCTACAAGCTAGTCTAGAATTTAACGACTATGACTATTTACTCCCTCATTTGTATGATCAATTTGAGGAGTACAAAGAATTCTTCCAAAGAAGCAACCATGCAGGTAAGCGTCACATTATAATGGATAATTCTCTCCATGAACTTGGAGCACCTTACTCAAAAGGTAGAATGATTTCTATTATTGAGGAAATAAAACCCGATGAATTTATAGTACCAGATGCTTGGGAAGACGCCACCCAATCAATGCGCCAAGCTAAAGAATGGAGCTTTATTGAATTACCTGAAGGAGTAAAGAAAGTTGCAGTAGTACAAGGTAAATCATTTGATGACGTAGTAAAGTGTTATCAAACATATAAGTGGTTGGGTTACACCAAAATTGCATTTTCATATGGAGCTAGCTATTATAACGATATATTCCCACATCCTAATAAGGATATTGGGAAAGCATTGGGACGTCAATTAGTTATTAGCAAAATGATTAATATGGGTCTTATTGGAAAAAGCGATAAAATTCATCTTTTAGGTTGTTCCCTCCCACAAGAGTTTTTATATTATAAGGATGTAAAACAAATTGTAAGCATAGACACTTCAAATCCTGTAATGGCGGCATTTGATGGTACTCTTTATAATAATTGGGGTCTAGATTCTAAACCTAAAACTAAAATAGATGAAGTAATTGATGCTAAATTTGATGAAGCCATATATGAAGCTATACGACATAATACTACATACTTTAAATTAATTAATAATATAACATGAATAAACAAGCAGTTTTATCTTTAAGTGGAGGAATGGACAGCTCCACAGTTTTGCTAAGACTATTAGCAGAAGGCTACGAGGTTACAGCTTTGAGTTTTGATTATGGACAAAAACATAAAGTTGAACTCTCCCGTGCTCGTGAATTAGTAAGCCACCTTAATACAGTTAGACTTGAACAATCCCCACTAGGTGAATTTAGGGAAAAATACCCAGAAATTAAATATGGAGTAATTAAACTTGATGGTTTGGCTCCTATGCTTAATAGTGCCCTTGTAGAAGGTGGAGATGAGGTGCCTGAAGGACACTATGAACAGGAAAACATGAAGGAAACAGTTGTTCCTAATAGAAATAAAATTTTCTCATCAATAATTCAAGCGGTAGCACTATCAATAGCAAATGAAAAAGATACTGAAGTACATATTGCGATGGGTATTCACGCAGGTGATCATGCTATATACCCCGATTGTAGACAAGAGTTCAGGGACGCTGACTATGCAGCTTTCACCGAAGGTAATTGGAACGCTGGGCGCGTTACCTATCATACCCCTTACCTCAGTGGGGATAAGTATGATATTTTGCTTGATGGAAGAAGATGCTGCGATGAATTGGGACTTGATTTCAACCGAGTTTATTCCCTTACAAATACTTCTTATAAGCCCCTTAGTTTTGGTGATAAGTGGTACAGCGACTATAAATCTGCTTCTTCGGTGGAACGTGTCGAAGCGTTTATTAAGTTGGGGACAGAGGATCCGGTACAATATGCTGATGAGAGAGGACCCGTTACATGGAATACTGTAAAACAACATGTTGAACAAGTTTTAGCTGAAGCCTAATGTTTATATCAACTAAAGTATTTGATGGGTTTAGCTGTGTGTTTCGTCAAGCTAAAGCAGAAGGCACACATTGTAGATTTCTCCATGGTTATGGAATCTCGTTTAAAGTATGGTTTAAAGGGGAACTAGACGAACGTAATTGGGTTTGGGATTTTGGGGGTATGAAACGTGCTAAAACCGAAATTGATGGTATGAATCCTAAAGCTTGGATGGACCATATGTTTGATCATACTATGCTTGTAGCTGAAGACGATCCATTCCTAGAATCATTTCGTAGAATGGATGAAGCAGGTGTAATTCAACTTAGAGAAATACCAGCAACTGGAGCAGAACGTTTTGCTCAGTATATTTATGAGAAACTTAACAAGTTTGTATTAGAAGAAACAGATGGACGTGTTAAGGTTATGCAAGTAGAATTTAGAGAACACGGAAAAAACACAGCAATCTATGCTGAATAAATAAAAGTTAATAACAAAAATCAAAATTATGAAAAAAACAATTATGGCCTTTGGGTTGGCCTTAACCACCCTAGTTAGTTCTGCACAAACAACTGTTGTTGATGTTATTGTAAATAGCGAAGACCACACCTTGTTAGAAGCTGCAGTAGTAGAAGCAGGATTAGTTGAAGCTTTAAGCGACACAACAGGAACATTTACAGTATTTGCACCTACAGATAGTGCATTTATTACTTTAGCAACCTCACTCCAACTCGAACCCACTGATCTATTAGAGTTACAAAACTTGGCAGATATTCTTACATATCATGTTGTGGGAACCACAGCTCTAAGTACTGATCTGTATGATGGTATGGAAGTAACAGCACTAAACAATGGTACTTTAACTATTGGTGTAGATAGCACAGGAGTCACAGTTGAATATGCCATGGTCACAGTTGCTGACCTTGTCACAGATAATGGTGTTGTTCATGTTATTGATGCTGTTCTTGTACCTAGTAGTACTAATTCAATACTAGAGCTAGAAAATAAAACCCCACAAAATAATATTTACTATAATATTATGGGTCAAGAAATTGATAGCTACGATCAAATTCCCTTTAACTCCATTTATATTAAAAATGGTGAAAAGTTTCTAAAGATCGAAAGATAATATGCTTAAAAGGATAGAAGATTACGATAAAGTATTACCTGTATTAGAGGTATATCGATGCGTGCAAAGTGAGGGCTCCCGTTTCGGGCGCCCCACTATTGCCGTTCGAACTACAGGATGTACCCACCGCTGTTGGTTTGGTGAAGGTGGGTGGTGTGATTCGTGGTATACTTCAATCCACCCTGAAAAAGGTACGTTTACATTTAATGACATTATCAATATTTATGATGAGAATCCTCAAGTAAAAGAGATGATGTTAACAGGGGGTTCACCAACAATGCATGCTGCCCTTGTAAATGAACTTACCCATTTTGCCAACGAAAGAGGAATTCTCATTACAATCGAAACCGAAGGGTCTCACTTCGTGGAAACGGATTTTCCACTTGGTCTCGTATCCCTTAGCCCTAAGTTTTCTAATTCTGTCCCTCGTGTGGGTATTACTACTCCCGGTGGTAAAGTGGTTGATGAAAGGTTTGTCACTCAGCATAACAAGTTTAGACTCCATTATGAGAACATTCAGAAAATGATTGATTTTCATAGTGATTATCATTATAAACCAGTTTGGGATGGTACCGATGAGTGTTTAGCTGAAATTGAGGAATTTAGAGTTAAAATGAATATTCCTAAAAATAAAACATTTGTTATGCCTGCAGGGGATACAAGAGAAACACTAGTTGAAATGTACCCTAAAGTATTTGAAATGGTCGCTGAGCATGGATATAATATGACTGGTCGAGACCATATTATAGCTTATAATACAGAACGTGGAGTTTAACGACTTACAAATTTATGCCAAAAAGGGCACCTTCGGGTGCCTTTTTTAATATTTATAACCGAAAGTTACAACCAAACCGCTATGAAAAAACTGATTTTCCTATTTTTACTACTTATGACATTGCCCCTTTATGGGCAAGAAAGATGTGGCACAGATGCTCTTTTTGAGCAACAGCTACAAGATCCTAAATTTAAACGAAGCTATTTAAAACTTGAAAAAATAGCTAAGGAAGCAGAAGAAGCTAAAAGGGCTTCATCTATGCCTGATCTTCCTATAACTGTACCGGTTATTGTCCATATTATTCACCTTGGTGAGCCCTATGGAGTGGATAACCATTTACCTATTGAATATGTTCAAGAAGCTATTGATAATGCCAACCAAAACTTTGCAGGTGAGTTTAGTGACGACCCCACAGCAAATACAGAAATAGATTTTTGTATTGCAAATTTATCTACTAGTGGTGCTCCAATTGAAGGTATTAGATATTATAATTGGGATGATTTAGGTTTCGGTGACATTTCTGATTTTTACTTAAATAATGTAAATGTTTCTAATTTAATTGGGTATGATCGTAGTAATTATTGTAATATTTTTGTTGCACCTTTTACTAGTCCTTTAGGATTTGCTTATTTAGCCCCTTCAAATTATGGGGTATTTGTAGGTACAAATTACTTTGGAATAACTGGGTATCAAAATAATTATGCTTTAAATAGAACACTAGTACACGAACTAGGACATTATTGTGGGTTATTCCATACATTCCACAATACTTCTACGTGTAATCCTACTGGTAATTGCGTCAGCCAAGGTGATGCTGTATGCGATACCCCACCAACTACAGGTTCTGCGGGATGTGGACCTTTATCATGTCCTGAAACATTGGTGGAGAATTTCATGGATTATTCTAATGACCAATGCATGGATAGTTTTACCCAGGGTCAAGCTTTAAGAATGCTTAGCAGACTAGAAACAGCTCGCCCAGGGGTAGTAAATAACACACTAGCTTGTGGTGCTATTGATGGTGTAGATGCTGGTGTAAGTGGTGTTACTATACCAAATCTTGGTTGTGACCCTACACAAGATATAGAATTTATATTAACTAGTTATGGTGATACTTTAACTGAAACCACTATTAATTATACAATTAATGGTGAAGAGTTATTTATGATTTGGACAGGTAATTTAGGATTTGGTGAAAGTGAAACTATAACTATACCTAATTTTGAAGTAGGTTATGGTCTAGTAGATATTGAAATTAATGTAGATGCCTTAGGAGATGTCTACGCAGATAATAACACTCAGTCAGTTCAACTTGACAATTATGAAGGTTCTCTTATTGATATTAATATACAATTTGACGCCCTTCCCTACGGATTCCATTGGGTTTTATACGAGGCTGATAGTTTAAACAATCCTATAGGAGATGCTATTAGTGGGGTAGGAAGCCAGACATATACTAATGCTGATTATTCTTGTGAATCTGAAACTTATAGTTTTTGTTTACCTGAAGGTAACTATGTTTTAGTGTTAGAAGATATTTTTGGTAATGGGTTACATTATTATTGTGTAGATAATCCTGATGAGTATGGGCTTATCTCAATTATAAGTGGGAATGATACATTAAACTCAATCCAAGGAGGGTGGGCTGATGGTGAACCTTTACCCTTTTATGTAATACCCTCTTTTTGTCCCCCTAACGATTGTCCATGGGATGTAGATGGTAATGGATTTGTATGGGTAAGTGATATACTACAAATTATACAATATTATGGACTTGAAGTAGAACCTTGTAACCAATTTGATATCAACCAAGATGGGGTTGTAGGGGTAGATGATATATTAGATGCTATTGCTAATTTTGATACTGAATGTGGAACAGGTTTAATGTCTCCCCCATTAGATAGTTTTAGACGATTAGTACAAGAGGCAGGAGAAGAAGTTGTTACTCAAAAACTATATAATTTGCAAGGACAAGAAGTACAATATAATGATTATCTAGATACAGGAATCTATTTTATAGTTCAAGAATGGACAAATGGTTTTGTGATTAGTAAAAAAATCTATCACCAACAACATTAATGAAGAAATTATTATTAGCTTTACTTTTTTTACCATTTAGTATATTAGGACAATGTGATCTTGAAATACTTGATTTTAATGTTAATGATGCTACAATTACTGTAGCTTTTAACAATACAAATAACTGTGGGGGGACAGGTGGGCCTGATGGTATATCTGAAATTCAATTTGGGTTTCAAGCAATAGATAGTAACTGTAATGCTATGAATATTGGTTGGGATTTCCCTAGTGGAATATCTATCCCTGATAACAGTAATCATCCTGGATGGTTATACTCAGCTACTACAACTGAAATATTTGGTAATTGGACTAATAACTATGGTCCTGAATTACAACCCCCTTACTATACGGGGGATACTTTAACTTTTCCTTTGGATAATGTTTATCAATCAACAAATATCAATACAACTTCTCAACTTGCCAATAATTTACAATATTGGTATGATGAAGGTTATAGCATTCAAGCAGTAATATGGCAGATTAGCTATGGGCCTACAATGTATGCTGAAGATGGGGGTTGGGCAGAAGTAGGGGCAAATGGTGATGGGACCAGTTATGGGAGTGGGTTGTATGAAGATACTAACTTTTTAGACAATTGGATAATCGTAGGACCTTGCGAGGAACCCGAAGAACCATTAATATTAGATGAATGTAATAACCCAATAGCTTGTAATTACAACAACCAATGGTTTGAACCAGGTGGGTTTTGTATTTATTGTGATACTCCTAATGGTGAAGAACTATGTAATGAATACCAAAACTCAGACGGTTATTGGGATTTTTATTTTAATGCTTTTGATTGTCCTGAAGAAGTTGAGTGTGATACTGTTTACATAGAACTACCCCCTGATACTATATATGAAATAGATACTCTTATTATTACTGTAACTGAAATTGATACACTTTATATAGAGCTACCTCCCGATACAATTATTGTAACTGAAATTGATACACTCTATATAGAACTACCCCCGGACACAGTTACTGAAACTATATTTATAACAGATACAATTACTGTAACTGAGACAGAATTTATTTTTGTAACTGATACTGTAATTGAAACAGAATACATCTATTCTGTAGATACAATTTATATAATACAAAGTGATACAGTTACTATATATGAGTTTGTAGAAATAGATTGTGAAACAGGTTTACCTTGTAGTGAAATTAGGAATAAAGAATGTAATGTTTACATTCCTAACGCCTTCACCCCAGATAATGATGGGTATAATGATGGGTGGGAGATAGTACTAGATCCTGAATGTTGGACTGATGTTAAGGTTCAAGTAATAAGTAGATGGGGAAATATAGTATGGGAATCTTATGATGTAAATAACTTAGTTTGGAATGGTAATTTTAGAGGGGGTGATTATTATGTACAAAATGAAATGTATTTGTGGTGGTTCCAAGCAAGGAAAGTAGGGACAGCTGAAGTAAAAGAATTAAGAGGACACGTTATAATTTTACGTTAACTTGGTTTTTTCAAAAATTGTTCGTAAAGTTATATCAAATTTATTAACCAAATGAAAGTTACGCTATTAAATGTTACACCAAATGCTGAAGAGCATATAGTAGAAGTAGCACGTGTATCTAGCTCACGTAAAGACAAAAAAAGCAAACCTGAAGGTCTTCTTAATTACCTAATTAAACATAAACATTGGTCTCCATTTGAACATGGACATGTTACTTTTGAAATCGAAACATCAAAAGCAATAGGTATACAATTAATCAGACACCGTTCATTTTCATTTCAAGAGTTTAGCCAACGATACCAAGATGTTAACAAGCTTGAAGGTATGTTTGAACCTATTGAACTAAGAGCACAATGTGAAGATAATAGACAAAGTTCAACAGAAATAATTAATCCTGAAATTTTTAATAACAATCAAAGTTATTTTAAAGGTAAAGCATCTGAAGTTATAGATGCTCATTTAAAAAGAACTCATGCTTTATATAATGAGCTTTTAGAAGCAGGAGTAGCTCGTGAACAAGCACGTATGGTTCTTCCACTTGCTACAACTACTAAAATTCATATGACAGGTAGTATTCGTAGTTGGATTCATTTTCTTGAACTAAGAGATGATGAACATGCTCAAAAAGAAATCCAATTAGTAGCTAAAGAGATTAAAAAACACTTTATAAACAAATTCCCAGTGATCTCGAACGCTTTAGGATACGTATAAGCATGAAACATTTATTTATATTATTTAATTTAGTTCTTATAATAGCAAGCGTTTGCCATTCCCAAAAAATAGGATATGAGTTAAGAACAAACGGTAAATCATACCTTACTATAAGTCATAAAATACACAATAAAGGTGGACTTGAATTAAGACATAAAACTGATTTAGGTGAAAATCGATTTACTTATAGACACAATTTTAAAGTAACAGACAAAGTAGTATTTAGTGTCCCACTTCACTACAAAAGAGAAAAAAACGAACCTACTTGGGAACCACGTTTAATTTATAAGTTTGAAAAATTTAAACTTTGGGTACAACAAGAATTTTGGTTCGACGAAATATATAATTTTGCAATAGCAACAGATATTCCATATAAAAACTACGTTTATAGAGTAGGATGGGATACTTCAAACACAATACGATTTAGAATTTCAATTAAAATTTAACACAACAAAATGAGTTTATTAGCAATGGTAGGGTTTTGCCTTGCCGGTTATTCAGTTATCGCTAACGACAGCGTTCAAACACTAGGCACTTGGATTGCCTCTAACAGAGAAAAATTTAAATGGTACGTTATGTGGGCTGCAGCTTCTGCAGTAATGATAGGTACTATGGTTTATGGGTGGTATGCCTATGATGGAGATATATCATATGGAAGATTAACTAAAATACCATTCCAAGAAGTACAGTGGTATCATGCACTAGCACCTTTAGCACTAGTTGCACTTACTAGAAAAGGTATTCCTGTATCTACTTCATTCCTTGTACTCTCAGCATTCGCCTCTACTTTTGTACTTGAAAAAATGCTACTTAAAAGTGTAGTGGGTTACGGATTAGCAGCAATAGTAGCATATACCCTTTGGTTTATTATCTCTAATTTCTTTGATGAAAATAAAGATATTAAGGAAGAAAATAAAAAATATTGGAGAATAGGACAATGGTTCACTACAGGATTCCTATGGTTTACTTGGTTGTCTCATGATGTAGCTAATATTGCTGTATTCCTCCCTCGCCAACTTTCAGTTGTAGAGCTTATAGGAGTAATTACCTTCTTTACAGCAGGTCTAGGATGGATTTTTTATCAACAAGGAGGTAAAATACAACAAATTGTCTTAGACAAACAAAATACAAAATATGTTAGATCAGCTACTTTAATTGATTTAGTGTATGCTTTCCTATTACTTTATTTTAAACAAATAAATAACATTCCTATGTCAACTACCTGGGTATTTGTTGGATTGTTGTGTGGTAGAGAGTTAGCATTGAATACATACCTTACTAAAAAGGGTAATCTTAAGCAAGTATTCCCTATTGTAGCTAAAGATTTCCTAAAATTATTAGTAGGATTAATGGTATCAGTAGCAATAGTATTATTAATACATTATGTACTTTAACATTTCTTTAGTAGATACTTTATTTATAGCTATGACATTTACAATTGTAGTTTTGTCTATAGTATCTATTATTAAGAATAAAAATGATAAAAAATGAATTGTCCAACAAGAGAACAAATTGAAACCGCAGTCAAGTCTAAAGAATACAAATGGTTTGAAAGTGGAGATTACAATTTAAACATAGTAGGAGTTAGAAACTCTGAAACATTAAACGAAGTAACTAATAAATTTGATGACTACATGACTGTCTCCTATAAGGTAGATGGTATGTGGAATTATAGTTGCTTCGGATGCACAACCGACCCAGGCAAGTATTGGGTTGAAAATATTATGAAAGAATCAGGTGTTGCTATTTTAAAGCCTAATCAGTATAGAAGTACTTACCAAATTGGGTTGCACCAAGGTAAATACGAAGCACTACGTCAAGTAAAACCTGTACAAGTTTACAGGGATAATAACTTAGATGTTTGTTATGATCTAGATGAAGAAAATATTGAAAAAGGTATTTTTGGAATTAACATTCACCGAGCAACTAAATATGAAGGTAAAACTTCTACTCAAATCGATAAATGGTCTGCAGGTTGCCAAGTAATTGCTTCTAATGATGATTGGCAAGATTTTATGGGCCTTGTTAGACAATCTAGAGACATTTGGGGTAATTCATTTACATATACCCTAATTGAATCAGACGATATTACATAATACAATTAACCACGTTACATATATATATAAAACCAAATTTAATATGAAAAATTTATTTTTAACTCTTACATTAATCTTGGGAGCAACTTCATTTGCTGCCGCCCAAGGTGATACTACTACGTGTTGTGAAACCCACAACCACGATAACGCTAAAGGAGATTGGTACATAGGTACTGGTGACATCTCTAATACTGCATGGACTCAGTGGATGCTTACCCCCACTGTAGGGTATGCTTTTACTGATGACGTTATGGCAGGATTTTCTTTAAATCAAGGAACCACTACTGATAGCACAGGTGCTACTGTAGCAGGTGATTTGAATTTAGATGTCCATGCTCGTTATTTTTACAAAGGTTTTTTTGGGTACATTGGTACTCAAAACCTAACAACCGACTTTGGACTAAATATTGGTGTTGGTAAATTGTTTACTACTACTACTAATAATATGTACTTAGACCCTCGTGTAGTTTATAACACTACAGATGGAACCGCTAACTTGAGAATTGGGTTTGGCCTAAAATTCTAAAATAATCTCAAGGTTAATTGTAAATAAGAAGGCTACTCCCTTAACGGGGAGTAGCCCTCTAAATTTTATATTTTAGTAAAATGGAACAAGCAATAAGTGAAAAAGACTTAGACTTTAAATTAAAGTTAATAGCTAAAAAAATTAATGACGAACATAAAGATGATCCTACCCCTGTAGTATTAGTTTGTATACTAAATGGTGGATTTATGTTCTTTAGTGATTTGGTAAAACAAATTACAATCCCTATTGAAATAGATTTTATTCGTTGCAAATCTTACTTTGGTAGAAAACAAGGTGATTTAGTAGTTAGTAAAGACTTAGAAACTAAAATTAAAGGCAAACATGTTTATCTTGTAGACGATATTTTAGATTCAGGTAATACTATGAAAGCAGTCTCTAAATTCCTCTCAGTTAAAGAACCAAAAACAGTTACTCCTGTTGTAGCAATTTATAAGGAAAGCGGGGATTTTGATAAAGTTTATCATATCTTATACCAACCTACTGATTCTGTATTTGATCCTTGGTATATAGGTTATGGTATGGATGATGATAAGGGCCACAATAGAAATTTAAGTACAATTTATACTATATAATGGAAAACAAACGAAGAAAGTTACACAACGATATTGAGTGTGTACCTACAGGTTATGCAAATGGGGCTGCAATGGATCGTCCACTTACCCCCCATGAAAAAGAAGTTATGATTAATGAAGCAGCAGATGCCTATAGTAGGTTTCTAGATGCTTTAAAATGTGATTGGAGAAATGATCCCAATTCAATGGAAACCCCAAAACGAGTAGCAAAGGCATATGTAAATGATTTATGGGCGGGTAGGTATGATGGATTCACTGATATTACGTCTTTTCCTAGTGATGGTTATGACGGTATCGTCATTGAACGTAATATTCCCCTTACTAGTATGTGTTCCCATCATCACCAAACTATTCATGGAGTTGTTCATATTGGTTACGTTGCAGGTGCAGAAGGAAGAGTAATTGGTTTGTCTAAATTAAACCGGATTGTAGAACACTTTGGTCGTAGAGGAGCAATCCAAGAACAGCTTACATCTGCTATTCACCAAGGTGTAGAAAAAGTATGTGAAGGTAATTTAGGGGTTATTGTTACTGTAGTTGCAACCCACAACTGTGTAAGTTGCAGAGGAATTAAGCACTCAGGTGCAGCGATGGTTACCACTAAAGCAAGTGGAGTATTTAGAGATGATAGTAATCAAGCCCGTAAAGAGTTTTTTGATAGTTTAAAAATCAATAACGGAGGGCATCAAATATAATAGTTATGAGTGAACAATTAGAGTTATTTACCAAAGTCCCTTTTGTTGATGAAGTGGAAGAGTTTAATCAATTAATGAATAAACCAAACAATTATGAACCTACTATACCCGAAACAAAAGAGTGGGAGTTCGTTTACAACTTCGTACTGGAGGAACTTGAGGAATATAGAGAGGCATGTCAACGAGGTGACATCGTTGAAGTTTTGGACGCTTTGTGCGACATTGCTTACGTCTCATTGGGGAATGGAGTTATGTTACATGGCCTTAAGGATAAAATTTGGCCCGCCTATCAAGAAGTTCAAGCCTCTAACCTATCAAAAGCTTGCTCGAGTGAAGATGAGGCACGAGCAACAGTTGAAAAGAGATCCGAAGAGCAAGGTGAACCCTGCCATTATGAAAAGGTTGGCGATAAGTATATTGTTTACCGCTCGCGTGATCGTAAAGTAATGAAAAATATAAATTACTTTAGACCCGATCTTAAACAATTTTTTACTAAAGATGAATTAAAATGAGTGATGGATTAAATGAAGCCCTAAAGGGAAATACTTACTCCCATACTAGATATAAAAAAATTCTCACAACTACCCCTAAAGCCAAAAACATAGACAAAATGCCAGACCAAAAATGGCATCGTGTTCTCTCATTTATAAAATCAGGGATACGTATATTGGGGTATGGTTTTATTCCTTTTAATATGTTAACAGCTGTTATTTTACTTATAATAAGTGAAGTAGTAGGTATAATTGAAGAATTAGTATGAAAAAATTAATTTATTTTAGTGCCCCTTGGTGCACTCCTTGTAAAGTATTAGGTCCTGTAATGGAAGAAGTTGCCCAAGAAGCAAACGTTCAAAAAATAAACATAGACAATAGTCCTGAAATATCAAGCCACTATGGGATAAGAAGTATCCCTGCTGTAGTTTTAATTGATGGTATGGGTAATGAAGTAACTAGAAAAATGGGGGTACATTCAAAGCAAGCCTACCTCGATATGTATAATCAAAACTAATGCTTAAAAAGCTACAAGAAAGAATATTTCCTTTCATTATAGCATTAAGCGCTCTATCAGTTTCAGCATCAGCAGCATTTTACTCAGTTACAGGATTAAGTAAATTGTTTGCTGGTGCTTCAACTGAAGTGCTTATAATGGCAGGTTCTTTAGAAGTAGCTAAACTAGTAATTGCTTCCTTACTCTATCAGTATTGGGACACAATTAATAAAGGACTTAGAACTTACCTAGGCATAGCTTGTTTTGTCCTTATTTTAATTACCTCAGCAGGCATCTATGGTTTTTTATCTTCAGCATATCAAGAAACTGCTGCTTTAGCAGGTAACATTGATGCTCAAGTTGCTCTTGTAGAAACTAAAAGGGACAATGTTAAAGAACAATTAGCGGTATATAATGAAGAAAAATCTTCTATTAATACTGCTGTGGCTTCATTGCGAGATGGTTTATCTAACAATATAATACAGTATAAAGACCCTGAAACGGGTGAAATAATAACAACTACTTCTAGTTCAACTCGTAAAGCTCTAGAAAAACAACTCGACCAGGCAATTGAACGTCAAATTCAAATTAATACTAGAGTAGACGATTTAAATCAACAATTATTTGAGTACGAAACCGAAATAGTAAACATCCAAACTGGAAGTGATGTTGCTAGTGAACTAGGCCCCCTTAAATACTTATCAGGTTTAACTGGCTTAGGTATGGATAAAATAATAAATTATCTTCTTTTAATAATAATTTTTGTATTTGATCCTTTGGCCATATCTTTAGTAGTAGCTGCAAACTTTGCTTTTGCACAGTTAAGAAATAAAGATGAAAATGAACCTAATGAAGCTTTAAAACAAGCTTTTGAAAGACATAAAGAAGAAGTTGTAAAAGAAGAAAAACCCTTAGAAGTATATGGGGAAACTAAAAAAGAAAAACCCCTATTTTCTTCCCCACAAACAAATCCACCAACAATTCAAACTCCACCTCCATCAAAACCCCAACCCCTCCCAAAAAAAAAACGAAGATTCCCCCTAAATCCTCAGAGTTAACAATAGATTATAATTAAGTTATGTACAAAAAATGTTATGCTGAATATGCTGGTAAAAACCGGTATAAGATACATCTATGGGAAGAAGATAATTATAATATAATTCCTTGGAGCAATCCTGCTTATGTTGAGTGCTCTGAAAATGAAGCTCAATACCAGGGTTTGAAGGGGGAATGGTTAAAGAAAACCTATAAATGGGACAAAGATACCCCTGGCCTCCACTTCCATGACATGCCTGCTTACCAAAAGTTCCTTATTGAAAAATATGGAACTAATGATGAAGTGTCTAAGGGACACCGTGAAGTATTTTTTGATATTGAGATTGAAATGGGTGGAGCACTTACAGAAGAGTATATTAAAGAAGCTCCTAAACCTGTAACTTCAATTGCTTGGTATGATAAAACACCTGATGAATGGGTAATTCTTATTTTAGATAAAAAGAATCAAATTAAACATACTAAGGGACACAAAGAAATTATCCCTTGTGCTAGTGAAGAAGAACTACTTAGTAAGTTTATAGAAAAATTTAGAGAAATAAACCCAGACATCCTTGTAGGATGGAATAGTGATTACTTTGATATTCCTTATCTTTATTTTAGGATTAGTAGAGTGCTAGGTGAAGATTTTGCTAATGCCTTATCTCCTATAGATGTTGTAAAAGACGAAAGTGCTTGGAACCGCAACGGATGGCTCAATATTGCAGGAGTTGAATCACTAGACTATATGAAACTACATAAAAAGTTTAGTTTCCGAGATGAACCCTCAATGAGACTAGATGCTATTGGAGAAAAATATGTTAATTTAGGTAAAGTTGAATATGATGGTAATCTAGATCGTTTATTCGAAGATGATATCCAAAAGTTTATTCAATACAACTTTCGAGATGTAGAAATACTTAAGGCACTAGATGAAAAATTTGAATATATTGGCCTTGTAAAAAACCTATCACATAAAGGAAAACACAATTATGGAGAGGTTTATGCAAACACTAAAACCCAAGACGGAGCAATTTCAGCTTATTTGTTAGGACAAAATATTGTCCCACCTTCTAGAGATAAAAATCCAATTCATAAAAAGGGTTATGCAGGTGGTTATCTATTTTGTCCTGCTGCAGGTTTGTATAAGTACATGTTTGATGAGGATCTAACTTCACTGTATCCTTCAATTATTATGTCTCTTAACATTGGTAAAGAAACATATGTTGGTAGAGTAATGGATTTGTTTGATGATCGAAATAATCGTTTAGGGTTAAATGATCTTAAAGCAATGGACCCTAATAAAGAATTGTGTGTTGAAAACCTACAACGTAAACAAACTTATATTCCCTGTAAAAAAATTATTGAAACTATAGAAAATAATAACTTAGCCATCTCAGCTAATGGTGTAATGTTTAGAACTGATAAGCCTTCTGTTTTGTCAACTATACTTGCTAAATGGTTTGATGAGCGAGTGGAATATAAAGGTTATATGAAAAAAGCATATAAAGCTGGTGATAAAGAAAAGGGTGCGTTTTGGCATCAACGTCAACACACAATGAAAATTTTGTTAAATAGCTTGTATGGTGCAACTGCTCTTGGTAGTTTTAGATACGGTAACGTAATCCTTAGTGAGGCAATCACTCTATCTGGTCAGCGTATTATTCAAGAAAGTGCTTTGTGTGCTAATAGACATATGAATAAAGTAATTAGAGGAGAAGTAAAACTATGATACACTTAGAAGAAACACCTTGGTGGATATGTGACGAAGGAGATAAAAATTTCTGTGCTTATGTAGACACAGACTCAAATTACTTTAACGCTGAACCCCTCTTACTACATCTCTACCCAGATTTTGAAAGTAAAACTGATGAAGAAAAAGACAACCTACTTGAACAAATCGCACTTAAGTATCAGGACATCATTACTTCTCATTATGATGAGTTGGCTAGGGACTGCTTCAATGTCGGTACACATCGACTTGAAATGAAAACAGAGTGCGTTATCCGTTCTGCTTATTTTAGAGCAACTCGTAGATATGCTCAGTGGATAACTAAACAAGAGGGTATAGCTAAAGAATCACTAGATGTTAAAGGACTTGAGTTTAAAAAAGCTAACTTTCCTCCTATATTTGGAGATTTCTTTAATGATATCTTAGAGCAAATTCTAAAAGGAGCAGATCAAAAACATATTGATAAGTTAATTTTAGATTTTAGGAATCATGTTATGTCTAAAGATTTAGATATAGCTAAACTTGGCAATCCTACCTCTGTAAAAACACTAAATGAGTATGTAGTTCGTAAACCTAGAGCAGGTGAGGTAATGACTGAACTTAAAAAAGGTGCCCCTGTTAATGTTAAGGCAGCAGTAAAGTATAATGATTTGCTTAACTTTTGGGGTATTAAAAACCATAGCCGAATAGTACAGGGAGATAAAATCAAATGGGTCTATTTAAAAGATAATCCCTACAAAATTGAACAAATAGGCTTCTTAACCTTTGACATGCCAGATAAGTTTCGTATATTTCTTGAGGACTATGCTGATAGGAAAAAATCATTTGAAACTATACTACAATCTAAGTTGGAAGGGTTTTATAATGACCTAGGCTGGACATTAAATTTAAATCCAAACATAAATAAATTTTTTAGTTTCTAATGATATCAAAAAATAGATTACAATCAGTTATCTCTAAGTATTATCTTGGAGGTAAAGTAGAATCCGTTAAATGGGAAATTGAAGGAGGTACTTTAACTATCGACTTTATGGCTCCTACTAAGGATATGATTGGTAGGGTAATTGCTTGGGAATTTCCTATCACAACTGAGGGCACATTAGCTATCTTTAACACAACTCAACTTAATAGGCTATTGAATGTACTATCAGGTGATTTGGTACTTGATGCTGAAAAAACCAAAGCAATACTTACTAAACTTAATATCCAAGACGCCAAATCTACTATTAACTACTCACTTGCTGATCCACTTATGATACCTAAAGTAGGTGAGGTAAATGAAGATGTTCAATGGCAAGCTAGAGCTAATTTTGATAATGAAGACTTCCAAACGTTTATTAGAGCAGCAGGAGCTATTCAAGGAAACGAGCTTGTTACAGTAAACCCCACACAAGATATTATCGGTAACTCAGTACTTCAATTTACATTTGGTGAACGTATGGATTTCTCAAATAAAGTAGAATTTCATGTTGCAGCTAAATTTGAAGATAATGTTAGAGAAGATAATAAGATTCCCTTTAGTAGTGAAATGCTTAGAGAAATATTTAACGCTAACAAAACGTCAGATGAATGTCAAATGAGTTTTGTGGATGATGGCCTTCTTCGCCTTATCTTTAGATCCGAAGATGAGAATATAGACTCTATGTACTTTGTCGTACGAAAAGCAGATTATTAATATTTATTGACATGGAAAAAAAAGAAACAACGTATGGGGAAATGGCATTTGGAACCCCTACTTGGAAAATAGGTCCCATAGAAGGTTTTCTTAAAAGAAAGTTTCCTAATGAAGATAAAGACATAGATGCTTTCTTATATAATGAAGCCCCACAAACATACCCTGAAAGATCAGAGTATAATGGGTTTTATAAAGGGTGGGATTCAACTGAACCTAATCCTGTTAAATCTAGTGATCAAGAAGCAGAAGCTTATTTTATTAGGGATTATAATAGATTTAAAGAAGAAAAAAATCTAAATGAATGGACAAAGCGCCAATGGCAGCGTCGCGCAGGAATTATCAAATAATTTGGTAATTTCTTAAAAATTATGTATATTTATTGGTGACTTTAGGGCACCAACCTAGTTATTATAATTATTAACCGTCACCTTAGGGGACACAAAACAAAACAAAATGACACACGTATTATTTAATGAAAATTATACTAGTCCACTTGATGTACTAGTTAGAAATTTTTTCGACTCACAAGGTACATTTGATAAGCCTAGTCGACCCACAGTAACACATCCTATTGATGTATTTGAAGATCAAAATGGCCTTACACTCGAAGTAGCTTGTACGGGTATTGATAAAAAAGATGTAAACATTAACATTGAAGGGGATGTTCTTAGACTTTCCTATGACAAAGGAAAACCCACCCCATCAACCCAAACTGAAGAAAATGGAACCCGCTACTACCACTCAGGTATTAAAAAAAGTAACTTCAATTTAGGTTGGAAAATCTCCCGTAGGTTTAATCTAGCTAAAGCTAATGCTGAAATGGTAAATGGTTTGCTTGTAATTAGTATCCCGTTTGCACTTGAATCAAAACCAAAATCAATTACTATTAAGTAATTTACTTTAGGGTTGGTGTCCTGAAGATCCTTTCGTATATTCCCGCGTATTAGAAAAAACAAAGTTATGAATTTTATTAAAGACCCACTCCTCGGTGAGTATTTCATCCAAGTTGATGATTACAACTATTCTGTTTACAAAACAATCATGCCAGATAGTGGTACACCTTATGATTCCTGTATAGGACATTGTAGTAGCCTCGAAGCAGCACTTAATAAGGTTGTTGAAAATAAAATGAAACAAAGTTCTTATACTAGTATTAAGGATTATATTATTGAACTTAGAAATATTAAAAACGAATTTAAACAACACTTTTTGTAATGGTAAAAGCATTATTTAACGCGGTTATTATAAAACCGATCGAAGAAGAAGAAAGTGTCCATGGGAGCATTATTGTTCCTGATATGGGCAAAGAAAAAAACCTTAAAGGTGAAGTAGTATCTGTTGGTCCTGGTTACTATTCAGGTATGGGACACTTTATTGAGACTACTATAAAAGTAGGGGATATTGCACTTCTTCCCCAAATGGGTCCTACTAAAGTAGACTATGAAGGGCAGGAATACTACATGATTGAAGAAAATAAAATTTTAGGAATTATTGAAAAATGAATAAAACAACTATCGTAAACTACGGAGACGACTCCCGTAAAAAATTAATTAGTGGGGTTAATCAACTCGCAGATGCAGTCGTAACTACTTTGGGGCCAAATGGTCGTAATGTTGTTATCCAAAATGAACAAGGTGTTCCCCAAAGTACTAAGGATGGAGTAACTGTAGCTAAAGCTATTGAACTTGAGGATACTGTTGAAAATACGGGTGCTCAAATGGTTAAGCAGGCTGCTATTAAAACTGCTGAACAAGCAGGTGATGGTACTACCACTTCTACTTTGCTGGCCCGTGAAATTGTAAATGCAGGTATGCGCTACAGTGATAAGGGACATAACATTGTAGAGATTAAACGTGGTATTGATGTATGTGTTAAAGCCCATGTAGATTATCTTAGGGAGATATCTCAAGATATTTCTAGCGAAAAGCAACTCCGCCAGGTAGCTACTATCTCAGCTAATAATGATGAAGAGGTAGGTGAGTTGATTGCTACTGCTATGGAAAAAGTTGGACGTGATGGTGTAGTAACTATTGAAGAGTCACGTACAGGTGAAACCTACCTTGAAACAGTAGAGGGCCTACAATTTGATAGGGGCTATAAATCACCTTATTTTGTTACTAACAATGACAATATGAGTTGTGTACTCAAGGATGCAGCTATTCTTTTTTATAACGGTAGAATTACTACTGTAAAAGATTTGCTCCCCCTCCTTGAAAATCTATCACAGCAAGCTAAATCACTTCTTATTGTTGCTGAAGATATTGATGGTGAAGCACTTGCTACACTTGTTGTTAATAAAATGAGAGGTATTTTGAACGTATGCTGTGTTAAAGCCCCTGATTTTGGTGATCGTCGTACTTTGCTTATGAATGATATGGCTACCCTTACAGGTGGTACTGTTGTTGATAAAGACAAAGGTATGAAACTTGATAAGTTTGACCTAAATTGGTTAGGTGAGTGCCGTACAGTTACTGTCACTAAAGAATCAACTACTCTTGTTGATGGTGCAGGTACCGAAGAAGCTATTGAGGGGCTGTGTGCCCAACTTCAATCTCAAATTGAAAATTCTACTTCACCTTTTGAAACTGAAAAACTCCAAGAGCGTTTAGCTAAACTTACAGGTGGAGTAGCTGTTGTCCATGTAGGTGGGAACACTGAAACTGAAATGCGTGAACGTAAAGATAGAGTTGATGATGCTCTTCAAGCTACTAAAGCGGCTATTGAAGAAGGTATTGTACCTGGTGGGGGAGTAGCATTGCTTCGTTCTAGTGAAAACGTAACGTGTAAAACTACTAACGATGACCAAAAACTAGGATGTGCTATTATGAATGCAGCTCTGCGTAAACCCTTTAGACAAATCCTTATAAATGCTGGTATAGAAGATGCTCCCCGCATCGAATTTAGTACTACATCAGCTGAAAATGCTAATATAGGTTACAATATTAAAACTGGTAAGTTTGATGATTTCCTTAAAAAAGGTATTATTGATCCTACCAAAGTTACGCGTTGTGCTCTCGAAAATGCAGCTTCAATTGCAGGTACTATTTTGTTAACAGAATGTACTGTAGTTAATAAACCTCAAGAAAATCAAGATGAGGTTGGAGCTATGTCTGGAATGTATTAATTTTAGCCAATGGCTGAATTTGAAACAGTAGAGCAAAAGCAACTAATCGCTAAAAGGGTACCACCGGGAGACCGGTGGTCCCTTACTAGTGATAGTAGTACTATTTATGAGTCACTTACAGACACATTAGAAGCATATTTTCAAAAAACTAAATTTAACAAAGCATTTTATTTAGATCCTATTGGAAGTGCTTTGTATGCTGTAGATAGAGTAGAAGTAGAAATAGAACAGGAACCAATCAAAACATTTGATTTTTATGGAGATGGCTATTAATAATAGTTTATGGGTAGAAAAGTATCGGCCCAATGTACTTGAAAATTATGTAGGCAATGAGCATCTAAAAAATATTGTTAAACGATATTTAGAAGAGAACGATATACAAAATCTAATCTTCTATGGACCCGCTGGTACAGGAAAAACTACACTCGCCAAACTTTTGGTTAAGAATCTTGATTGTGAGCACCTTTATATTAATGCCAGCGATGAAAGAGGTATTGAAACAATTAGGGATAAAGTATCGGGGTTTGCTAGCACAATGTCGTTTAAACCACTTAAAGTGGTTATTCTGGATGAGGCTGATTTTCTTACTATCCAGGCACAAGCTTCTCTCCGCAATGTCATTGAAACGTTCTCTAAAAGTACAAGGTTTATATTAACTTGTAATTACGTAGAGCGTATTATTGATCCTCTACAGTCACGTTGCCAAGTACTTAAAATTGTACCCCCAACTAAAGGTGCTGTTGCTGCACACCTTTTTAATATCTTATCTAAAGAGAATGTACAACATAGCACTGACCATCTTAAAGATCTTGTAAACCAATATTACCCAGATGTACGTAAAATGCTTAACGTATGCCAAATGTCTACTAAAGATGGTGAGCTTGTATTAGATAAACAAACACTTGTATCATCCAATTATGTTGATAAAGTTATTGAATTATTGGTTAATCCAAATTCATTTAAACAAATTCGACAAGTAATTGCAGATTCCAATGTAAATGATTTTGAAGCGCTATATAAAGCTTTATATGAGCGTATGGACGAATACACATCACGTCCTGCAGAAGCAATTATTATTATTGAAGAATATATGTACCATTCAAATTTCCGAATTGATAAGGAAATTAACATAATGGCATGTATTTCTAAACTACTTGAAATCTCTGGTAAAGTTGTTATATAAAGACATATTTGAATTTGGAGAACGAATGTTTCTATTGTATCGTACCGCTAAGGTTACTGATAAAATAGATCCTAACATATTAAAACAATACTGGCATTGTGACACAGTGCTTAAAAAAGAAGAATTATATTATTTTTGCAACGAAATTAAAACAATAAACTATGAAGAAATCAGAAATGACAGCTCAACAACCACAACTTGATTTGAGCAAAACTACCTCAATCACTACTGAAAATGGGGACCAAATATTTAAGCAAGGATTTGTCTTGCGTAAAGTATCCCGTTTTATTACAGGTGGTGAGGATGCTGTCCTCCCCATTCCAGTATTTTATGATGGGGCCACAGGAAAAATTTACTCGGAAACTCTCCCATCTGAATTGAGAGACGAGTATGACACTTTTTGATTGGCTCAAAGAGTTAACAGGTAAGAAACGAGATTGGGACTCCTTCTCGGATAAAGAGAGGGAGTCCTTTAATCCTTATATGGTTAATCGTTTTTTATCTATGCACCAACCCTTTGTTGAGTTGGTAAATTATGTTCAAACCATACCTTACACTGATAAGAAAAAATACTATACAGTGTATTGTGGTTTACTCCCTAAACAAAATGTTTGGTTAAAATACATTAAATCAAGTATGAAACAACCCAATAAAAAATTAGTGGAAACAATTGCTTCCCTCTATGAAGTTTCTACCGCTCAAGCAGTAGATTGGATAAACATACTTGATAAAAAGTATATTAAGGAAGCACTACAACAACAGGGCTTACAAAAAGACGAAATTAAAGAATTATTTAAGTAATGGATAGCATAGTTACCTCAGTAATTAAACAATTTGAAACCCGTTCTAAAATGGGTGAACAAAAGTATGGAGTTAACATGGATCGAGGAGATCTACAATTCCCCGAATGGGTCACTCATATGAAAGAAGAGTTAATGGATGCCATACTTTATTTAGAGAAATTAGAAAAAATATATGGCCAAGAAGCCCCAAATACTCAAGGAGATACAGAATAAAGAATTGCCTGAGGTAAATTATGCTTACCAAAAGACAATTTCTTATTCGCAAATGTCTATGTACAGGAGTTGCCCACACAAGTGGGCACTCCAGTACAAAGATGGACACTATCAAAATGAACAATCTATCCATTTTACTTTTGGTACGGCAATGCATGAAGTAATCCAAGATTGGCTTACTGTATTATATGAACAGTCAGGGGTAAAAGCAGATGCTATGAATTTAGAGGAGTTATTTCAAGAAAAATTTATAGGATTGTATAAAGAAGGATACAAACAAAATAAAGACACCCATTATTCCTCCCCAGAAGAACTACGAGAGTTTTTTGAAGATGGTGTAGCAATACTTGACTTTCTTAAGAAAAAACGTAAACAATACTTTGGTAATCGTGGTTGGCATCTAGCAGGAATCGAGTTACCAATTGTAATGAACGTTGGTAGAAATTTAGTATACAAAGGTTTTATTGACCTCGTATTATACCATGAACCCACAAACAAATTTTATGTATACGATATAAAAACGTCTACTAGGGGATGGAACGATACAGCTAAAAAAGACGAAAACAAGCAAATGCAGCTTGTGCTTTATAAGAAGTTCTTTAATGAACAATATGGTATCCCGCTTGAAAATATAGAAGTGGAATTCTTTATTGTGCGTAGAAAAATATGGGAAAATAGTGATTACCCAATTCATAGAGTACAACAACATAGACCCGCTGCAGGTAGAAATAAACTTAAAAAAGCAGACCGTATATTAGATGAGTTTATTACTGAGTGTTTTTCTTCTGAAGGGAAACATTTAAACGTGGAGCACCCAAAAATTGTATCTAAATTATGTGAATGGTGTCCCTTTAATAATAATAAAGAGTTATGCAACAAATAATTACTCAAGAGTCTAAAGAATTAGTTGAATTTATTTCAAATAATATGGAGAGTCATACTTTCCATCATCATTATCATATATTATACGATTTAAGAACTTTTTTAGGGAAAGATTCTATTAATTATGTTGAAATAGGATGTTTTGCTGGAGGGTCAGCATGTTTAATGACCTCCCACCCCTATCCTACCAATTGCTTATCTATTGATATAGGAAGCCCCATCCCCCCAGAAATAGCTAAAGCAAATGTAGCTAAATATAAAAAGGAACATAATACTTGGGAATACTTTAAAGGTAGTTCTCGTAATCTTTCTACTATTAATATTGTAAAAAATAAATTCCCTGTAATTGATCTTTTGTTTATTGATGGGGATCATAGTTATCAAGCTGTAATTGATGATTTTTATAACTATAAAGATTTAGTTCCTGTAGGAGGCTATATTATATTTGATGATTACTTAGATTTTAAACACTCCCCTGAAGTAAAACCAGCTGTAGATCATATAGTAAAAGAGTTAGACCCCAATTATGAAATAATTGGAACTTTAAAAAATGAATTTAAAGCTAAACCTGCTTCTAAAGAGTTAAGCAACGAATTTATAATTAAAGTTAAATATTAAAAATGGCCAACGGGATATATAAAATTACTGAAGAGTTTGAAGCCAAACTCGCAGATTATACAGGAGCAAGGTATGCTATTACGGTAGATAATGCTTCTAATGCTTTATTTTTAGCTTTAAAGTATGAAAATATAGAAGGAAAAGAAATTACTATTCCTTCTAGAACCTACCCATCAGTCCCTTGTGAAATTATTCATGCTGGGGGGAAAGTTAAATTTAAACCTGTAAAAGGAAAGACCATAAAAGGAGCATACCAATTAGAGGGCTCTAACGTATGGGATTCTGCTCTAAGATTTACAGCAGACATGTATTTACCTAACACACATATGTGTATTTCATTCACTGGACCTTATAAACATTTTAAGCTATCTAAAGGTGGTGCTATATTAACTGACTCACATGAGGCTTATTTATGGTTTAAAAGAGCTAGATATAGTGGAAGAAGAGAATGTTCATATCACGAAGATAACTTTGATATGTTAGGTTGGAACTTTTACATGATGCCGGAACTTGCAGCTAGGGGGTTGTTACTTATGGGACAATTCTATGAAATGGGTGGTGGTAAGAAACACAATGAAGATTTGGAACTACCTTATCCCGATTTAAGTAAATTTGAAATATATAAGAAATGATATCAAACAAATCAAAAATAGGTAAAAATGTAGAAATTCATCCCCTAGCACTAATAGAAGATGGTGTAGAAATTGGTGATAACACTAAAATTGGTCCGTTTTGCATTGTGAGGACTGGTGCGAAGATTGGTAAGAATTGTTCATTTACTGCTTATTGTGAAATTAGAAATAACGTCGTAGTGGGTGATAGAACCTCTATGGGAAGCAGATGCACAATCTCAGCAAACGCTACTATTGGGAAAAATTGTGTAATTAAATATGGGTTTGTATTAACCGACACTCCAAACCTTGAAGAAAATTCAACAAAAATTGTAAAAGGTATAGGTAATTTTGTGCTAATTGGTGCAAATGTAACCTTAATGCCTGATACATCAGTTGGAAATAATTCAATTATAGGTGCTAATTCCCAAGTAAGAAATGATATTCCTGCAGATGAAATTTGGTATGGGATTCCCGCTAAAAAATATAAGGACAATAAATGATATTATCAATTTTACCTAATACTAAAGAAGGAATGATTACTTATTATGTAGGTGATAATCCTGAACATGTAAAACATTTAAAAAATTGTAAATTATTTTGCAAACAAAAATTTGAAGGATTAAATAATGTAGTACAAGTTATTGTAAAAAATCCCCAACTAGAATTTTATAGGTTATCCCATCAAGTAAAATACCCATACACTTTTGATAAAAAATCATATATTAAGGGTGATAATTGTTCTATAGACCCTACAGCTGTAATTGGTGATGGTGTTGTAATTGGTGATAATGTAATTATTGGCCCTAATTCTGTAGTTTATTCTAAAACTGAAGTAGGAAATGGAACAAGGATAGATGCTAATTGCAGTATTGGAACCGAAGGTATGATGTGGGTGTGGGATGGGGCTACTAAAGTTTTTTTAAGACAATTAGGTGGAGTTAAAATAGGAAACAACTGTATTATTGGTAGTAATACTTCAATAGTAAGAGGATCAGCAAATGAATACACAACCTTAAAAGACAATGTTAACTTAGCTCCTGGTTGCTGTATAGGTCATGGAACTAAAATTGGAGAAAATGTACATTTTGCTAATAATGTTACTATAGGGGGTTCTGTTAAGATATCTAATAATTGTTTCTTAGGTTGTGCCACCATCATAAACCCTAGAATAGAACTCCAATCAGATAATATAATATTAGGAGCAGGAAGTGTAGTAATTAAAAACATAAAAGATAGTGGAGTTTATATAGGAATTCCTGCTAAAAAGAAAAAAAACATTGAACCCAACCTTAAAGGAATTCCACTATGGAACTTATAAATAAAAAATATAGTAACCCTAAATTAGCAATAGTTGTAACTACTTATTATAGACCTGATGGTAAAACATTTAGTTATATAAAAAATACCTTACAAAGTGTTTTTAACCAAACATATAAAAATTGGAAAATATACTTAATAGGAGATAATTACAAAGACAAAGCAGAATTTGAACAAATAATTAAACTTTGCCCCCCAAATAAAACCCTACCCATTAACCTTCCAGTGGCTGTAGAAAGGAAAAGGTATCCTAAAGGAGGAGAGGATTTATGGCATAGTGGGGGTGCCCACGGTACCAACATAGGGATAGAATATGCTATAAACGAAGGTTATGATTATATCTGTAAATTAGACCACGATGATATTTATTTTCCTGATCATTTAGAAACCTTAGCTACAGCAATAGAAACTACTCAATCTCCATTTCTTTATACTAAATCCAAATACCTAAATGGTGTTTTACCCCGCCAAAACCCCCCAGAACTTTATACTAATCTCCCCCCAACTCCTATTAATATAATTAATTCTAGTACTTGTATTAACTATAGAATTATACCTTTAAGAAGAAGAGACCCTTTATATTTTTATGGAAGACGTGAACCTGGAGATATAAATTTTTATAATAGAGTTAACCCTTGGATGAAACAACATGATTTAAAACCTGTATTTATCAATAAGTTAACTGTTGATCATTTTGAGGAGGGTTATACCCGAAACACATCTTTTTAATTTCGCGAATATTTATATCAAAATATATTAGCTATGAAAAAAGATTTAACATTAACAAGCGTAAAAATTCAAAGTGATTTATTTGAAGAATTTAAAGTAGCATGTGTTAGACATAAGTTTTCTTTTCAAAAACTTGCTGACCGTTGTGTTCATTTGTATCTTACTGATGAAGACTTTAAACGTCAAATCCACAATCACAATAGTTTAGATTTATAATAAAAAAACAAAATGGTTACGAAAATGAAAGGATATGTTCCCAAAGAGGAACGTAAAAAGATACTCCTAATGTGTGATGATATTAGGACTCATTCGGGAATAGGGACTATAGCCAAAGAAATGGTGCTCCATACCTGCCATCACTATAATTGGGTAAATATAGGAGCAGCAATACAACACCCTGAAGAAGGAAAAATTATAGATTTAAGCCCTGAAACCAATAAAATAACAGGATTAGAAGACACCTCAGTAACTATATACCCTAGTAATGGGTATGGGAACCCCGATGCAGTGAGGTTCTTTATAAAAAGAGAGCAGCCTGATGCCATTTTTATATTTACTGACCCCAGATATTGGACTTGGTTGTTTCAAATGGAAAACGAAATTAGGCAAAATATTCCTATTATTTATTTAAATATTTGGGACGACTTCCCAGCCCCAATGTATAATAAAGAATATTATGAATCATGTGATTTGTTAATGGGCATTTCAAAACAGACTGTTAATATAAATAAATTAGTATTAGGAGATAAAGCTAAAAATAAAATTATTTCTTATGTTCCCCATGGGCTAAATCATAAAATATTTTTCCCTATCGACAAATCACACGAAAAAGCCACTCAGCTTGAAGAGTTTAAAACTGAGCTTTTTAAAGGCAAAGAATATGATTTTGTTACCCTTTACAACTCTAGAAACATTAGGCGTAAACAGATACCAGATACTATTTGGGCCTATAAACAATTCGTTGATAAACTTACTCCCAAGCAAGCTGAGAAATGTCTTCTAATATTAAAAACCCAAAGGATAGATCCTAATGGTACCAATTTACCTGCTGTTATTGAAACTTTGTGTGGGGATGATAAAAAGTATAACATTTTATTTGTAGAGGATAAATTGGATACTGAGCATATGAATTTTCTATATAATTGCTCTGATGTTCAGATCCAACTTACATCTAATGAAGGGTGGGGGTTAAGTTTAACCGAAGCTTTACTTGTAGGTAACCCTATAGTAGCTAATGTTACCGGGGGAATGCAAGACCAAATGAGATTTATAGATAATAAAGGAAAATGGTTTACCCCTAATGAGAAAATACCTTCAAACCATAGAAAAACATATACCCAACATGGAGAATGGGCCTTTCCTATTTTCCCTTCAAGTATTTCAATCCAAGGTTCCCCTCCTACCCCTTATATTTTTGATGATAGATGTGATTCTAGTGATGCCGCTAATAGATTATTTGAGGTATGGGAAATGGGGGCTAAAGAAAGAAAAATTAAAGGAGAAATAGGAAGAAAGTGGGCTCTAAGTGATGAAGCAGGATTCACTGCAGAAAAAATGTCCTACCGTATTATAGATAATATAGATACATTATTTAAAAATTGGAAGCCCCGAGAAAGGTATGAACTAATCAAAATAGACACTAGAAAACCAAAAGTAACACCCCATAAATTAGAATATTAATGAAACCTTTATTTATAATAAGTTGCCCCATAGACACTTACTCAGGTTATGGAGCACGTTCTCGAGATTTAGTTAGAGCTATTATTGAGCTTGACAAATATAATGTAAAAGTTCTACCCCAAAGATGGGGGAGTTGCCCTTGGGGGTTTATAGAAAATAATTTAGAGGAATGGGGATTTATACAACCCCACCTTCTTCCTCCAGGTAATCAACTTCCTGCGAAACCCCAAGTGTGGGCTCAAATTAGTGTACCTAATGAATTCCAACCTGTAGGGGAATATAATATTGGAATTACTGCCGGCATAGAAACCACCGTATGTGATCCCTCATGGATCCAGGGATTAAATAGAATGGATTTAAATTTAGTATCTTCAAATCATTCCAAAAATACATTTGAAAACCTTAGATTTGAACATAAAGAAGGAGATACTCCTGTTGAAATATATATAGAAAAACCTATAGAAGTATTATTTGAAGGAGCGGATTTAACTAAATATTTTCCTTCAAAAGAAACTAATAAATTTGATTTAAAAGATATAAAAGATCAATTTGCTTACTTATTTGTAGGACATTGGATGCAAGGAGTTGTAGGAGAAGATAGGAAAAATGTAGGCCTAATGATAAAACTCTTCTACGAAACATTCAAAAACCAGAAAAAAACACCTGCATTAATTTTAAAAACTAGTGGGGCGGGTGCATCTTATATGGATAGAGAAATGATCTTAGATAAAATAGATGAAATTAAAAAAACAATAGAAGCAGACACTTTACCTAATATTTATTTACTTCATGGTGAACTTACTGATGAAGAGATGAATAATCTTTACAATCATAAAAAAGTTAAAGCTATGATATCTTTAACTAAAGGGGAAGGATTTGGTAGACCCTTATTAGAATTTAGTTTAACTAAAAAACCTATTATTACTACTAATTGGAGTGGCCATATTGATTTTTTAGATAGTAAATTTACTACTTTGTTAGAAGGAAAGCTTACTAAAGTACATGATAGTGCATTAGTAAAAAACATTCTCCTTAAAGAAGGAAGTTGGTTCTCAGTAGAACCCTCTCAGGCAGTTTCCTATTTAAAAGATGTTTTTGATAACTATCCTAAATATAAAAAACAGGCATTACTCCAATACCATAAAAGTAAAAACCATTTTAGTTATGGAAATATGAAACAAGCTTTAGAGGTAATAATGGAAGAACACTTACCTGATGTCCCTAATGAAATTAGTTTGAAATTACCTAAACTTAAAAAATTAGAAAATGTTGAAAGATAAATTAACAATATGTCCTCGTTGTGGAAGCGATGCTTGTTACGAACAAGAAATGGGGGCGGATTACGTTATAAGTTTATGTTATGGGTGTGGATTTACAACTAATACTTTAATGCAATCTGGCAGTTCATTTCTTAGTGAGCAAATAGAAATACTTCCCGAGTTGTATAAGGATCTTATTTATGTAGATGATAAAGGTTTAAATTGGATGCCTTCTGCTACTAATAATCCTGAAAAAGGAATGGTGTATGCTGATGGTAAAAATGTTAAAGAATGGAGATGGGCTGCTGTAAAAGCTCTTTCTGAAGATCAAAGTGAAAAAACTTATAAAATGGATATGCAAAATCTAAAACACTTTGCCGAACACGATTATATGGAAGCTCTTGATTATATTGGTATGTTTAAAGAAGAAAAAAAATGAAAATAAGTTACGGCCTTACAGTATGTAATGAAGATAAAGAAATAGATAATTTAATTTCTTATTTAATAGAAAAAATTGACAATGAAGATGAAATTGTAATAGTATATGATAAGAATCGGATTACTAATGAGACTATAGAAGTTCTTGAAAAGTATGAAGATGACATTGATTACTATCCTTTTGATTTTAAACAAAACTTTTTAGAAAATAAAAATTACCTCCAAACTAAATGTACTGGGGACTACATATTTCAATTAGATGCTGATGAGATTCCTAGTGAGATTCTTCTAATTAACCTAAAAAATATCCTTAAAGAGAACCCTGTTGATTTATTAATTACCCCCAGAAAAAACATAGTAGAAGGTCTTACCCCCCAACACACTAAACAATGGGGATGGCAGGTATCACCTGAAGGATGGGTAAACTGGCCTGACCCTCAAAAAAGAATATATAAAAATTCCTCCAAAATTCAGTGGGAAGGACATCAAGTACATGGGATGGTTAAAGGTTATGAAACTTATGTTACTTTACCTATGGAAGAACATTTTAGTATTATTCATAATAAAGAAATAGAACGACAAGTTTTTCAAAATAATAGATATGCACAAATAGGATGAAAGTAGCTATTATTTTACATTTACACTATCAAGATTTGTGGCCTTGGTTTAGAGTTAGGTTAAAATCTATTTTGCAAAATAATCCTAAAACTGATTTGTATGTTAGTGTAAACAATTTAAATACCCCCTATATAAAAGATATTAGTAAGTATAGTAAAGAAGTATTTTTAGTAGAAAATAAAGGGTTAGATGTAGCTCCTTTCTTACATGTTTGTGATCAAATTAAGTCAATTCCTTATAAATATTATATAAAGATCCATGGAAAAAAGTCTATTCATACCCCTAAGTTAGGAGAAATGTGGAGAACTCAATTAGTAGATAGCTTTTTACATAGTAATATGCAATATGTTACTGCTCTTTCTGAGCTTTCATCTAATACGGTCCCCTGTATGGTAGGTTCTGCTCCTTGGTTATTTAGTGAAACTTTAGATAACGTAAATTATCTAGATGCTCTTCCCTTTATAAAAAAAGCATTAAAACTCCTCAACACAGACTCTACTTTAGTATTTAAAGATAAAAGACTTGCCCCTCCTTTTTTTGCTGGGACTATGTTTTTAGTAAATGATCTCTATATGAAAAATCTTTATAATTTAATAGATATTCCTTCTCTCCTTCCTAAATTTGAAGAGGGATATGACCGCTATGGTAGTTTAGCCCATGGGTTCGAAAGGTTATTAGGTTACCTTACTACAACTTTATTTGAAGGTGAACTATATAGCATAAAAATTACTTCTTAATAAAATAATTTTAAAATATGATTTCTGTAATTATTCCTACTTATAAAGAACCTGAAGTTTTAGATCTGTGTTTAAAATCTGCTATTGAAGGTCAAACTGAAAAGAATCAAATAATAGTAGTAGTAGATGGTTTTTATGATCTAAATAAAGAGATCCTTGAAAAGTATAAAAAACACATTGAAATCCTTAACTTAGAAGAAAATGTGGGTCTTAGCAGGGCTACTAACTTAGGAGTTTTTAATGCTACATCAAACAAAATCCTTATAGTCAACGATGACAATGTATTCCCAGACCAATGGGATATAGCATTAATAGCAAGTTATTCTCCTGGATCTGTAGTTACTCCCAATCAAATTGAACCTATTCCTAGCATGTTCAAACAGATGCATATTAAAAATTTAGGTAGGGATCCTAAAAAGTTTGATTTAAAGGCATTTTGGGAGTATGAAGAAAGTATTATAGAAGAAAGTAAAGTTGAAGAAACTGGGTGTACCTTACCTATTTTTATGAATAAATGGGATTATATGAAAATAGGGGGATGGGATGAATCTTATCCTGGTGCTTGGGTTGTTGATTGGGACTTTTTTCTTAAATGTGAGATAGCAGGATTAAGAATGTTAAGAACTTACGAGTGCCATTTTTATCACTTTGTTTCATATGGCACAGAAGCTACTTATGAAGAAAAAATTAACAAACAGCAAAAAGAACAACTTTGCCACGAATATTTTAAGTACAAATGGGGGCAATGGGCTAAACACAACCCAGACAATAACTCTAAAATGTTAGATTTCTAAATATTTATAACCATGGATAAGGAAAATAAAAAACGTGAAATCCTTGCTGTGGAAATACTTTATGATGATAAAGAAGATTTAGATATACTAACTGAATCTGAGGATTTCCACAAGCTATTATTTGATGAAGTTGTAAGTGGGATAGAAGAAGCATTAGAGACTAACTTTACTCAAGCTAAAATAATCCACATACCTAATTTAGAATGTTCAGTAATAATATACAGACGTAATTTTAAAGCTGCTATTGAAGGAGTTATTAAGTTTTACGAGAAACAAGAAGATTATGATAAGTGTGCTAAATTGGTTAAGTTAAAACAAAAGGTTAATGGGGCAGAAAAAAGAAATAAAGGAAATACTTGAATCTATTTTAGGAACCACTGTTCACCTTACTAGTGATAAGGCAGACACTGAAGCTAAAATAAAAAATGAGTTTATTCGTATAATAGGTTTATTTGAGGAAGCTTGGCAGCGTCAACATAAATTGTACGATGAATTTAAAATAGATATATCAACAATTGATGATATTTACTTTCAAGTTATAGAAAGTCTAGTCCATTTCTGCTTTGAACCTGTTGCTGCAGAAGCTATACTATTTTATGTATACACAAGATTTGACGATAATAAACGAGTAGTACCCTTTTTAGATGATGAAGGTGTTGAATATATGTTTAATACTAAAGAAGAATTGTGGGAATACTTAGTAGATCTAAAAATAAAAATAGATAAAAATGCCCAAGGCAAAACCCCTAAGTAAACAACAGATACAAGCAGCTATGAATAAGACTATGTCTAACCGTGCAGCCGCTCGTTACTTAGGTGTTTCCTACATTCACTACAAAAAATGGGCCAAAAATTATGAAGCCACTGAAGAAGGTTACCCAGACCTATTTGAACAACATAAAAACCAAGCAGGTAAAGGTATACCCAAGTTTTTAAATGGTAGTGTAAAACAACCTGCTGTGTTAGACATTATAGAAGGTAGAGTTGATAGTTCCCACTTTTCAGCTGCTAAAATTCGTGAGAGAATGATAGGGGAGGGTTATTTAGAGGATTGTTGTTCAAATTGTTCATTTAATGAACGCAGGGTGTTAGATTACAAAGTTCCGTTAATAATGAACTTTAAAGACAATAATAAAAAAAATTATAAATTAGATAACGTAGAACTCCTTTGTTATAATTGTTACTTTTTAACAGTTGGGGACATATTTAGTGACAAACAAATCCAAACAATGGAGGAATATAAACCAGTTAATGAAGGTCAAGTAGATTGGGAAATTGATGATTATCACCTTCAACGCCTAAAAGAACTAGGTTTAGAAGATAAAGATGAATTAGATTTGATATCAAGGATATGAGCAAAGTAATAGAATGGTCAGGATATAAATGGTTAACCCAAGAAAGGTGGGGACAGGTACACAAGGATAAACCCTATTGTTGGTATGATCCTAGTGCAGTTCAAATTACATTAAAAAACTATTTAACTTTAAAAACCCAATACAACCCTAAGGAGTTTAAAGAATTAGGAATTAGACCTAAAGTAGGTGTAGGTTTGGTATCATGTGCTACTGAATTTGGTCCTGGCATATTTGAAATAAAAGCTAAATTACCATATGGTAAGAACTTATGGCCTGCTTTTTGGATGTGGAGTTGGGACAGTTGGCCCCCTGAAATTGATATATTTGAAGGTTATTCTCATAAAAAACCAAATTATCATAGGTTTAATTGGAACAAACCTTGGGCTTGTAGGCATATAGATACAAATGTACACTACTCTGAAGAGGGTAAAAATAAAATGTGGGGACCTAAAAGTCATTTTATGGGCTTTAAAGATCCCACAAAACACTTCTTAAAGTACAAATTAAATTGGAGCTTAGACTCATTAAAGTTTTATTACAATGACAGATTAGTCCGTGTAATAAGTGATCCAGTTGTAATGAAACAGGTAAATAATACTAAAATGAATGTTGTAATAAATAACCATGTTACACAGGATATGCCCTATTCAGAAATACCACTTAGTAACTTTACTATAAAATACTTTAAGTATGAAAAAGCGTAAGCATCAAAAATTAGTAGACGATTACGATGGACAAAAACGTAAACATCTTGAAAAGCTTGCGACAAAAAGTTTGGAGAATGACGAAAAGATGCTTAAATTCAAGTCAAAACAAATAAAAGGAGATTACCTTGATCTATTTTGATATGCCGTACGTGAAACACATAAAGGTAGGAACGTATGAAGAATTCCTTAATATGGCTAAAACTAAAGATTTTATGCTTGCTAAAGGAATTGTAGAAAAGATACTAAATAATTTGGATACTAAGAAAAAACAAATTCCTGTGTTTGAAGTAGAAGTGGAGGAAGAAGGAGCTATTTATACATTATCAATGGAAACAGATGAATTTATTGATATCTTAGGAACAAACTTAGCTCATTATGAGCGTGAAGAAGAATACGAAGATTGTATTAAAATAACTGAAGCAATAAACTATTTAAAATCAAAAAATGGCTAGGAAAATCAGCGCATTGGAAAATGCCCCCAGCACCAACAAAGTGAGCCGCCCTGGTGTTCACGCTAAAACAAAAACCAGCAAAAATAAAAATTCTAAAAACTATAAAAAAGCCTATAGAGGTCAAGGACGATGAGCAAAAATAGCCCACACCAAAGGTTAGATGCGTTCCAAAAATGGGATCGTTTTATGGAACATGAGTCTCCTGCTTATAAGGAGCGCAAGAAGAAAAAACCCAAAAAACCAGGTTACCTCCCACCAGAAGAAGAGGACTTGGAAGATTACTACAGTGGTAAGCGTGGTAAACGTTGACCCCCAAATAGTGACAGCTAAGCAGGCTATGGAGGCTATGTCTGATGAAGATTTAGCCTTTGTAGCGGCTTATTACCCCATGATGCTTAATGGAATGTGTATGATGGTTACTTTAGAAGACCAATTAGAAAAGGAAGATAAAGAAGTCAGTCATAAAATCGTCATAGCAAAACCGGGGAAGCCTAAAAATTTATTCTTATATTTATGGAATAAGTTTAAGCAATGGCGATTTTTCAAATTTGGGAAGACGGTAAATACCGAGAGGTAGTACAAGATTCTTCACAATTTAAGTATAAACCTAAAGGACACAAGTTTGTGAATGTGCAACGCTTGACATATGAGCATGAACACGATTGGATGCCCCCTTCACTTATAGTGATGGATGGTAAAAAATACATTATGCCTACTTGGACAGAGGTACATCCTGAAACCAAATTGAGTGACATTAAATGGGAACGTCCTGAGGTTAAGCCAAAAGAGCCAAATATGGTAGTTATGGAGTTTACTTCTAAGAGTAATCCTGATATTACCTATGAGGCACGTAAGGTGACTTTACCCACTGGAAAAATTACATTTAGTTGTAACTGCCCAGGTGTTTGGAGATCGAAAACTAGAGAGTGTAAACATATTAAAGAACTAAAAAATGCGTAATCACAACAATCGCCGCCGTAAGCGGAACTACCATGGTAGGATGGCTGAACTAGCCTATGCTATGATTACTGGAAATGCTGAAGCTGTTGCTAGGCATTATAAAGAGGCAGTACGTTATGGCGGAAAAATGGACCGCCGTGACTGCGAGGAGTTCATGAGGGAGTTCCGTGGTGAGATGGAGGACCGAGTCCCTAGCAAACAGCAGGTTGCTGTTGGTAAGGAAAAAGTCAAGCGGAACCGTGAGTTGCGTGAATTGGAAAGGCAGTTGGGTATTGAGCCTAAAAAAGGAAGAAGAAGGTCATCTTAAAGTCATCCTAAAATGTGGAATTGCTGATCTTTCATCGTATATTTAACGCGAAGAAAAAAAAGCAACATGAGTACTAATTACGTTTCAAAGTTCGATGAGTACAGAATGAGTACTAGCTATTACGCTTACGACGTTGAGCAATTTGATGAAGCTAAGCCGTTCATAGTTTGGAATCCTAATCATAAGACATACTTCTCGTTTACTCTACTTAATGATATGATGTATGAAGTTCGAGAAGACTTCGTTGATGACGTTCATAAAGTTTATGTCTACAGATATGCTCGTTATATTAAGTCAATTAATGATTTTAAAAGTTATAAGCAACAAGTGCAAGTAGTAGATGAAAATCTTAAAGCAGAGATTTTAAATCTTAAGCGTTATTATTACAGAAAAATAAAATAAGGTCATCTTAAAGTCATCCCAAAATGTGGGATCCGAAAATCCGGTTCGTATATTCATGGGGTAAAGTTAAGGCAGAGAAATGACAGATCAGGTTTGGATTATTATTTATGGAGTTGTGTTTGGGGTTTGTATTCCTATCAATATTTACAATTACTTTAAGTACATTAAAAAATAAAATAAAAATGAATGCATTTGTCTTCTATATCCTGAATTTTCTTGGGGCAGCATTTTTGCTTTTGCAATTAATACTCTTTATTTTAAACTTTATTGCAAACACGCACATCATCATTAGCGGAGACCCAGAGCCTGCTAATTATTATATGCTTTTGTTTGGATTAGTTATCATTACCCTTATTATTATTCTTTATCTTGAAGAATAAAAAATTTCCCGCGAGGGATTTGGGGTTGTAAGATCCCGTTCGTATATTCATGGGGTAAAGTTAAGGCAGAGAAATGACAGATTTTCAAATTTATTGTTGGAGTTTTTTGAGTTTATTGGTTATTTTTAATACTTACACTTACTTTAAGTACATTAAAAAATAAAATAAAAATATGGCGCTGTGGTGGAAGTGGTAGACACGACAGACTTAAAATCTGTTGGACCGTAGGTCCGTGGGGGTTCGAGTCCCCCCAGCGCTACAAAATATGCTCCCTTAGCTCAGCTGGATAGAGCAACAGCCTTCTAAGCTGTGGGTCACAGGTTCAAATCCTGTAGGGAGTACTAGGTTCTTTACTTATTGAAATAAATAGCATTCGCTGATGACGTCACTGCGTAATAAAATGACGCACCAATATGGGAACGTAGCTCAATTGGTTAGAGCATCAAGCTTATATCTTGAAGGTCGCAGGTTCGATTCCTGCCGTTCCTACAAATGAAGGAAACCCTACCGCGCTGATCACGCACGGGGGGGTATGACTGAATGTGTTCCTATGATTAGGGGAATAAAGTACACATGTTAATAGGTAGCTCGACTTACAGCAAGCGCTGTAGGGGGTGAAAGCCCGGTGTGGGCCTATTAGGGTGTGGTTGTGTGATAGTGGAACTAAATTCTACTAAGCGATATTGTGAACTTCAATTGGGGTTAGCAGCCATGAAGTGAAATGATTAATGGGATGCGGGTTTAACACTCCTCTTGTGCCATTATGATTTACCAATACAACCGCCTGCTTGTCGCGCTTAAGAGCCTGAATAACTCTTTACCCATTCCTTCATTTATTGATCCCGTAGCTCAGTTGGTTAGAGCATCTCACTTTTAATGAGAGGGTCCTGGGTTCGAGTCCCAGCGGGATCACAGCGTGTGAGGCGAATGTAGCCACTATAGCTCAGCGGTAGAGCAATGCTCTTGTAAAGCATCGGTCGTTGGTTCAATTCCGACTAGTGGCTCCAATTTCCCCCCTGCCAGGGGGAGAGGGGTAAAAGTGCGAACGGATATGGCAGTATTCTAGTAGTCGATGTCTCTGGGTTCGATTCCCAGTTGGCCTGATACTTGGGGTCAGAGAGGGGAACAGACATCACCCCATAATAACCCTTGGTCTAATATGGGAGACTAGGTTTTCTATAACCCAGAATATAGAATCTCAGTGGTCCGACGAGATACCAGACGGACAAGTCCTCAGCGCTGGCTGGGGCAATATGGTTAGGTGTCCGATTAGAAGGTATAGGATCGCAAATCCTATTACGGTGGTGCAATTCCACCCCTAACCTCAAATATTTATTACAAATGAAACATTTAAGTTACTTATTGGGGTTGTTTATTGCCCTTGGATTGTCAAGTTGTTCTCCTTATTATTATAATAGCAGAACCCAATCTGCTGTTTTTACTAATGATGGAAAATTTTCTCATATGAGGTATAGTGGAAGAGGTAATTCCTACAACAATGGAATTCGTACTAGATATGCTAGGGTCCCCCGTAAGCAATGTCAAAGGGATTGGTAATGAAAGTAGGAGATATTATAAATTTTTTTCTATTTGGCGAGGAGGTCCAAGGAGAGGTTCTTAACATTAATACCAAAGATAAAACAGTTAGATTACTACATGAAGGGTATAATTACCCCGAAGTACAAACATTTAGAAAACTACCAAAAAAGAAATCAGACGTACCACCATGGTACATTTTAACAAACCAAAATACAAAACGATGAAACAACTATTTTTTATTGGAGCAATTGTTGCTCTTGCCTCTTGTGGAGGAACCGAAGACGAAAACTGTGTAACCCCTATGGCTGATAGCTGTGCAACTGACAGCCTACAGTGGGACACTACAGGTGTAGAAATGCCTTTTAATACAGACTCAATCGAGACTGTAGGTGAATTGCTTGATAGCCTTGCAGCTGTTGAGCCTACAGCTAAAATGACCCACTAAGGGTTATTTGCCTAAGTGGTGGAATTGGTATACACGCTAGTCTTAGGAACTAGTGCTTCGGCGTGTGGGTTCGAGTCCCACCTTAGGTACAACTAAATAAGTTATAAAATGAAAATGTTCGAACAAGTCCGAGTCCCAGACTCACGTAAGGGTAATGATTATATTGTTACTGCTGAAATTAACCAAGTAGCCTACGATGATAGGGAAGGTCCTTACTACTTTGTACAAAAAGCAGAGTCTGGTAAAGGTCGTAGGATTAAAAAAGCCGATTTTAAAAGAGGTAAATTCTATCACCATTCTGAGGTTATGACATTGACATGAGTCCTTGTATATTAGTTACTTCCCATATAAACAATAGTGAGAAAATAAAAATTGCTCACAAACTTGTAGATTTTTTACAAGATAAAAAGTTACCCGTAATATTTGCGGGTAACTTCCCCATTCCTATAGAAATACAACAAAAGGTAGATTATACTTTAAATATTAAAGAAAATCCTAGACCTAATAGGTATGCTGTATTTTGGGAGCTTGTAGATCCTAAAATAGAGTGGGGAGAAAATCTTTATGCGGAATTTGTAGAATGGGATTATGGCTATGCTCATCTTCACCAAATACTTAAAGCAATTAAGTTGTGTCAAAGTTTAGGATATGATTATGTTTATCATCTAAACTATGATATAGAATTAAGTGAAGAAAACTTTTATAAATTTATTAACAGAGGGGAAAAAGGAGATCCTTTATTTTTTCCTTGGGGAGAAGGGGAGGATTATAATTTTGCAACTAATATATTTGCTCTTCCCTGTAACACATATGTAAATTCTATAGAGCCTGTGCTTAATTTGTATAAAGAGGGAACAGTCAATGATCCTAACCTTAAAGAGGGTTGGTTCTGTGAATCTTTTTTTAAATGGGCAATTGAGAAGTACTCAAACCAAAAATTCCCACACACACAAGATATCCCCTTTTCAGGAGTATATAAAAGTTTTAATGGAAAATATACTTTAGGGCAATCTTTAGTAAACATATATTTTTATTCTGAAAAAAACTCATATTTGATTTGGCCTAAAGAGGGAACTTTCCCAGATCCATGTAGTTTGGAACATGAAGATGGAAGTATACACCCTCTTAAACCCACCCCTGTATCTTATATTTTTATTTTAAATAGTAATAAAGAAGGGAATTATTATTATAAAGAAGATTTAGTATTTACTAATAATATTGAATTTAGGAGAACTAACTGTATTGTTAAAAAATAATGAAATTTACTATATATAGTGGGTTCTATAATAATATAGAATACTTAAATCAAGTTTGGGAAGGTATAAAAAACCAAACCTACACTAATTGGGAATGGATCATATCAGATGATTTTAGTGAAGATTCCTCTATAGAAAAAACCCTAATAGATTTCACCTCACTCCACCCTCAGATAAAATACATTAAACCTAGATGGAAAAGAGAATTTTACTTTAACCCCCCTGTCGAGATTTCTACAGGAGACATTATGCTAGTACAGGATGTTGATGATTTCCCCCATCCTAAATTATTAGAAGTTTATAAGTATAATTTTGATAAATTCCCCAAAGTAGAAATGATATCTTGTTCTTCTATAATGAAAAAGAATCATATTAAAGGGAAAATTGAGTGGTATAGAGATAACCATTATAAGGGGGTCTATAACCTAGAGGAAGGAAAAAAAATGTGGAGAAGTTTAGGAGATGCTAGAGCTTATAGAATAAAAACCCGTTCCACAGAAGAATTTGCTAAAGAAGGAGAATTTAAACATAGTTTTGCAGAAGATCTTGTTAAGGGGTATATTACGGAAACTAAAGGAAAACTCTTATTCCTCCCTAGAGTATTACATACTTACTCCCAAGAATCTAACACATCAGTATCCCATAAAGTAAGACCTAGTGAAGAACTACAAATTATGGTTGAAGAAAATAGTAGGTTTATAGAAAAACGTAATTCTAAAATAAACTTAGAAGAATTAGATTCTATTGAACATTACTATGATGAATGTTATGATGTGTGGGTGGGTATGTTATTATCTGATCATTATAATTATCCCCAAAATTTTAAATTTGATATCCACAATTCTCAATTAAATCCCCGTTCTAGAAATAGAATTAGGGAGCTGTTTTTTGATTATGGTATAGAGTATTTCAAGTTTAGGGAAGATGCAGATTATGCTTTTTTTAAAGTAAATACACAAGAAGATCTTGAATACACCAAACAAAATATAGAATTTTACTTAAAAAATAATAAAAAAGTAACTATTTGCTGTGGGGTAGATAAATTAAAAGATAAATTATGTTCCACAATAGGATACCTTCATTGGTGGCATGAATGGGGAGGAAATCGAAATCTTGTTTTTAATCATCAATTTTCATAATCCCGTCATATGAAAATGTGGTTTTTGCCGGGAACTTTCGTATCTTTATGGTGCATGAAAAAGCGGAAAAACATAAACGCTAGTGTACCTGAGGGTAAATATTTCCGCCAACCCTCTAATAAGGTACATACTGACAAAAGTAAATATACCCGTAAAACAAAACATAAAAATGAAAATGACAGTCTCTGATTGTTACGCAAACGCACGTGAAGCACTAGCACGTGGTGATGAAGACAAAGCACGTGATCTAGCTGACTTCGGTATCATGAAAGTAGCAGATGCCCGTGCTGAAGGTGCTAAATTTGACGACACCATTGATGACGTACGAATTGCCCTATGGCTCGAACGTTTCTGGTATTTTTTAGAAAACAATAATCTGATGCTCGATGGAGAGGAATAAGATCTATAAGGAAGCACAATACATCCTTAACCAACTCAATGAAATTGACCGCAAACACTTCTCTGAAGTTACTGAGGAAGTATTTACCCACCTCCAGCATATAAGGTTTATAGCAGAAGAAATCCAACGTAAATCCCAGAATTATGTACATCGACCTGAGGCGCCAGGAGAACGAGATCGACCTTAAAATAGCAGAAGAACGCAAACGCCCATTTTATGTAATAGATGAGTATGCAAGGGTGTTTGCCGGATTGAGGAGAGGGTATCCATATTTTAGTGAAGATATAAATGAAGCAAAACCAATTTACAACAATGAACAGTTTGGAGCTATCCGAAGAGGAAGCACTTACGGTATCGAAAGAGTTTCGGCCCAAGATCTATTGTGATATGGATGGAGTGCTTACTGACTTTGATAAGCAGTTTAGCGAAATTCACCCTTGGGGTCCCAAAAAGTTTACTGAAAAAAACGGTAAAGATGAGTTTTGGGAACTTATTGATGGTAGAGGAGTAGGTTTTTGGGTAGGAATGGATTGGATGGAAGATGGTAAGGAACTATTTAAATTTATTACTGAAAACTTCTACGTTGAGTTGCTTTCCTCCCCTTCAAGAGCAGAACACTCACGGTTAGGTAAGCGGTTGTGGGTTAGAAACCACAAGTTAGGAGTTAAGTTGAATTTGGCTTATTCCCATAACAAGCAAAAGTATGCTGCTCCTTCTCACATTTTGATTGATGATCGAAAAGATAACATTGAGCAGTGGGAATCTAAAGGAGGAATTGGTATATTACACACATCCGCAAAAGAAACAATTGAATGTCTGAAAAAAAAGGTAACACTGTAAAACTTAAGTTTCCATTCCCTGAACACCTGTGTTGTGAGGTGTTTTCACCTGGTTTAGATAGGTGGCACCGAGTTACACCAAATGAGTTTAGAAGTTTTGTAGGCAAGCGTAGAATCCTACATTTGGAAGGTGATATTAAGGATAATGAAAATGTTACAAGCACATACAAAGATTACGATGGACCTGTTTATATGTATGGAACGAATAAAGTCATAAATTCGTCAAATGTAGAAGTTGGAAAATTAGCCTTTGTTGATGATATTGACCCACGTGAATTTAAAAAAAGAAGAGGAAATGCACTTTGATCCTAAAAATGACGCTCTTCGTGAGCAAATTAAAAAAGAAGGTATTAACCCCGAAATGATCGATGACTCGTATGGAGATGAGTTTGAAGATTTTGTTGATATTATTTCCGAAAGGGAACTTAACGACAATTGGGATGAATATGGAGATGATTCCTACGAGTATTAATTAAGCAAGCTTTTAATTACCCACCCCCCTCCCCTAATCCATATATACAATGGGCATACTAGAATATATCTTACTTGGTGTTTGCTTTGGATTCCTAATGGAACACTTTGGTAAACTTATGGATCTAAGCTTTAACTTCTGGGAACGTTTGGTATTGTGGGTATTTTGGCCCATTATAGGGATATTTGTAGTATACCACTTTATTAAAGAGTTATTTAGTAAATAACTTGGTTAAGTTTAATAAAATATAACTAGGAGACCTTGACGGGTCTCCTTTTTTAGTATATATTTATAAATAAATAAAAGTAAAAATGAGTGAATTAACAAAATACTTGGTGGTTTCTAGTGAAAATCCCCAAGTAAAAACCCATAATAAAGATGAGATGGCAACTTACATAGTGGCCAATCATAGTGAAGTTACGCAGGAGCAGGCTACTACTATAGTTAATGATAATGGACTTTGGAATGATAAAAGGTTAATACCTATTGTTAGAGAAGGGCTTAAAGTATCTTCCCCCACCTTAAATGACCAGGGGATTGAGAATCTTTTAGACGCTATAGTGGGGTTTTGGAAAGAAAATAATTAAAAAATAAACAAATGTGGAATATGCCAACAAATCCTCCTGAGCCTTGGCCTCAGTATGTAAAGAGGAAAGAGAATATAGGAGTACCTATAATGGAAGTACGTAAAAGGTATCTTGAAGAACAATTATTATTTGAGAATTACGTAAGTACTTTACAAACCTTAAATGTTTCATCCCCCAGTGCGGGAGGAGGGGGTCCCCTTCCTTCCTCAACCCCTGGACCTGGACCCGGACCTGGACCTGGACCTGGACCTGGGGGTAAATATCAATTTGTTGAGGGTGGTAGCAAGACTTACTATTGGGTTAACTTTACATCTACAACTGATAGATTAGGTGATCCCCTTCTTACGGATATTAAAGCAGGGGTATTAAATGAAACTACTACATTCTTTAATGCACCTGAGTATCCTGGGTATACACCTCAGATTGGATTCCCATTATTTTCTGATGATGTAGATGGAACGACTGTATTTAAGTTGGGTAGAAGAGATGGAGCTGGTGATTGGATAGGTGGACCTGATTTTAATGGTTATTGGTATATACTCCCCACTGATTTAGATTATAAAGATTGGGATTATGAAGATTTTAGACCCTTCACAGGTACTAGTTATTATCGTCCTTATGTCTACGTTGATGGTGACAACTTCTTCAATCCAAACGAAATGATAGGGTCTTCACAATTAGATCAGGTTGGGACTGAAACTTGGCAGAGTGCACATATATTTATAACAACTAAAAATCTAACCCCATCTAGTGAATTTTTTGGTGTAGATTGGGCAAAGGTTATAAGGGGAGATCTTGATTTGAGAACTCTCCAAGTAGTTTTAGCTCCGGGTTCTAGTTTGAGTCCTAATTTTGAGACAGCCAATTGGCAAGTCACCTCCGCCGACGTCTTCACGTTAAGTAGTAACCCTAGCCTCGTTGATGTATTGGAGTATAGAGATCAAGCTGGTGGTAATAACTTTTTAATGGCTTGGGATCCTGGCAGTGGTGGTTGGTTATTATTTGATTTGAACTCCTTTAGCGGTGTTGTAGGACCTTCTACTTATGATGATGTATGGAAAGGAATAGACCCAGGAACAGGGGAATGGGTTTCGGGTGAAGTTGTTAGCATAGGAAAACTTCTTAATGTAGTTCCAATACCTTAATTAAAAAAATTAAAAAAATAAATAAATGTGGAAACCAATATACCAACCTGAGCCCTGGCCTCAGTTCTTAAAAAGAAAAGATATAAAAGGACTTCCCATCATGGAAGCCAGAAAAAAATATATGGAGGAGCAACTCCTATTTGAAAACTATTATAGCAATCTACAAACCCTAAATACTATAAATACTGTATCTCCTAGTGTAGCATCTGCTGCTGCTGCAGCAGGTGGAGGTGGAGGTGGAGGTCCTAAAAAGAGTATAGGCCCTAGTGGAGCAAGAGGTGGAGGACCCTTACCTCTATTTTTTGATGGGGTATATGATCTAGGAGCCTCTTCCGTCCTCACCAAGCTTATAGATATGAGGGATCCTACATTGTATATGGAAATATACCCCTCACAAAGTATTTATGAATGGAAGTATCCTTATGCGGAGGTAGGCACTAACCACGATTATATGTGGAATCCTGGTTGGAATGAGAGTACCATGACTGCTGTTCCTTCTTATAGCTCTAGTAGGTTCCCAACTATAGATTTATGGGGATCTAATGGTATGCCCAACTGGAGTTCGGGATCTCTTGATTTACTCACTACCATGTATAAAGATGCTAGTGGTGGGCCAGGTAAATACTACACAGAGTATATGTATGATGGTGTCCCCTCTTACATGGATAGCTTTAGGAACAACTCAGTGGATTCTGTAAGAAAATACTATGCAGGAATGCCTAGTACTTTAGAAAATCCTATAAGGATTGATTGGGGGGATGGGAATGTAAATGACTATCCTGCAGGTACATATACAAGGGAGTTGGGACCTTGGCAAATTGAACAAGTATCAGATACCTCCAGTGTATGGACTGCTGAAGCGGCCTCTAGTAACGTTTACAATCAAACCCCTCTGGATCATTGGTACGATTTAGAGCACTTGGTGCCCGAAGAGTGGATCCCCCATATCCCTGACCCTGTATATACACCTAGGTCTTATTCTTCAGATAATAGATATTCAAGGTTCGCTATGGAACCCGCAATTACCTCAAGTAATGGTAATTTCCCTTGGGGGAGTCCTTGGAATAACTGGTGGGATTGGACCAATACTAATACTAATATTAAAGTGTATGGAGATCCTAATCCTGCAAGTAACCCTAATTCATATAACCCAGCTTATGGTGGGTTGAGAAGAATAAATTATCTTGATATATCAAACCGCACTTCATTCAGCTCGTTGTTTTGGTATACGTTAGGAGTTGATATAACTCCCCTTAATATAGCTGCTTGGGATACTAGCAACATAACAAGTATGTATCGAATGTTCTATAACTCTAGATTTACATTAGGTAAAGGCATTAAGGAAAATAATTTGTCTAATTGGGATACTTCAAATGTAACCAATTTTGATAGTATGTTTCGAGCGCAAAGCACTGAACCTGATACCTCCCAACCTGAAATAGGAGGGTGGGATGTTAGTAGTGGTACCAATTTTAGCGGTATGTTCCTGGTCAATGGCGGTGCCCGTTGGTTTAACACTAATCATAACGCGGATTTAAGCAATTGGAATATGGGTAATGCCCAAAACATATCTATGATGTTTTATTATAATGGGGCTTTTCAACACAACACAAACTTTAATAATTGGAACATAAGTGGTTCAACAGGTTATTACGTATTTGTGGGCACTTCATTTAACCAAGCTTTAACTAATTGGGTTCCGGGTTCAGGAACAAATTGGGAAAGGTGGTGTGGTGATTCTTCTATATCTCATACTAATTATTGGGCTACACTTAGGGCATGGGCTAGTAGTTCTGCGGTTGATGTAGATACTCATAGCTCTTATTACCCCACCAATATTGGTAAGTTATATACACGTACTTACACTAAGAGAACTTCAGCGGAAATTTCAGAAGGATTGGGAGCACCTGATGGGATCCCTTCATCGTACCCAGCAATCCTTTCTCAAGGTACTCAACACTTTCCCCAAGATACAGAGGCTATAAATTATAAAGATTTCCAAGCTTGGTTCGGTAATAATGTCCGTGGTACGGGTATAACTCTCATTAGTGGAAGTATAAATCACCAAGCATATGAAACTTTGCTAGATAAAGGATGGATTATGGGAAACCACGATATATTAGATACAGGTTCTATTGCCTCAAACCGGTTAACCCAACTACCCATAAAAGTATTAGTAAGTGGAAGCCAGTATATTATGTCTTCTTCTTATTGGACACCTATAAGTGAAATTCAACCTTATGACTTATATGATCCTCTATATACTCCTACTCTAACATATAGATTTGATCAAAGTGACCCAAGTAATACTGGTCATCCCTTAAAACTTTCAGAAACACTAGATGGTACTCATGGAGGTGGAGTTGAGTACACCACAGACGTTACAACTGTAGGTACCCCAGGTACTTCAGGTTCATATACAGATGTTATAGTATCTAACTTGAATGGATTTGAGGTGGAACATAAGCCTAAGTTGTATGCTTATTGTGAAAACCACTCAGGCATGAGTGAATTCTATTTAGAAGCTTATATTTAATAAAATAAAATAAAATGTCACATCATCATATAGAAAAAAACGAAGATACCTATTATTTAACTCACAATAATTCTAACATATTCCACTATGGATATTCAGAAATTGGGGATAGTATTGATTCAGGCCAACCTTATATGGAAAGATTTTCTACTAAAGAAGAATTAAAAAATCGAGTAGAAGAGCTAGGTCAAGTTTGGAAAGATCCTCTCCTTCCTCCTATGTTGGAAATAGAAGAATTACAAGAATTAGGGACATGGTCTGATGGAAATAGAACTATTAGTATAAATGATATCCTAATCTAAAAAATACAAAATTATGTGGAAACCAATCCAACCCCCAGGAGAATGGCTAGTATTTCTCCAAAGAAAAGATATAAAGGGTCTCCCTATTATGGAAGCCAGGAAAAGGTACATGCAGGAGCAGTTGCTTTTTGAGAATTACTATAGTAATCTACAAACCCTAAATACTATAAATACTGTATCTCCTAGTGTAGCATCTGCTGCTGCTGCAGCAGGTGGAGGTGGAGGTGGAGGTGGGGGTCCTAAAAGGAGTATAGGCCCTAGTGGAGCAAGAGGTGGAGGAGCCTTATCTCTATTCCTTGAAATGGATATCCACCCAACAGAAATGTATTGGGATCGTGCACTAGGGCTTAGCTACAGTAACCCCCCCTCTAATTATACCCCAGGTCTTGAAAGTGAATTACCCCAACCATTCACAATAAATAAATGGACATTTAGTGATGACCCAGCATGGTCAACAAACGCATGGACTAGCGCTTACTATCAAAATAATTTTGATCAAACCCCCCTACCCCAACCTGATACATGGGTAAATGGATTACCTTATGGGGATGATTTTGACCTTCAAACTCAAAAATTAAAAAACTTTGTATTTAACACAGATGATAATTATCTTAGTGTAGTAAGCGGTTCTATACGTTCAGGATATGATGATTATGCTACCGAAGCTTATTCTTCAAAACTTCGAGAGCTTAAATTACCTATTACTTGGGATTTAGAAGAACCTATAAGAGTTGATTGGGGAGATGGAAACATAAACAATTACTCAGGCCCCCAGGGTTACCCACAAGTAAATAACGGTCACTTTTATACTACTACTCGTTATTCTATACCTTACTCAAGTACTGATAGCTCATCAAGATGGAGTGTAGAATCTGGTTCTGCCTATGTTAATGATAAAGTATGGAATCACGCATATGATATAGAACATTTAGTACCTGAAAGTTGGGTTCCTTTTATTCCTGAGCCTGATACTTATTATCCTCGTCCTGAGTATTCTAGAAATACTTATTATAGATACGCCCAAGAAACTCCTATTACTTCAAGTAATGGATTATTTCCATGGGGAACACGTTTTAATGATTGGTATAACTGGACACCTGTAACACAATCTGTTAAAATATATGGAAATCCTTTAGCGGGTGGTAACATTTGGAGTTTTTATAATGGAAAAATAAGGAGACTCCATTATTTAGACATTTCCAAGTTTACATCATTTCGTAGCTTATTTAGAGATGCACAGTTAATAGATTTAACCCCTCTTAATATGAGTACTTGGGACACAAGTCATATAACAAATATGAGTGAGATGTTTAGAGGGAGTTTTTTGTTGGGGAAAGATATCAAGCAAAATGATTTGGGCAACTGGGATACAAGTAATGTAACCAATATGTCTACTATGTTTGGTAATTATAGTGGAGGTATGATAGGTGATCCTGGTGATATAGGTAAGTGGGACGTAAGTAATGTAACCACTATGTATCAAATGTTTATGACCACAATATATGCATTCCAGAATACTGGACATTTTCTTTCCTCAGACTTAAGTAATTGGGATCTGAGTAGTGTAACCACTACAACTCTTATGTTTTTTAATAATAGTGCTTTTCAACATAATACACAGTTTAATAACTGGGATGTAAGTAATATAAGCAGTATGGGTTATATGTTTGGTGGGTCAGGTTTTAAGGAAAGACTTACCAACTGGAATTTAAAGGATGGAGTAAATATGCAGAGCATATTTAACCATGTAGCTATGTCCCATACTGATTTCTTTGAAACTCTTAAAGCGTGGGCCTCAGGTTCAGCATCTAATGTGAATATGTCAGATGCAAGTAGTGGTTATAAAATAAGTTTGGGTGCTACTCCCTCATTATCCCTAGATAAAAGAAATAATGGGAATGGAAATACTGTTCCTTATGACACTCCCATATATTGGAACGATACTGACTTCATAAATCTTGCAGATTTCCGTAAATGGTTTGCCAATTATTCTAATAGCACAGGTGTAACCCTTATTAGTGGAAGCTCAAACCACCAGGCGTATGAAACTTTATTAAGTAGAGGATGGTCAATGCCTGGAAACATAGATATATTAGAAACTGGTTCTATAGCTGCTAATAGAATAACACAAGTACCCATACAAGTAACTGTAAGTGGAAGTCAATTTGTAATGTCATCGAGTGTTTTCCTCCCCATATCAGAAATTCAACCTTATGATAATTACGATCCTCTATATACTCCTACCCTAACATACAGGTTTGATCAGAGTGATGCTAGTAATACGGGTCACCCACTAAAATTCTCAGAAACACTAGATGGTACCCATGGAGGTGGAGTTGAGTACACCACAGACGTTACAACTGTAGGTACCCCAGGTACTTCAGGTTCATATACAGATGTTATAGTATCTAACTTGAATGGATTTGAGGTAGAGTACAAACCCAAACTATACACCTATTGTGAAAACCACTCAGGCATGAGTGAATTCTATTTAGAAGCTTATGTTTAATAAAATAAAATAAAATAAAATGTCACATCATCATATAGAAAAAAACGAAGACGTATATTATGTAGCATATAACAATGCAGGTATTGTACACTATGGGTATTCTGATTTAGATCATAAGTTTATTACAGGCCAACCAAACTTAGAAACATTTACTACACCAGAAGAATTAAAAAACCGAGTAGAAGAATTAGGAAAAGAGTGGAAGGATCCTAGAGTTCTCTCCCCTGTAATAGATATGTTTATGGAGGATGAAACCGCAGAATGGGTAGATCCCAAGGGGGTAACATGGACTATAAATGATATCCTAATCTAAAAAATACAAAATTATGTGGAAACCAATATACCAACCTGAGCCCTGGCCTCAGTTCTTAAAAAGAAAAGATATAAAGGGTCTCCCTATTATGGAAGCCAGGAAAAGATACATGCAGGAGCAGTTGCTTTTTGAAAACTATTATAGCAATTTAAATACCCTAAATACTGTAAATACTATATCTCCTAGTGTAGCATCTGCTGCCTCAGCAGGTGGAGGTGGAGGTCCTAAAAAGAGTATAGGCCCTAGTGGAGCAAGAGGTGGGGGCTCCTCCGGCGAACTCGTAACTTATTCCCTTGCAATAAGAACTGGTTATTTTGCTACCCAAGAGGCTCTAGACCATTATAATAATAATGAAGCTAACCCTAATTATGATTATAATAGCGGTCAGATTGTCACAAGCTTTCTTTCATCAGGGTCCGAAACACAGGATTGGTGGGCTATTCCCGTAAGAGGGGGGGTGGCTATCCCAAGAACCCCAGAAAATGGTTGGTCTGCATCAACAGGAACCTCGTGGAAGGTTACGGTTTCTCCCGCAATCCTACCTGAAACAAGACAGGCGCTAGATGATTATCTTGGGGGTCCTCTAGCTGACCAAGAAATTACTATAGATTGGGGTGATGGTGGCCCAGTTGAGAAAATAAATATGGGTACTTATAATTTTAGAAGATTTAATAGTTCTCCAACATATTATTCTCTCCAAGATGACCCAGATTCATTTTATTATTATCTTTTTGGTTCAGACTCCCTCCCCCTTTGGATATTCCATGATTATAGTGGGGTGCCTTTAGGGGAATATACAATAACTATAAAAGGGACAAAAGAAATGTTAAACATTCTAAGCCCAATTCCTTTTACCCAAGACAGCCATATTCAAAATATCTTCCGCCGTTCGAAAAGTCAAATATTAAATGCGAGTACTGGGGCACGTTATTACGTACCCCCGGTATATCCTTTAGGACCTGTTGTTAGCTTAGATGGGTGGGATGAACCATCAACGATAGCGAATATATTACCAGCAGTTCAGCAAGGAAGTGTAACAGGAAAACCATCAGCTCGCCTTAATAAAAGTTGGGTAGATTATTTAAAAAATACAGATAAAAGCCAAATCACTGGTTTGCGAAATGTACTTAATTTTGCCTGGGGTTTAGAGGACTTTTATAACCAAAATAATATTGATGCTTCGGACTGGTGTGGGCCTAGTGTAAATGATCTGCAGAATTGTTTCTTACAGGCTGATCATTTACCCGCAGGAATAGAAAATTGGGATACTAGTAATGTATATAGTATGTCCCAGATGTTCTTTTATTATAATGTTTTTGGTAATTTTGAAGATGATGGTTCAGACTTTTTTACTAACCCTAGTGAATATGCTACTAGAGCAGCAGGTATAGTTAATTGGGATACAACAAATGTTAGGATCCTCTATAAAGCTTTCAATTATCACCCAATTATAGATGTTTCTTTAGCCAATTGGAATTTACCTAATCTGGAAAATGCCAGTCAAATGTTCCGTAATGCTACTGGAATGAGTGATGCTAATTTAGAGTTAACTTTAAAAGGTTGGGCAGATAACCCCAACACAGCTGACAATGTTAATGCTTCAAGTTTTGCAACCTCCAGAACATATTCTGTGGGTAGTGATATGGATTTAGCAATCCAAGTACTCACAGCTAAAGGTTGGACTATCTCAGGTATAACAATAGTATAAAAAAACAATAAAATAATATTAAAATGTCACATCATACAAGAGAAACAGACGGATTTTTTATAGCATGGGGGAATGGAGAAACCGACCCCAATACTAATACCCCCCAACACGTACATTATGGTCCCTATACAGCTGGGAGTGAGGTACATACCGGTCAACCCCAATTTGAGTTCTTTGATACAGAAGAAGAACTACGGGTAAAAGTAGAATCCCTTGGTAAAGTTTATGTAGGGGAGGAAGAGTTTGGGATAGAAAATCCCCCTCCTTTACCATAGTAATATAAAAGTCTTAGTCATATTAACGTCATGCGAAAATGGGGATCCTCGGATCCCCTTTCGTATATTCATGGGGTAAGGTTAAAGCGAAAGAAAAAACAAATGAACATGATTCAAGCAGTTAAAAACGCCCAAGAGCAACTTACCCAGCGGTTGGAAGCAGGTAACCCCCAGGAAGCACATATCCAGTTTGAACGTCCACGTGGTGGAGGTTTGGATGGTGAGAAGTTCACGTTGATTTTGAACACTCGCAAGTATGGAAATTGCATTCTGAGTGATTGGAACCAGTATGTTGCAAATGTTGAGTTGATGAGGAATGGTAAGGGAATGGTTGCCACAACGTATTTCTTTGGGACCAAGATTACCAAAACGCTCTATTTTGAGGATCTCAAGTGTGTAAAGGTTACCTATGTGGATGAGTGGGTACCTGAGAACATGAAGGAAAAAGAAACTGAAGTTGAAACCGAAAACCTGCCGTTCTAATGGATAAGTTAATGTTTAATTTGATTTGTGAGGTTGATATTGACCAAACTGTGGAAATGCTCCGTGAGTTACGTGAGTTAAGTGAAATGAGTGAGAGTGAACGTGAAATCTACGGATTGATCGAGGGTGATGAGTTGATTGGTTTGATGCCTACTGAGGCATTCGTACAATCAAAGGAGGAAATTTTAAGTGTTTTGAACTAATGAAAAGAGTATTATATTTGCATGGCTTGGAAAGCAAGCCCGGAGGTTCTAAGGTTAAGTACCTCAACGATCGTTTTATGTGTTATGCTCCTGCTATGGATTATGATAACAATGAGTTGTTTGAGGAAATGATTGACTTGTGTGCTGCTGAGGAGTTTGATTTGATTATTGGCTCTAGTATGGGTGGATATTTTGCCCACCAGTTGGCAACTCATTTTGAGGATACTGAAGTTATGTTGTTTAACCCAGCTATTCATTCTCGTAGTTTTGAACCTTATGGTGTTACGAATGGTGAATTTAGTGTTAGTGGCCATGTAGTGCTTGGGTTGGAGGATGATGTTATCAACCCTACAGAAACGTATAACATGGTTGCTTCTGATGGTTTTTATGATGGTTTGAGTGTGATTCCTGTTGAGAAAATGGGACACAGAACCCCACTTGATGTTTTTGTTGATATTATGGAACGTTTCGTGGAGGATTGATATTTATTAGCATGATTAAGCTAATAGATTTACTCCTGGAGAGAGACTACCCTAAAGGAGAGTATGTTCCTTTAAGTGGGGAGGAGCTTGAACAGGCAAAAGGAGAGCTATTTGATTTAGTACAAACTGCTTATGCTCCAATTGGGGGACATTTAAAGATTAATTCCCCTAATGATATTATGGCTCCTGATATAAGTTTTTGGAGAGCCGCTGATATCGATGATGATCCTGAGTTAGATGTTACTTACTTTGGTAAGAATACATCTTTTGGTGTTAAGCACACTGGAATGGGTCACGATGGTAAGAAACCTCATATTAAGCACGTTTTAACTAGAAAAACTAGTGAGTTAAAATCCCCTGGTAACTATGTTGAGGTAAGTGGTGATGCTTATAGAGTATTTCACGAGAGAGGTGGGGTACCTGTAATTGATGATGAGGAGAAAGTAAGGGCAATATTAGGTAATAAAGATATTACTTGGTATGGAGCCCACCCCCAAAATAAAAAACCTGGCAACGGGTGGTACTCACGTAAGATTGGGGGGAAAGAGGTGTTAAAAACAATGATCGGAAATATTTAACAATATTTATAAACAAAAATAACATGAGCTTTAGCTGGAATAAATGGAGGCAATACATAATTGAAGAAGCCTCAGTTAATGAAGAAGTAGACGGAGTAGGAGAGATTATCCCCTTCTTTCACGATGCTATGAAAATGAATATTATCAGAGATGTTGACTACCAAAGGGCAGTTGAAGCTGGTGGTGAGAGTGAGGACCTAGATGCTTTTGAGAGTACTCAGGAATTTCAACAAATTGGTAAAAATATTATCGATGCGGCTGTCAGTACTTTAGAAAAAAAGGGAATGGAAACCCATTATCTACACCAAAAATTTGGTCAAGGAGCTAGTAACCCAATTGAAGGTGCTGATATTTCTAACGCTGTAGGTATTCTCAAGAAAGGGGGAACAAAAATAAACCCTGAAGCAGACGAGATTGCCCCAGATGATCTAGATGCCGCTGCAGATTACTTTGATAACCTAGAGGAGGATAAGTTTGACAAACCAGGTTGGGACCTTAAAGCCATTATGGACTCGTTTAAAGAGGATTTTGAAGAAGCCACTAGGGATACAGATGATATTCCATACGCTCAATCAAGAGTAGTAGATGCTTATAAAGATGTATTTGCTAAATCACACCCCCAATTAGCAGGGGCGATTGATGCTTACTTAGATGATAGAGATAGAACAGAGAGAAGAAGTATGTTCCAAAACGTAGCTGATGATCCTGAAGTAGTAGGTAGAGATATGATGAGAGAGTTTAGGGATGATGGTGGTGAAGAGGATTTTGGTGGGGACCCCCAAGATTTTGGTAACGATCTCGAGTCAAGGTTCCAGTTTATTGCTCCTAGGTTAGCAAGACATCCTGGTAAGAAGAAGCAACTTAAGCCTCTTTTCCTACAAATGACAGACGCTATGGAAGAGGATGATAAAGTAGCATTTGATGATGCTTTTGTACCAGCTATGCAAATAATGGGGTATGGGGATATGTTAGAAGAAGTGAATGATCAAACAATTGATGAAGCAATAAATGAAATGGCTTTGGATAGAGCTATGGAAATAGCCAATAAGTTAGATACTATGCAAAATGATCTCGAAGCAACACTTAGTGATGATGAAATAGATACTCTTAGTGATGCTATTATATTACTTAGGCAAAAAAAAAGCCTAGATGAGAAAGTAGGGGTAAGTAGTGATCCTCTCTTAAAAGCCATTGAGGCCGAGTTAGCTAAAATTTTAACTGATGAGGAGATAAATATTCTTACTACCCTTGCTAAGGAGCAAATGAATGAGTCCCCTATGGGAGCGGGTACTGGTATCAAACTTGCAACCCAGTATTTGCTTAGAAGGGTATTGGGTCCTATTATTTTAGGTCCTTTAGTTAAGAAAATATTTGATAAAATGGTTACTAAGTTCCCTGCTAAAAAGGAACTAATAATGAAAATGGAACCTATAGTACAAGGGGCAATTGCTGCTGGTAAGATAGGTAGTATAATTGAATTAAATAAATTTATAAGAGAAAACAGTGAAGAACTATCTGAAATGTTAGTTTCTATGAGCTCTGAAATGGCTACAATGCTTAAAGATACAGTTAAGGGCTTAGTTAAAAGAAAATAAGGGGGGTTCTCGCGTCATATTGACGTCATGCGAAAATGGGGAGCTCCGGCTCCCCTTTCGTATATTCATGGCATGATGAAAGTTACGATCAAGAAAGCAGAAACGTTTAGGGCCTACGGCCGCTGTTACGTGCCCGTTAACGCTCTGAGCGTTGTGTTTAACAAGCGTGGACTGGTTAAGCAGTTCGACAAGACCGAAATGGTGGTTCACCCCACCAAAGGTAATCTTTACCCACTGACTGAGGGTATTAGTGAGTACATTAAAATCGTTGATTAATGGTTTATTTTGAGAAAATGGGGAGAGGGGTCCACCAGGTCCCTGGCTATATAGCTGCTAAAAAAATTGTCTCAATCCGACAATGCCCCGTAAATGAAGATATAACAGACATTTACATGGCGGATGGTAACCATATATCGGTACCAGGGAAATTAGAAAAAGTAGCAAACTATATTTTTGATGAAGGATCACACCATATATTTTAATTATGTTTAAAGATATTAATGAACTAAATGACGCCCTATATGGGTTATTGGAAAAAGGATTTGTTGAGATAGCTGGGATTAATGAAGATGGGGAATTAACTTACCGTCTAACTAAAAAAGGAAGAGATTTCGCTGAAAATTACGAAGGATAATGGGATATATTATTATTGCAGGAATTATGGCTGTTGCTGTATTTTTTGAACTTTTTATTGTTGAAAAGTAATGGGTGGATTTGGAGTAGGAGTGGCACTTTGTGCCCTCCTCACACTTGTTAATGTGGGGTTTATTTGGTATTCTAAACAAATGCCTGGGCCTACCTCAGTTAGCGTAATTCAACTAGGAATGTTTGTTAAATTCGTTCTTGGTGTAGGAGTTTCGACTCTTGTGATTAAATTCATGCCTGTAAACGTTATTATATTTGCTATAACCGTGGGTCTCTATGTGTGTATAGCATTTCCTGTAATGGCTTTTTTCATGGTTAAAAACGATATTTCAAAATGAGTAGAGGACGTCCATCACTTGAAGAGCCTAAAGCTCGTACTAAGTATACACAAGAATTCACGGATAGTGAGGGGAATATTTCCACTTGGTACTTTGATTTTGATAAGTATGTTGGTGGGCTTTATAAAGTAGAGGTAGAGGAAGTAGAGATAGAAATTAAAGATGAGGACCTACCACTCACACAACGTAAGTTCCTCAACCCAGCAAACGGGAAAATGGTTGGGTATGGTAGAGCTAAACAACTTAAATTGATATAAAATGGGTAGGAGATACACAGATAGTGCTAAGTTTGTGGGTTTAGGACTTATAGGAGTACTAATAACAATACTATGCACAATATTTCTAAATTAATACAAGGAACTTTATTGTTCCTATTAGGTCAAACATTAGTTTGGTACCAGATAAACGGACAATTTATTAGTGATTGGATTAAGGAACGTCCCTTAGTTATGTCTTTAATGGGCGTTCCTATATCTTTTGTCTATATTTATGCCACACAGTATTTGGTGGAGGCATTCGACGGGGAAATGTGGCCCCAACGACTAATAGGATTCGCAATGGGTATGATAGCGTTTGCTTTTCTTACCTGGTTACATTTAAACCAAGGTATAACACTTAAAACAGGTATTACTTTAATTTTAGCTATTGCAATTGTATTAATTCAAATACTATGGAAATAAAGGAATGACTACAGTAAAACCAAATTATCATGTACGTAAATCCAACCTGGGAGCTAAAATTATTAGGAGAAGAAGGTACAGGCGTGTTAGTAGAAACACCAGAGGGTGAGCAATTAACTTTAGAAACAAAACAATTAGAAAATTACGCTAGAGTAGGTAATAAGCTAATTCCTAAAAATAAAATAAACTGGCTTTGAGTCATATTAAAGTCATACGAAAATGAGGATCTTCGGATCCCCTTTCGTATATTCATGGGGTAAAGCAAAAAAGAAACACATGACTATTTTTGATGTATTCGCAGGGTTGTTTGCCATTGTTTGTATTGCAAGTACAATTGCCTCGTTTTTTATGGGTATTTTTCTTGTAGTTACTTATTATGACCTTGATAGGGCAATTGTTAAGTTTTTCGACCCTGAGTACTATGATCGGAGGACTCATGAGTTGCTTTATGGAGATGAGAGTTATGAGGAGTACAAGCGGATGATGGATGCCGCCCGCAAGTTTAAAAATCAGTAATCTAAATAAGTTTTAATAATTATGGCAACACGAGCAAGCATAGCCATCACTAATATGATGGACGAACCAGTAGCATGTATTTACCACCACTATGATGGTAACCCAGATTGTTTGGGAGTAATCATTAAGGAGTTCCTTGAAGGTGGTAAGTTTGTTAATGGACTAAAAGCAGGAGCAGAGTTGGGTACCCAGTTTAATGGTATTGAGGACTTTGCAACACAACTTATTGTGCACCTTAAAGGTGATGCTCCAGGTATGGTTTACCTAGAAACACCATCAAATTTTGGTGAGTTGGGTGAGGATTGGTTATATAGAGTATGCGCTCATAGTGAGGGTGCTACACTTGAGTGTTTAGCTAATCACCCAATGATGGATTTTGAAAACGACTGGGAAGAGCTCAGTGAAGTATTGGAACGGGAAGCACTTAAAAACAAGTAATATGCACGAGAATATTTATTTTATTGTAAACGCCCTTTATTTTGTGGGTGTGGTTGCAGCAGGTGGATTTGCCCTGTATTGTTTAGTTGATTATATATGTAAATTGTTTTAATATGGATAACCAACAAGGTCCTCTTGATAAGTTCCTACAGGAAAACTCAATAATGTATAAAGGAGTTGATGGAAATACCTTCAACACCCAGTTAGATGAGTACTATATTGATAGGGAGGGGTATTCAGTACAAGCTATGGACCCTAATTTAGGATGTGCTGCTTGCCAAACTAATAACCCACCTGATTGGTGTTTTAATCCTAGTGATCCTTGTTATGATTCATCAATACCCATTGATGGAGACATTCATATACTAATATTTGCAGGTGTAATACTTGCAGCACTTACTCTAAGATCTCGCGTCATGTTGACGTCATCTTAAATTTTGGGATTGCAGAGAACCCTTCGTATATTCATGGAGTAAGGTTGCAGCAGCAGCGAGAACAAAAAAACAAAACCCAAACAACATGAGTAAGTTTCAGAACCTGATCAATAAGACCCAAGAGGCATGTGATAACCTCGGTATCAATGTTACTAACATTGAGGTGTTCCGGGATAGTGAGAACGGTCGTTATTACCTGAGTGGTGATTACGTGTTGCCTAGTGCATTTGGTGGTGTTGTGAGTCGTAGCAAGACAACTCGTGTTGAGGAGTTGTTCCGCATGAACGAGCAGAATGCGTTTGAGATGTTCATGATGGGATTCAGTGAGAATCGAGTTGCTTATTGCAACGCGAGTGATGAGGAAATCCTCGAGTTTGGAATGTGCCACCCAGATACCTACCCGGTGGCGTAATCTTAAAGTCATTTGAAGGATTGGAAGGTCTGATCCTGGTTCGTATATTCATGGAGTAAAGTTACAGCGACATGCAAAACAACAACAACACCCCCCAAGTCCTGACCACTGAAGCAGGCCAACAGATCCTGGATCAGTTCCTGGTTGAGAACGACATCCCCTGTACTGCGGATTGCATCATTGAAGAGTTGAACACTGACACCTGTAATATCGGTCTCTTCAATGCAAACAGCATTTCAATCCTGCCTGGATATGAGGGGGAGATGATTGAGGGGAGAGGAGGTGTTACTTTCATTGATGAGAATAGCAACCGGCTCTACGTTCGGATGTCTTACTTTGGAAGTGAGGAGTTGGTTGGTTTTACGAAGTATGCCTCTCAGGAGGAATATGGAAGCGCTTCGTTTCGGGTCTCGAGGTATGTGGCTGGATTGAGTGGTGGAGAGGATGTGGTTTTTCAGCTTGGTTTGAATATTGCCTCGATGGTTGAGTTTGGTACTGGAGGTGTTAATGATGAGGTTCAACAATCCCAAGACCTCATAGATCAAATTGAGAGGGAATTCCAGGAACGGCTCGGTGAGTAATATTGACGTCATCTAAAAATTTGTGGGATCCAGAATCCTTTCGTATATTCACGGAGTAAAGTTACAGCGACATGACAAAAACGCAGAAAAAACAAGAAGTGACTCGGATGTTCCACGAGTTTATTGACAGCAAAGGATTCATTGCTCATGATGAGGGACACGGTTATTGGTATGTTCATCCTAAGAACAACGGTTTCAGCACTACGATGTTCCAAGTGACTCGGAAGTTTGAAGTAGATACTTTTGGGTGTGAGAGTGAGCATGTTTTGGAGTTTGCCGACATTTTGAAGGAAAAGCTCAATGAGTATATGGCAACGGTTAATCTTTAATTAGAGTAATCATGGAGAAAGTCACACACAAAACCCAAACGTTGGTTGGTAAGGGCCTGAGAGCTAGGTGGGCAGAGCGGGAGATGATTTTGGATAATAAGTTCCAAGACTCCCATAAGATTGCAGTGAGTCAAAGCAACTTGGCCACAAGAGAGGACAATGATTGCGTAGTTAGAGCGTTTATGGCTGTACTAGATGTTAGTTATGATGTTGCTCATGGGTGGGTGAAGAAGCATATGAATCGAAAATTTAAGCGCGGTACTTACACTGCTATTAATATTGTGAATGTGTTGGGTAAGGTGAAAAATGGTTATAAGCTGAGTGCTTATGGATGTCATCCTGATAAGAAGTGGATTATGGGACCTAGAGGATTCAAAACGATCACTAACCCACGTTACAAGAACAAGAAAGTTGGTTACACGTTGAAGTCATTTATGGAAACACATCCTAAAGGACGGTTTTTTGTGATTGTAGAAAGGCACGCAGTTGCAGTTGTTGATGGTGTGTTATATGGAAATACTCAGGAAAAGTATTGGGGGTTGTACCGCCGAGTGAATTGGGTTGTTGAGTGTAAATAAGAAAATAGAGAGAGAATGATTTGGCACGTTTTGATAGTAATGCTTGCAAGTGTTTATTTTGGTTTTAAACTACTTGCGTTTACATTTAAGCTGATTGTTAAGGCATGGATGTGGTTGTTTGGTAAAATTTTAGGAATTGAAAACCCTTATTAAAATGATTTTTATTATATTGTATCATCTGATTGTACGTTAATTTAAAAAACAAGTAAAAAATGGATAGAAATAGAATTGAAAACCAGATTAAGTACATCGAGCAGGTAGTTGCCGAATTGGATAGTGCTTACGATAATAGAGAAGATGACTTCCTGCTCCATAGTTTGTTTGGACAAGCACTTGGTGCACTGAAGGGAGTACACGATACACTTGAAAATATTGTTGAAAATGCCTAATATGAGCTATTGCAGGTTTGAGAACACCTATAAAGATCTCATTGATTGTTTGGAGAACATTCACGTTGGTGCTAGTAATGAAATTGATGAAATGTACCGACAGAAAATGATTCAACTATTTACTGAAGTTGCTGAGGGTTGGGATGGTGATATTGTGAGTTATGCTGAAAGCCAAAATTTGCCAATATGAATAAATTTAATATTGAAGAAGTCAAGGCGATGGGTCTTGAGGAACAGATCGTTGAGTTGGAAAAGCAAATCCAACGTGTTAAGGATACTAGGGAGCGAAACGCTGCTAATATTAGACGCTTGGAGGAAGTGAATGAAAACTGTAGCCAACAGCTGGAAATCCTCCTCGAACTGAAATGGAACCGTAAATTCCAACAGCGGCTGGATGAGTGGATGGGTGATATGAATGAGATGGGTGATCCAGATAATGAATGGACGGATAAAATCAAATGAATAGATCAATAAAATCTATAATATGGGAATACTGGATATTACCATGGAGCAATATAATTTAAAATCAAATCAAAAATGAATATAACAATGGAACAAGATACTATCTACATGTCGCTGTATGATTACCTCGGTAGAGCAGCTGGACAACAATTGGGAGCGGAGGTAAGTAAAGCCGCCGTGGAGAAAAAAATTGAATTTAAACAACGGTTTATCTCCAATCCTGCGTATCATGGGAACGTTCATCTGTATCCTATGGAGTTCTTGGAGGAATATTTCAAGGGTGACATGTCAAGGGTAAAGGGTGACACAAGGGTGAGTGAGGATGTTGGGTGAATAAGGGTTATGTGTGGTATGTGACAGACCGGGGGAGTGTTATCTAACACGGAGTGTTTTGATGTAAAACCCCCTCCCCCGGGGCCCCAACCTAAATAAATCGAAGGATATATCTTTTTTTCGTCATTTCAAAGTCATACGAAAATTTGGGGGTCCGGACCCCATTTCGTATATTCATGGGGTAAAGTTACAGCGACATGGAAAACAACGTTCAATCCCCCATCACGATTAAGGAAGCAGCATTCAATTACCACAAAGGTGATTTTAAAGCATTTGAAATGTGGATTGAAACCCATAAGCGTGATCATGGTCGTTTTACCCAACTTGATGCTGTAATGCTGAAGTGGGAAGTTGAGCAGTGCATCATGAGGGAAAACGCAGTTATGCTTAATGCACTGGATTTCCAGCTGGATGGAAAGATCGACAAGTACGAGACCTTCGAGATGGCGTCATCTTGAGGTCATGCGAGGATGTGGATTTGCGGATAACCGTTCGTATATTCATGGAGTAAGGTTACGGCCGAAACGAGAAAAGTAAAAAAACCCAAAAACCCAAACCCAAAATGGCAATTAAAGTCACCACCACCAAGATGAATAGCCTGAATTTCGAGGCTAACCTGTTCAATCCGTTGAAGACGGGTCGGAAGGTCGATGAGTTTTTCAGCGGAGACAATGGTCTCATGCCTGGAACTAATGTTGTTATTACCGGTGATCCCGGTGTTGGAAAAACCACCGTGTTGCTTGATGTGCTCGGTGATCTGAATAAGGCAGGCAAGAAGTGTCTGTTCATTTCAGGTGAGATGAACGCAATCGACATGGTCGGTTACGTGAAGCGTTTCCCCAAGTTCGGTGATTTGCCGATCCTGTTTATGGGTGATTACGCTGATGAGTGTCCGATGCAGGTGCTCGAGACGGTCCTCGAAGACGGTTATGATTGTGTGTTGATTGACAGCCTTCAGGAGGTTGCAGTTGCGGTTCAGGATAAGTTCGGTGGCACGTTTAAGGGTGCGACAACGAAGATCCTCAACCTGCTTGAGGAGCATAACCTTGGTCGTAATAAGGGTAAGGTGAATACGTGTTTCATGATGATCAATCAGGTCACTAAGAGTGGTTCGTTTGCTGGTTCAAACCGGATCAAGCACATGGCCACTGCCATGGGTCACTTGAAGCATGATAGCGAAACCGGTGGTCGGTATTTGTACTTTAGCAAGAACCGTCGTGGTGGTAACATGAACAAGTTGTTCTTTAACCTCAACCTCCACAACCGTGTGAATTACCTCTATGAAGCTCCAATGAATGGATAAAAAAGTTTGGGTGATGACCTTTGTGGTGAGGGTTATCAATGGGTGGGTGCCCGGCTATGGCCGGGTGCCCTACCCGGGCGGGCGTACGCCGTACGTACCGGCCATGTACCCCACCGGCGCTGATGTCCATCGACGGGCCATATACCGGTATAGTAGTGTAGGGTGATTTTTAGAGCGTAAATAGCTATAGGCCCAGGGCAAAAGTATATACAAATATCTCATACCTCTCCACCATGACCCCATCATGACCCGCACCATTTCCTTTGGATACCTTCACTCCCTTTATTATATTTATCATCATGAAGCATTTGCAAGAAGCTAAAATGAATTATTTTCAGCATTGGTGGTGCGCAACAACATGTGGTGTAGCACTTTTAATTCACGCTTGGCTTCCAAACGTATTAGAAAATTACACATCAAACAGAATTTGTAAAAAATGAAAGAATTACAAAGATTTAGACAATTCCTCGCAGAAGATAGAGGAGAATTTGGTCAAGAGTCACTCGATAAGCTCTTCGATACCGTTGAAGCTATGGGTGAAGGCCCAGTACAGCAAAAAGCAATGGACATGATGGAGGATGGTGCTTTCTTCCCAGAAGAAGGAACATCCCCCGCAGTTAACCAAACTCAAGAGGCCGTTGAGGAGCTCAACGCCGTTAGAAACAGTACAGATGATGAGGAAGAAATAGAAGAAGCACAATTGGACCTTGATGCTATAATCCTCATTAAAAACGCCGTTAAGAAAACAGGACCAGTTTCTTACGGGGAAATGGGGCAATCATATAACTACTACGTTAAAGGAGATGATTTGTTTACCCAAACCAGAGAAACATTTGAAGTACCAACCAACGAAGGTGAAGAGGTAAACGAGCAAGAATTAGACATTGAGAACCCAGGCAACCCTCTTTACGATTTAAATAACGATGAGGAAGCCGTTAAATACCTTAATGATCTTATAGACAAATATGGAGAAACAGTAGTCCAACTTTGGATTACTAGCGGTAACTATCCCCAAAGTTATTAATAAAATGAAAGAATTACACACATTCAGAAAATTCCTCGCAGAAGGACAAATCAACGAAAACCTTGCAGGAATGAAAGCAGGTAAGTTTAATGAGGATGACAGATACAAAACCCTATACGTATTTTCACCTTCTAAAATTGAGGATATAACATACGGTGAAGAAGATTTAGACAATGAAGTTGATATCCCTTCAGGTAAGTACCACGCTATACTTTGGCACAATTCAGATTTAGAAGTTTATACCGCTAACAGTGAGGAAGAATTAGTGAAGGAATTAGAAGAAGATTTCTTTAACGAAGGTGCATTTGGAGATTTTGAGGGATTGAAAGCAGCCGCTAACGATTCAGAACCAGATGGTGATTCCAACCACGGAATGGCTTTGTTTGTTGATGGTAAATTAGTAGCAGGCCCTCAAGGTGGGGTAGAAGTATACAAATAATAATAAAATGAAAGAATTAAACGCCTTTAGAAAGTTTCTAGCCGAAAACATTGCTCCGGACCAAACCATTTATAGCGTCAAATACCAAGACGAAAGGGAGGGATTAGAGGCAACTCTTTACGTTGCAGCAGACAGCAATGAGGAGGCAGAAACAATGGCCGACCAGTATATGAAAGACAAATATGTAGACTCATATGAGTACTACAACTCAATGGAGTTAAGCGTTCCATTTGAAAAGTTAGACCCCGAAGAACAAGAATTATTTAAAGGCAACATTGCCGATTTTGGAATAGACAACTACGCATAAAACACCATGAAAGAATTAAATACATTTAAACGGTTTCTCGCAGAAGAACAAATCAACGAAGAAATAGCAACCAACGAAAAAGATATAGAGATTATCGCAGATTTAGATGCTTGGAAGTCACATAGGTATCTATTAGATAGAGGGAATAAAGAGGAGATTATGGTAAAATATAAGGACAAAATTGAGAAACTATCCCCAAATACACCCGAAGAAAAATATGAATTACTCGTCAATACAGTCGGATATCATAACAGTGATGAAGCTAAGAAGGAGTTTGAACGAATAACTAACGAATATTATAATCATCCATTGGTTCAGTATAAAGACATTTTGTGGAAAAGGGACAAATGGTATAGTGGGGGTTAAATAAAGCTTGAAAAATAAAACAACATGAAAGAACTAAAAGCATTTAGAAAGTTCCTTAATGAATCCCCAGCGTTTACTAGGAATAGATCAGTTGCTAGGGAATCAATTCAAGAATTTTTTGGGCCTTTTAAAAAAAACTCTAAAAAACAAGAACTCCTATCTATAGCAAAAAACCTAAGCCACTCAATGAATGGGGCAGGTGCTAATAAAGAAACATGGCGTGAACTTACAGATACTATAAAACATAATATATGGATGGTCACCCCCACTCCCTTTAATGTAACAAAAATGGTATTAGATGATTGGGAGGTAGCTTTAAAAAAAGACACTAAAAGGAAACAAAGAGGGAAAACCCCTAATGACCCTATTACAGTAGGTTTAATAGCTGCAGGTAACGCCCGTATTGTAGAAGAAGTTATAAAAAAAGCCGTTGAAGAAATGGGTGGTTTAGTTTCATATGAAGAAAATAATAAAACCTATACTTATGAAATTAAAAATGGGAATTTATTTACATATATAAAATAAGAACATATAAAACAACATGAAAGAGTTAAATAACTTTAGAAAATTTTTATCCGAGAATACTACTATGCCCGATTTCACCATCATGGGTGAAACATTTAACTTCTCCGATATATGTCCCAGCGCTCATAAATTGGTCCAAAACCAAGCTATTGTCCACCAGGGATTCAGCAGAACCGCCCCTACCGTATTGAACTTCGCTATAAAACACCGTAATTTCTTCAATTTAGAGCGCAAAGCACTGGGTTCTATGGGAATCACAGTTGATGAATATAATGACGATGTAACACGGTTATACACCGAAATCCTCAACATTGCCGACAAATTAGGCGTGCGTAAAAAAGCCAAAGAATACATGGACATGCACATGGCTAAAATCAAGGATGCCGGCTTTAAAGCTAGTGAACCCGGTGGTAGCTCCGATCGTAATTTTGAGGAAGGGTACTACGATCCAACCGATAAGGAACTTGATTATGCCGACGAGATTGAATACGAACAGGATTGGAGAGACGAACAAGATGCTCTCTTTGGTAAGATAAGGGAGGTACGTAGTAGGTTAGAGAGTGAGGTGGAAGGATATACGGATCTACATGAGAATGATGTCGTTTTAGGAGCCTTCTTGGGAGAATCAAACGCTGAGAGAAACCCATTGCGTGGTATTAAAAATATGTTCCAAGCTATTATTCCCCTTAAACTTGATACTAGCACATTAGGTTCTTTAGGCTATGCTAAAGCTACTGGTATTAAAGGAGATTGGAATGCTATCCAATTTTTTACCGAATATCCTGGCAAGTATGAGAAATATAAGGATCTTTTAAGTCAAGCAAATAAGTTTGGGGTTAATATTAATCCTAGCACTAACGTTCTTGATGCTTATAATGCAATTTCTGCTGCTGCTAATGAGTATGATTTAAAAGAGGGGCCACTTGATGAAAAGCAAAAATATGCCGATGATCAACTCAAGTTTAAAGAGGGTGATACTGTTTACTTTAAAAATGCTAAAGGGGGTGAAAAACTCCCTATGACTATTACGGGCCCCGGTAAATTTATGAAATCTAATAGATTAGATGCGGGTGGTAAAGAAGTAGTATTCCCTGTTAAAGGTGGCCCCGGTGGTAAAGGAATGTATGCTGCGGATGACTTGGTTAAAAAAAATTTAGAAGAAGGACCAATCCAAACTTTTACCCAAGGGCTTGATACATATACTAAATATCCTCACGTTTTTGTCTTTAAAGTACGTACTATGAGTACGGATAAGCAAGGTGGTAAGTTTGTACATGATTCTCGTTATGAAATTGAAGAAGATATGACTTTTAATGAAGCGGTAAAACAAGCCGAATATTTTATTAGTTTACCCGAAACCATTGGAGTCAATGTAAACCTCTATTATACTACAGGCAATACCGAAGGACGATTAGGAGGCCAAGTTGAAGTATTAAGATGGACACACGATGCTTGGTATAAAAAGGCTAAATCCGAGTACATCCAAAATGCAGAAAAAAATAAAAACGAGGATATTGAAGCCGAACGTATCATTGCTATTCGTAGATGGTTAAATTCTTCTAGTATAGGTCGTCAACCTCAAAACGTAGATAATCAGGAAGAGTCATGGTCTACTGCTGTTAGTAGTATGAAGCAAAAAGTTGCAGATATTTTAGCCACCAAATGAAACAAATTTGTAACTACCTAAAAACACTAGGAGATCATATGATGGAAGCATTAGTCCATAGTGGGGGTCAAACCGGATTCTAAAAATGAAAAAACTCACCCTAATAATCCCAGCCCTCCTCCTTATGGGGTGTTCTGTCCAAAAGGAAATTGAATGTTGTGAAGGGGAAGAAAACCGCCAGTGTGACGAGTTTTACCCATTTGAAAATTGTCCTAATCCTGCTGAAGGGTATTGGTATCGTGGGTATAAAAAACACGTTAATAGGAATTATACTCCTAATATTTGGTACCCTAACACACAAACAGTTTATTATGTTCCTGTTGAAAATTGGACGGCTCCTCCCGTAAATAACGGTCCTACATTGTCTAATACCCCACGTCCCGAGCAGTTAGGCCAATACCGCGAAAGATCTCCAAAGCCGCAAAATAACAATACTAGAACTACTAGAGATTGAAGCTATACGAGGTATATACGGAGATACTAAGTGAGGTTGGTGAGGGAACTGCCAAACCGTTCCCTCTAAGTTCTAAACCTACCGTTACTATCGAGCTTAGCCGTTTAGCTAACATTGGTAAAAAACACCCTGGTGATGATAATAAACCGTGGACAGCCGATTTATCGTTTTTTTATAATTTTGAAAATGATAAGGGCTATAAATATAAAGTAAACTTTATGGGGTGGGTTAAAGTTAGTGATGAGTACTACAGTCGAGGTCTAAGAAGGGCACTTGGAGGAGAAAAAAATGCTGGTCCAAAAGAAGTAACATTTGATAGTTCTTATAATGTATCATTTGATGTAGAGTTTGGACAAGAAGAAGAAACCAATTTCCAAGAACAATATAGAGTATTAGCTACTGTAGTACAATGTGTTCGTGATTTTATTGAACAAGCAGATAAAACCCCTATTCCTGTTAAGCAACTTGATATAGTACCAAAAGCTGGTGAAGGTGAAGAAAAGGGAATGGATAACCGACGTGGTAGATTTTACTTAGCTTACATACAAAAACAAGTAAAAACTTTACCTGGTGATTGGTCTGTAACTAAAATGTATGGTGAGGGGGGTGTATCCATTAAACGAGGAAAATGGAGAGGAGGGGGAGTAATAGATGTAGATAATTAATATTTATTAGTATGCCTACAAGAGAAGAACTACGAAGCTATACTACTCACTCTAGTGATTTTTCATCTGCTGCTACTTTTACTTTAGTAAATAATGCTACTACAACAGCTTATTTTGCTATGGAAGGGGCTAGATATTTTAATGGTGAAACTTACGTTCATAAAGATATTTTTAATTCTGCTTCACTAGGTAGTTTATCTAATTGTACTGTGGTAAGGGGAGTTTCAAATGCAGGTTTTATAGTTAACCCAAATTCCACAGCTACATTTACTTTTACCCCAACATCTACAATAAATAAAGATTTAGTTTTATTTTCTGCTCCTAATGTAAAGGTTATAAGTGGATCTATAGAAACTTTTTATGGGGTAGATCTTACGATTTCGTAATCAACTTATCTAACCCTTTTAAAATCGCAGCTTCCATCTCAGGGGTGATAAGATCTTGGTTCTCATTAATTTCACCTTCTTCAACATCTTTCTTAGAAAAGTATGCATCTTTACCTGCGTAGAGTACCATTATAACTCTAATAGCTATTAAATACCAAACAGCTTCCCCCGCTATGTTTAACCATTCAGGATCAGGTAAATTAATCCCTCCCCCAGTATTTACATTCCCAACAAAAGGTATATCTTTGCTAACATCCGTAGCCCTTCTAACTTCTCTTCTAACTATATCCCATAGCTCAGCGGCTAAACCTAACCCAATAAAAGTATTGCTAACTAAATATTTTCTAAGGAAGTCTCTCTTTTTTTCAGTATCCATAGTTGAATTTAGAACTTTGAGTACTGTTCCTATAGCTTTTTTTCCTTTAGTAGCGACTGCTTTTCTATTTTTAGGATCGGATAATTCTTCTTTAGCTTTTTTAAGTGCTTCACTATCTTTTAATTTTTGTAAAGCAGCGGCACCTGCATCATTAGCAACATTTATAAGTTCCTTTGCCCCATCCTTAATGTCTTTTCCTGTGTTTTTAAGAGCAGCTTTATAACTTTGAGAGTCTTCAGCTTCTAGTAATGCCTCTAACAATAATTGTTCTAAATTCATACCAATAAATATCGTACGTCATATAAAAGTCATCTTTCCTTTGCAATAAAATTTGGCGGCGCCGGATCCCTTTCGTATCTTCCGGGCATCGAGAAAAACGCGAAAAAACAAATTAATTTTTTAAACATGGAAGATTTGATGACCACCTACGAAGAGAACATGGAGTTCTTGAGCCAAGAGCAAATTCGCAAAAATTGCCCTACAGCATTTACCGAGAAACCCAGCAAGGAGGTTTCAGCACATTACACTCACATCCCCACTTTCCGAGTGATTGAAGATATGGAAAAACTTGGATGGGGTGTTGTTAGTGCCCAACAAGTTAATGCTCGTAAGTCCCATACCAAGGGTACTCAAAAGCATATGATTACTTTCCGCAACACAGATATTGTTGTTGAAGGTAATGATGGTGATACGGTTTATCCCCAAATCATCCTTACGAATTCTCACGATGGTAAAAATTCGTTTACCTTCCAAGCAGGTATGTATCGCTTGGTTTGCTCTAATGGTTTGGTTATTGCCGACCAAGAGTTTGGTCGAATGAAAATTCGCCACATGGGTTATGATTTTGAAACCCTCCGTGAAACCATGACCGAAATGGTTGAGCAGTTGCCCTTGACTGTTGAGAGCATGAATAAGTTCAAGCAAACCAAACTTACTAATGAGCAAAAGTACGATCTTGCTCGTAAGGCGCTTGCGACTCGATTTAAAGTCCAAGAAGGACAAAAAATCGAAGATGTTTACAAGATTGATCTTGATGCGATCTTGGCCCCAGTCCGTAAAGAGGATGCGGGTGATGACCTTTGGAACGTGTTTAATGTCGTTCAAGAAAAGGTTATTGAAGGTGACTTTGAGTATGTGAGTGGTGTTAAGCTCCGCAAAGCTCGCCGAATCAAGAACTTCAAGCAGGACTTGAAGGTTAACCAAGAACTTTACGACGTTGCAAAGGAGTTTGCAGCGTAAGCCATGTTGTTTGTGTGAAGGGGGAGGAATTGCCTCCCCCGGATCACAAAATTTTGAATTTAAAAAAATTTTTGTATATTTAGAAAATGATAGAAAGAAGCATGACTGTTGAAATGATTCTTGAGCAAGCCGAAATTTACGGTTTGAGGTCCGAAGTTAGGTCTACCGCAATGGCCTTTATTAAAGACAATCCCCATCTTGGTATGGGATCCGCTTACACACAAGCGGCTTATGAATGGGATATCCTTTAATTTTTTAACCTTTTAATTTTTTTATTATGGAATTTATTCCTTATTTTATTGCAGCTGCTTTTGCTGCTACGTTCGCTGTTATGTTTAACCTCTACAATCGTGTTCGCGATCTTGAAGAAGCGATTGATGATGTCGATGACTCATTTGACGAAGTAGATAGGGATCTTGAACGTGACTTTGGGAGTCTCTATAGTGATCTCGCTCGAGATTTGGAGCAAATTAAATCCGAAATTGCTGCCCGTTAAGGGTAGCAATTCGGTGAGATGGCAGAGTGGTCGATTGCGCTTGTCTTGAAAACAAGTTTACGGAAACGTAACGGGGGTTCGAATCCCTCTCTCACCGCATGAATTTTAGAACAGTAAATGGGAAAAAAGTTAGTCCCATTATCCATACAAGGAATATAGTAAAAAACGAACCTCACGTTGAAATTCATATTGGAAGTGATTCCCAAAGAGTAGGATCAGAAATTATATACGTTACAGCAATAGCTTATCGTTACCCATTTAGAGGAGTTCATTACATTTATTGGAAAGAAGTATTTCCTCCTATTAAAGATGATTGGTCCCGTTTGTGGTTAGAAACAGAACGTACTATGCAAGTAGTACAACCATTATCTAAAGAATTCCCAGGCCTTAGATTTGAAATTGATATGGATTACAATGAGGATGAATATTACATGAGTAACAGATTAGTTTCAGCTGCTAGGGGATGGGCATCATCACATGGTTATAAAGTTAATATTAAACCTAACAAACAAATCGCCACGAGAGCGGCAGATTATCATTGTAAATAAACTATAACATATTTATAAACAAAATATTTTGGATATAGATAAGATATTTGGTTCATTTGATTCATCTTCTAACAGTTGGGGTTGGAATGAGAGGAGTTACAATTATTATAATCCTCGTGCACTTCCTAAAATAGATGAAAATCATCCTAAATACTTTATTAGGATGTTTTGGAAAATTATTAATAATTATCTTTTCTATAACAAACAATTAATTGATTTTTTTGGTGCCGCCGATCCTTCCATTTCAATACAAGAAATTGAATATGCTGGGGAAAGGATGTTATATGCTAGGGCATATGGGTTTGTTGAAAAAATTGATGTAGAGGATGATTATCATCAAAAGATATTAAGAGAAGAGGATTATAAAAAATTAACTAAAGCATACAAAATGTCAATTAAGTTTTATGAAAATGAAGAAGAATATGAAAAGTGTGCTTTCCTTAAAAAGCAACTTGATTTCGTAAAATCCTCATCGTAACTTCCAGTTTTAAATCAAAAAAAAAATGTATTTTAGAGATCACATTCAAAATAAATTAGAAGCGGGACAATCACGCTTAAAACAATTAAAATTTTGGGTTAATAGAGGGCAAGGAGATATAGCTGAGATGCTTAAGTCTATAGAAGAATGCCATGATTTACTTGAAGATATCAAGTCCATAGTAGATCGTGAACCTCGTACCCCTAACGAATATAACAAAGTTTAATTATGCTTACAGCTGAACAGATCCAATCCAATTGGGATGAATTCTGCGAGAATATTGAAACTTATATTTCATCACCTCGCAGAGAAAAACTTCTTGAGTTTTACGAGAAATATGAGGACCGCATTATGATGATGCCTGCTGCTCATAAAAAAGAATACCACAATGCCTTCCCAGGTGGTTATGTTGAACACGTAAATCGAGTTGTTCGTTGTGCTATTAAACAACAGGGATTATGGGCTGATGAAGGGGCAGACATGTCTACTTTTACCGAGGAAGAACTTGTATTTTCCGCTATTAATCATGATTTGGGGAAAATGGGAGATGAAGAGAACGAATCATACATCCCCCAGACTGATAAGTGGAGACGAGAAAAATTAGGGGAAGATTATATGTTTAATAAAGCCGTCCCATTTGCTTCAGTCCCAGATCGTGGTTTGTTTTTACTCCAATCCCATGGGATTCGATATAGCTTTAATGAAATGGTTGCTATTCAAACACATGATGGTTTGTATGATGAGGGCAACAAAAAATACCTATTCTCATTCCAACCAGAACAAAAGCCACGTACTTCTCTCCCATTTATTCTACACCAAGCAGATCTGATGGCTGCCCGTATTGAATTTGAACGTGAGTGGTTACCTAAGTTTAAAAATCCCGTGCCTACCCAGGAAAGTAATTTTACATTACAGAAAGAAGTCAAAAAATCAACAAAAGATAAAGCACTTTCTCAGCTTAAAAATGAGAATTTAAAAAATATCTTTGATAAATTATGATAGAAACTATCGTCATCAGTATATTAGGGGTTTTGGTTGTGATCTTAGGATTCACAACCTTTAACCTCTTACGTAAAAATGAAAAACAAGAAGATATACTAGCAGGGTATATAACTTACTTGGATCAATTAAGTCGAATAATAGAAATCTCTGATGAAAAGCTCAAAAAAATAGATGAACGTGGCATCTTTAAAAGCGATGACGAGATTGGCTTCATGTATGAACAAATTAAAGAACTTCAGAGAATTCTATCCCAATTTAGGATGGATAAATTATGAGTGAAGTAAGAAAAAGAAAAAAGAAAACAAAAAATCAATATTTTACCCAAGCAACCGAAGATGCTATAGTAAAGTATAACAATACAATTGACCCGGAAGAGCGTAGTAGGATCTATCGAGATGAGATCCACTACGCTTTTTTTAAGCTAACCGAGAATATAATTCATACCTTTAAATTTTACTACACAGAAGTAAATGAGATAGAACATTTACAACATGAAGTAATTACATTTCTCCTTAGTAAAATTCATCTATTCAACCCAGAACGTGGGGCTAAAGCATTCTCATACTTTGGGACTATTGCTAAGCGATATTTAATTATAGAAAATACTAAAAACTATAAAAAACGAGTAGATAAAGCTCCTGTTGAAGAACTCTATCATAATGATAAATATTCATATGATTTAGATTATAACCCAACAGAAAAAGATGATCTTTCTGATTTTTTAGATATCTATATTGAATATTGTACTAAAAATATTTATAAATTATTTCCTAAAGAAAAAGACGCTAAAGTAGCAGATGCTATATTAGAAGTTTTTAGAAAAAGAGAAGGGTTAAATATTTTTAATAAAAAAGCTATTTACCTTTATGTTAGGGAAATAGTAGAGGTTAAAACCCCTCACATTACTCGTATTGCAGACCAACTAAGTAATATATTTAAAGACAACTATATTTTCTATTTAGAAAATGGGTATGTAGACTTTGATTAATATTTATATTTATTGTCATGGGACAATTAGATAAAGATATATTTGGAGGTAAAAAATTTTCTGATCTTCTTGAAGAAATTTACAATAATCAAAAGAAAAAAGAAGAACAAATTTCTACTCTTATTTCTGAGCTAAAACCTCTTATTCAGGATATTGGGGATGCTACCTTGGTAGTTCCTTTACTTAAGGAATATCTCGAAATATCTGTTAAAAATGATGAGCAGCTTATAAAAATGGCAAATATTGTCCAAAAAGCAGTTCAAAATGATGTTGATGATGACAATTTTGGCATGACAGACGCTGAAAAAGAGCAGTTATTAGGTGAAATAAAGAAATTTGGCAAGGATAAAAAATAATGCCCCAACAACAATATGGCATATCAGCACTTGTTAGGGGTAACGAAAATTCCTCATTAACTCCTCCTAAAACAGGGACTAATATAGTTTCTGTGAGGGTGAAGGATATTATACTAGATAGTAACCATCCTGAGTTTAAAACTTATGGGGAGTGGAATGGTGTAGGTACTATTTTTTTTGATAGTGTTAAATTTCCATTTGCTACTGAGGTGGTAAATGTAGCTTCTCCTCTTTTTCCTAATCAAAAATTTTTCCCATTAATTAATGAATTAGTGTCCATAGTATTTTTAGCATCCCCCAATAGTCAAGAGGATACTAATTTAACCGAAGCCTATTATTTTCCCCCTATAAATTTATGGAATAGTCAACATCATAATGCTCTCCCAGACCCTACTCAATCTCCTAATAGTAATTCCCAACAAGATTATGAAAAATCTTCGGAAGGTATACCACAAGATATAAGAAGGGTTAATGATAATTCTACGGAAATTGACTTAGGAGAAGGATTTAATGAAAAAATTAATACTTACCCTTTACAGTTTTATATCGGGGATCATATTCTAGAAGGAAGGTGGGGTAATTCTATTAGATTAGGAAGTACATTAAAAAACTCCTCAAATAAATGGTCATCAGTAGGTGAAAATGGAGATCCTATTATTATAATTAGAAATGGTCAACCTCAAGATTTAACTCAAGATAGTTGGATTCCAATATCTGAAGATGTTAACAAAGATCAATCCTCAGCTTATTTTACGCAAGGACAAAAAATTCCTTTAGAAACTTCAAGTGAAACTTATAATAGTTACAGACAGGCTCCTACTAAAGTTAGCGAATATACAGCAAACCAAATCCTTTTCAATTCAGGGAGAATTGTTTTAAATTCTAAAACAGATAGTATATTATTATCTTCTAATAACTCTATTAGTTTAAATTCTCCTTCTTCTATTAATATTGATTCTAAAGAATTTATAATAGCTACTAATAAAATTTATTTAGGAAATAAAGATGCTACTGAGCCCCTTTTAAAGGGGGATATTACTATAACTCAGTTAGTATCTATGATAGATGCTTTAGTTCAATTTTTTACAGCTTATGGAGGAGAACCCCCTAATGCTAAACTAGCATCAACCCCCTTAGCTTCAGCTAATGTAGTACCTACTTTGAATTCTGTAAAAGCGAGTTTGCAGAGCAGAGCTAAATCTAAAAATAATTTTACAACATAATGGCTAGTATTTGTACTCCTACAAATGATAATCAGCAGATATTGTCCTTGCTGCCTCCTCTCCCTAGTATACAGAGATTGGTAACTCTTATTATGCAAAAAATAGCAGAAATTAAAAACAAGTATACTAGTAAAATTACTAACCTTACAAGTGATTTAGAAGTATGTCCTCCTCCCCAACAATTAGAAAAAATTATAAACACTAGAAACAATATTGTAACCTTATTATCAAGGGTATATGCAACTGTGGATAGAATAGGGAGTTCTATATCGGGGGCAAGTACTCTAGTTAATGTAGTATTAGCAGTTATTAAAGCAACATCTACAGTGGCAACAAGTGTTGCTATCGGTAGTATGTTTGTTCCCCTCCCCATACCAGGTGTAGTATCCTCAGGGATATCAGCAGGCCAAAATGCAGTGGAAAAAGGTAAATTTAAGGGAAATGGTGCCCCAAAATTAATTCCTATACAAGATGGTTTAATATCTGCCAATATAGCCATACAATTATTTGCTAATGCTTTAAAAGATTTTATATGTCAATTAGAAAAATTAGACTTCTCTTTATTAGAGTGTATTGAGGGGAGTGATGAGCCTTCTTTAAAAAATAAAATTGAACCTTTAGACCCTAAAGTTGTAGAATTTGTAGAAGAGGTTATACAAGCAAATGAATCTAGCTTATTAGAAACTACTTATAGAGGATTTACATTTGAAATTGAGGAAATCCCCTTTAATTCAAGAATAAACAGAAAAAGAGCTAATGCTTTAAACAAAAGTGGAATTGCTCTTTTAAGCTCAGAATTATCCTTCACTCAAGAACCTTCAGTATTAATAGAAGAATTAAAATTTGTAATAGATAGAGATAATTTAAGGGCAGATTAATTAAATATTTATAAATAATGAAACAAAACGCGTTAAAATCATTAATAAAACAAGCAGTTAAGGAAGCAATACAAGAAGAATTAAAAGATATTTTACTTGAGGCAGTCAAATCCCCTAAACAAACAGTTGTAGAAAATATTCAACCCCAAAAGGTTGTTGATGGTCCTTCAATGAGCTCAAAGGAAAAAAGAGCAGCATACCAAAATATATTAGGAGATATGCGAACTCAATTTACTTCTCAAAATGTACCCAAACCTTTTAATCCCCAAGGAGGGGTACCTGGGGGGGACTTACCTGCAGGAGAAGTTAACATGGATCAAATAATGGGGTTAATGAATAGTAAATAATGGCTATAAAGCAAACCAACATATTCCCTTTAGATAAACAACCTAGGAAGGCTGTTGGGGTTGCTTACCCTTTCTCAGCATTTGCTGTATCAGGTTCATCTACTCCTTTTAAAGTTAATTATACTACAAAAGACCAAATAAATTCTAACTTAGCAGTATTTTTTTATACTAGCCCTGGAGAAAGACCTTTAAACCCAGACTATGGTGGGGGTTTAAAAAATATTTTATTTGATCAATTAACAGACAACACCTACGAAACTGTTAAGCAGATTGTAAAAGCTTCTTTATTTACACACTTTCCTGAGGTTGATTTGAAGAAACTAGAAGTATTTGGAGACCCCGATGGGTTAACATTAAAAGTTATTATGTCTTACGCGGTTTTTAATGAAAATGATACTCTTGAACTAAATTTTAGTGCTTAATGGCTAACACAAATAAAGATATAAAATATATAAACAGAGATTTTGATACTCTTAGAAGGGGGTTAATAGAATTTTCTAAAACCTATTTTCCCAACACTTATAATGATTTTAGTGCTAATTCTCCAGGATCAATGTTTATTGAAATGGCTTCTTATGTAGGAGATGTACTGTCCTTTTATATTGATAACCAAGTTCAAGAAACATTTTTACAATACGCCCGTCAAGAACCTAACTTGTATGATTTAGCATATATGATGGGTTATAAACCTAAAGCAACAGGTGTAGCCACAGTAGATGTTGATTTTTATCAACAAATCCCTGCTAGACTAACAAATGGTACCTACCAACCAGATTGGAGGTATGCTCTTAAAATAAAAGAAAATGCTGTAGTTTCTTCTACTTTAGGGAATAGTACTAAATTTTTAGTACAAGATTCTATTGATTTTACGGTGTCATCTTCAATGGATCCCACAGAAATTACTGTGTATACGGTTGATGGTGCAAACGCTGAAAGGTTTTTGTTAAAAAAATCTAGAAAAGCTATATCCGCTACTATTAATACTACAACTTTCTCTTTCACAGGAGATGCTCAAAGATTTTCCACAGTAACTATTAACGGAGCCAATATCGTAGGAGTATTAGACATTACAGATAGTGATGGTAATAAGTGGACTGAAGTACCCTATTTAGCTCAAGAAACAGTATTTGAAACGTTAAAAAATGTTCAAAATGAAGGAGATAAATTTGGGCCTAATCCAAATCTATCACTTGATAATAGTGAAGTACCATATTTACTCAAATTGAAAAAAGTACCTAGAAGGTATGTTACTCGCTTTAAATCTAAAACCCAACTAGATATACAATTTGGAGCAGGAACCCAAAATGATTCGGATGCTGTGTTTGTGCCTAATCCTACAAATGTAGGTATAGGATTGCCCTATGGTAAAGACAAGTTACAAACAGCTTTTAATCCTACTAATTTTTTATATACTAAAACTTACGGTATAGCCCCAAAAAATACTACACTAACTGTTAGATATTTAGTAGGAGGGGGAGTATCTTCTAATGTAGAATCTAATGTATTAAACAGTGTAACGGGAGATATACAATTTCAACAAGCAGATTTAGATAATACTAATAACCTAGCACAAGACATATTTAACTCATTCTTTGCAACCAACCCTGGAGGGGCAAGTGGGGGTGATGATGGAGATAACATTGAAGAACTAAGAAATAATTCATTAGGTACTTTTGGGGGGCAACTACGAACAGTAACTCAAGAAGATTATTTAATAAGAGCACTAAGCTTACCCCCAGAATATGGTACTATTGCTAAAGCTTATATAGAACCTACAAAGCTTAGTTCTTTATCTCCTGGGGAGAGTATAAAAACTTTAAATTTATATATAGCAGCTTATAATGGGGAAGGCCAGTTAACAACTGCTACTGATGCTTTAAAACAAAATCTTACTACTTATTTGTCTCAGTATAGAAGTGCTAACGATTCTATAAAATTATCAGATGCTTATATTGTTAATATAGGGGTTGATTTTGATATTATTACATACCCTAATTATAATAGTAATGAGGTAATTTCAAAATGTATAACACAACTAAAATCCTATTTTAATATAAAAAATATACAAATAAACCAACCTATCCTTCTTAAAGAATTATTTATTTTATTAGATCAGGTAGAAGGAGTACAAACAGTTGGTAATATTAATATATCAAACAAAACAGGGGGCAATTATTCCCAATATGGATATGACATACCAGGAGCTACATTAAATAATGTTATTTATCCCTCAGTAGATCCTTCTATTTTCGAAGTTAAATTTCCTAATTCTGATATAAGAGGCAGAGTAACAACATTCTAATATGGCTGTATATAAATTATTCCCTACTAAAGACACTACTATATATTCTAAATATCCTGTTAAAAACACAGGATTAGATTCTATTATAGAAACTAGTACAGATGTGAATGGCGAATTAAGTAGA